GGGTCTGGGGGAGGAAACTTTCTTTTATCAAAGAGGGGGGAGGGAAAACAAAAAAGTTAAAACAAGTTAAATGATAATGTTTTTCATTTGAGTTTTTTGTTATTTTTTGCGCGAGCTTCTAAAATGACACAGGTTGATTTTTAGCCCCATGGCCCCGATAAAGAACACCTAAAAAAAATATAAATCAAATGGTGAGCAAACTAGATATGTTTAAACACGTGTGTGTTTTGTATCTCAGGTGACATGTTTCTACGATGCCTAGTTGTGCGTTTTTATGTTGGTTAGTTGCACTTTGAAGTTTGTATAATTACCTCTGCTTGTAATTTAGAGAGGTGTTCTATGTCAAACAACAGTAAGTTCAAGATTGAGGTTAAAGTCGAAGAAGGTGGAAAACTTCCATCAAAAGTTAGAAAGACTGACGCAGGTTTTGACGTGTATGCGACAGAGGATGTCGTCTTGCACCCCGGTCAGAGCCATAAGATGCCGCTCAATATCAGGTTGAAGCTACCAGAAGGTACGTACGCTGAGATCACCACTAAGTCAGGTCTTGGCTCTAAAGGTCACTTGGTGAGAGCTGGCATCATCGACGAGGAATACCGAGGTATTGTTCACGTGATTCACTCTAATGTCGCCACTAATTTTCCGTTCACTCTACATGAAGATGGTAGAGACCTAACTGATAACTCTAACTTCACTAAGCCTCAGTCGATCGAGATAAAGAAGGGGCAAAAGGTGGCTCAGATGATAATTCATCCGTACTCTACTGAGTACTTCATAGAGGAAGTGAGTGAGATGGACATGAACACCTCTAGGGGCGAGGGAGGTTTTGGCTCTACAGGCACAGGCTTGTAACCTGTTTGCACTCTTCGACTTTGGTATAACTTGATTATGCTTATAGATAACTACAAGCTGATATTTGATCAAGTTATACGCGTGAGCGAGTTAGATCTTTTTAGCGAAGATGCTGTTTGGCCTTTTAACGTGCAAGTATGTATTACTAGGGTTCCAGCTCGTAAAAAAGACGGCTGGAGCCAAGAGATGTTTGACAAGTTCGCTCTTAAGTTAAAGAGCTCTATGGCTAGAAACGGCTCAGTTTTTCTTATAGTGTACGCACCTAGTGAGCAGAAGAGTAGGCCTTTTGACATTGTCAACTCTATGGTGAGAGCTGGGTTTACTCACGTTGACAACATAGTGATAAAGAAGACTTGGTTCACAGGGAAGAGATCAGGGAACACGTTAGTTAACTCTCATGAGTTTGTTCTACAGTTCTGTAACGGAGATGTATGGAAGCTAGATAGAGAGCCCATATTTGACCTCCTAGGTCTCTCTCCTAAAGAGATGTCTTGTCCAGGAAATACGTGGGAAGTAGACATGGGCTCTTTAGATGAGAGCTACCCAGAGTCTCTAGCAGAGACACTCATTAACATGACAAGGACACTTCCAGGTGAAGTCGTCTTTGATCCTTTTGGAGGAGGGACAGGCGGGTTGAAAGCAGCTATCAAGCTAGGCTTGAGCTACTACTCTTTTGAGAAGAACAAGAAAGTCCTATCTAAGATAAAGAACATAATAGAGAACCTCAACTCACAGGAGCAGCCATGATATACGAGAAGAGTAAAGCTAAGAAGATCATATACAGCAAGCAAGAGATTCAGCACAACGTTGTTAGCACCATCGACATGATGGCCTCAATAGTTGGAGCGACTCTTGGTCCAGGAGGACGCCCTGTGCTGATCGAGAGAGACGGTATGCCTCCGTTGATCACTAAAGATGGTGTTACGGTGGCTAAGAACTTGGGCGTAGATAAAGCTGAGTGCAACATCGTAGTAGAAGCAGCAAAAGAGATCTGCTTAAAAACAGCTAAAGAAGCTGGTGACGGTACTACGTCTGCCATCGTCTTAGCTAGCGCCATCGTAGATAATGGACTCAAGTTCCTGAACAGCAACCCTAAATACAATCCTCAGAGACTCTCTAATGAGCTATCATCTATGTACTCTGAAGTCGTCATACCCTTCCTTGAGAAGGTCTCTGTTAAGGTGTCAAGCGAGGAGGAGCTGCTCAATGTTGCGACCATATCTGCTAACGGAGACAAAAGAATAGCAGAAGCAGCAGTAAAAGCTGTTATGGCAGCAGGAGAAGACGGACACGTATTGATCGAAGAAGCACAAGGTGATCAGATCAAAGTAGAGACAATGGATGGTTTTATAGTGACTTCTGGTTTAAAAGATGTAGGCTCTATAGGTAGAGCTTTTATCAACGATAGAGCAAACCAGCAAGTAAAGATGGATAAGGGGCTCTGCTTTATGTACGATGGTACCATCAATGACCTCAAGGTCCCTGGGATAATTCAGTCCCTAATCGAGGGGACTCATCTATACGGCAAGCCTATTATCGTTTTTGCACACGGTTTTGCAGATGTGGTTCTAGATGCGTTTGCTAAGACTACAAAAGGTGGCTACACTATTGTTCCTGTTAAGACTCCAATGTCTGGAGTTGCCAACTCTAGGTCTTCTTTCCTGCTAGATATGTCTGCTTACACAGGCGGTGCAGTCCTTGACCCAGGAAACGTGGATGCAGCTCTTGAGGCTAGAGATCTTAGTGTTTTTGGTTTGTTTGAGAGTGCTAAGATAGGGATGTATGAGTCTTTAGTGGTAAACACTCCTAACCTTGAAAAGATAGAAGCTCGAATAGCAGAGCTGAAGCACTTAATGTCTGTCTCTCCTAGTGATTTTGATAAGATGCACATAAAAGCTGCTATTGCAAAGTTAACAGGTGGAGTCGCTACTATTTGGGTTGGCGGAGGTTCTGAGATAGAAGCTAGAGAGAAGAAAGACAGGATGGAGGACGCAGTAGAAGCTATTAAGTCTGCTATCGCGGAGGGCGTAATACCTGGTGGAGCCTCTATATATCTAGTCTTATCAGAGTATCTCGTGAACCACAAAGATAAAAAACCTTCCTGGGACATAATGATTGAGGCTCTAAAGAGACCGTTCTCCCTCTTACTGCATAACTGCGGCGAAGATGTAGATGACTTTATGAGTAAGATGTTAGACGTAGCTAGAAAAGCCGCACTAGAAGAGATAGCTCCTAGCCTAGTTTTTAACGCTAACTCAAGATCTCTAGATGATCCCTGGTCTTGTGGAGTCATTGAGCCTAAGAAAGTAGCAAGGTCTGCTATTGGAAACGCTCTGTCAGTTACTTCTCTGCTAGTGACTCTTGGAGGTATCGTAGTAGTACCTAGAGATGCAAATCTTGAAAATCAGCTGGAGCTTAGTAGGCAGGCTTTTAGAGAGATGATGAACGCTGGTTCTATCATGGAGTAGAGACATGGATAACAAAATAAAACTTAATGCAGTTAGGGCTACGTTTTTGTTTTCGCTCACAATGCTTATTTTGAGTGTTGTTTTTTATGCTAGGAAACAAGTAGAAATAATGTCGGCTATCGAGTCGACCGAGCAGCGTATGACTGAGCAATATGAGTCATACATTAATATGTATGAAGAGAAGATAAACAACCTTTCTAGCAGCTATGAAGAGAGAATAAATGAGCTAAAAAGAGAGCTAGAGTCAAGAGAGGTAGAGCTTAAGCATATAAAGAATAAGCTTAAGAACATCAAGATCAAGATTATCCATCCTGATGGAAAGGTTGAAGAAAAAGAGCTCTCATACAACGAGAGCTCTTACTCTAGTAAGGTCTCTAAACAGATAAAAGAGAAGTTCAAAAACAAGATAGCACAAATAGAGAGAGCTCTAGAGTTGTCATATAGGCAGCACATAGAGTCTCTGAAGAGAGAGGTTGAAGAAAAAGAGCGTCAAAATACTTACCTGAGAGAGACCATCAGTAAAAAAGAGTCTTACAGAGACAAGACTTTAAGTCTTAGGTTAGGTTTGTTAAATAAGAACGAGACTTATATAGGCTTAAGCAAAAACATCCTAGGAGGATTTTACGTCGATTTTCAGTTTATAAACGACAAAAACGCAGATAATAGGTATGGCCTAGGTGTTGGTATCGATTTTTAGGTGAGAACATGGCTGTTTATAGGTTCGTTTGTAGCTCGTGCTCCTTTGAGATAAAGAAAATTGTTAAGTTAGATGTTCAGCAGATTGAGTGCCCAAAGTGCTCTGCCGTAATGGAGCGGCAGCTTCCTAAATTGACTCCCAATACAGAAGTAAGAGAGACTGTAGATTCTTTCATGGGAGTTTCTCATATAAAAGATCAAAAAGAGATACTAGATCAGAGAAGAACAGATTATTTCTGGGAAGTAGAGGTTCCTCGTCTTATTCAGACTCACTCACTTGAGACAGCTCTAGAAGAAGGTTGGCTTGTTTACAACGATAAAGGTGAGTTAGAGATAGGAAAACCTAAGAAGAAATAGTGTTTGTATAAGATATACATGCAGATAAGAAAGGTCGTAATAAAAGATTTTCTCTCTATAAAAGAAGCTACCATAGAGTTCCCTGATTCAGGGCTGATACTCGTAGACGGTTGGAATAACGATACTTCTAGGTCTAATGGAGCAGGAAAGACTGCTATATTTAACGCTATATCTTTCTGTCTCTTTGAGAAGGTACCACGAAAAATATCTCCATCTGAGGTTATAAGGAGAGGACAGAGTAAGGCTTACGTAGAGGTCCACTTATTAAGTGGAGAAGATAGTTGGGTAGTAAAGAGATATAGGCCTAGGGCTGTAGAGTTCCATAAAAATGGAGAGCTGTTAAACATAACTCAAGAAGAGTTTGAGTCTCATGTAAGACTTAGCTACGATCAGTATATTCTGTCTGCGTACGCTCCTCAGAGTAGTGTGTCTTCGTATCCAAGATTTGTTCTAGCTTCTGACTCTGATAAGAAGAGCTTCATATTAAAGCTCATGAATATAGATAAGTTCAGTGAAGTAAAGAAGCACGTCGACGATAAGATAAAAGACGTTGAGGCCAAGAAGACCTCAATGCTGAGCGCTATAAACAACTACATCTCTCAAGTAGAGACCTACAAGAGACTTATAAAAGACGAAAACTTGCTCTCCTCAAAGTTAGAGGAGATAAACAAAGATATAGCTGAGCTCTCTTCCCAGTTGGAGACCATGAGCTCTATTGAGCCACCAGATGTATCAAAACTTGATTCTATGGAGGCTGAGTGTAGGGCTAGCTTAAACGAGATAATAAAACAAAAAGGCGTGATGATGTCTCTTATGGAGAACATAGAGGCATTAAACAATGAGAAACAAGAGATAATGAAGTCAAAAGATGATGTTTGCAAGTATTGCGGCTCTAAGATAGATAACAGCTCAAGAAAAGAACACAACTCTGCGTATATTCAGTCTATTGATAATAAAATAGATGCACTAAAGAATAAACTTGTCTCTATAAAAGAACAAATCTCAGACGAGAAAAAGATATCTGAGCTCCTATCTAAGATAACAGAAGCTAAGAACTCAAAACTCCTAGATTATAGGGCTTCTCTCTCCAAGAGAGATTCAATGCAAAAGCTTCTTCAAAACAAGAGAGAGCAAGCAAACATGATTATCAAAGATATAGACAACAACAATTCTCTTATAAATAAGATAAACTTCTTATCTAAGACTATAAGGGAAGACTCTGCTGTCGTTGACTCCTTGCAGGAAAAGATCGACCTATTGAAGACAATATCTCACTTTTATTCACCCACTGGGGCTCAAGCGTATGTGCTGGACTCTGTTATAGAGTCGTTCAACGAGAAGATAGAGAAATACACTGAACTGATACACCCATCCCTTACATATAGACTCTCCTCCTTCAAAGAGACCTCAAAAGGAGACACTGTAGCTAAGATATCAGAGCAGTTGATTAAAAACGGTCAGGAGATACCTCTTGGGTCGCTTTCTGGTGGTGAGTTTAGAGGGTTATCTCTATGTATAGATTTAGCTCTAATAGATGTACTTGAGTCCAGTTTTGGCTTAAAAATAAACCCAATAATACTCGACGAACCTTTTGATGGTCTTGACTATTCAGGGAGAGAGATTGTATTATCTATGTTAAGAGATATGTCTAGGGATAGAGCTATAGTTGTAGTAGACCATGCCTCAGAGTCTAAGTCTTCTTTTTCTAATATCATATCGGTTGTCTTAAGCAATGGGGTATCTACTGTAGAGCAGAACTGAGAGGACCTATGTCTAACAAGATAGATAAGATAAAACCTGGAGACAAGGTGATATATAGGATATCCTTCTATAAGGGGGAGATAGTTACTGTTCTCTCTATCAACTATCAAAATGAGTACGGCCAGATCATGCTCTTTCCAGAGATAAGAGTAAAGACAAAAGACGGCAATATAAAGGAAATATACGAGCATGACATAGAGATAATCCCTCCTGGTGTCACGTATATAAACACAGAGATGCTGGCCTGCGATTGTGGTTTAAAGTATGTGAGAGACGGAGGGCGCCACTCCAGCTGGTGTGCCATGAGTAAGTCTGATCCTCTTAATTAGTTTTATGCTCCCTACCTATGGTAGAATATTCCATATGGCAGAAGACTTGTATAAAAAGCTTAATAGTTTATTAGACTTAATTAAAAACTACTCTAATCTTTTGCCCTCTTTGCCTGAGTCTCCGCAGATAAAACCTCCTAAAATTAATAATCAGATAAGGCATAAAAAACAAACAAAGATCCCAGGTGTAGCCCCTGACTCTAAAAAAGACCCTAGAAAAGTAGCTGAACAGATAAAAAATGGAGCAATGTCTATAAAGACTCAAAAAATTCTCTTTAAGAACGATGACATCTTTGATGGCTGGTCTAGTCCAGCATGGGACCAATCTTTAATAGAGAAGGTTGACAATACTAAAAAATACAGGTCTTACCATATCCATCAGGATGGATATAAGATAACTGATAAGCCTATGAGCTTGATGGATATAAATAAAAAATATGGTTCGGTTAATTATTTAGAGTCATCAGGGTTTACCTTGGTGCCAGCAGAAGACATTAAAAATGAGCACAAAGAAGTCCAAAAACTTCAACATAGAAATGCAGATCAGGGGAGTAAATAGGCGCTTATTTGCTAGATCGCCTATAGTGAGAAAGAAACTCGAGGAATCTAGAAAAGAAGTCCCCAGATACAAAAAAGATGGCTCTTTGGCTAAGAAGCCACAGGTCTTAAGGCAATGTGAGGTGTGCGGAAGCTGGGTCCCATCCACTAAGATATCTGTTGACCACATCGATCCAGTTGTTCCTCCTAATGGTTTTCCAGAGAACCTAGACATGTGGCAGAGAGTCAATATCTTCATGCAAAGACTTTGGTGTGAAGAATCTAACTTACAGAGGATATGCGACGACTGTCACGCTAAGAAGACGTATAAAGAAAAAATAGAGAGACTTATAGTTAAGTACTCAAAAGAGTTAGAACATATAGAGCAAGAGTTTAACAATAATTTAAAAAACCCGGAAGTCTTAAAAGCACTACTTGTTAAAGTAAAGCGATACTGTACAAAAAAGTCTCAAGGATTAGAGAGTATAAAGAATAAAGCGTGTGATTTAAGAGATAGAATAAAAAGCGCTATATAAAACACCTTAGGAGGTTTTATGTCTAAAAAAATTAAGTTTGTATCAGAGACTTTTTTGGCTGAAGCTCAAAAAATGTCCTTAGAGGAATTAAAGAAGAACTTAATCAATAGCTTGTATACATTAAAGAACATTGAAGAGCAGATGAAGAATGACCCTAAGCTGCTAGAATTAAAAGAATCTATTAAAGAGATCTCTGGCGCCTATAGGGATGCTATGAAGCTGGAAAAAGAAAAAATGCAGGTATTTATGTCCTTTATTGAGGATAGAATGGAATTAGATAACAACTAATTGGAGGTCATATGAGTTTAAAGACAGATTTTTTTGATGGGCTAACGGGTTTACACGCTAAGTGTAATGACGCATTTAACGCAGGTGTTTCGCTTATATCTACAAATTTAACGTTTATCTCTAACGCTCTAAAAGATAAGGCTTCTTACGGAGAGACAAAGTTTGTTATTTCAATCGTTACGTCTTATAACCCCGGTATCCTGCGATCTAACAAAGGCGAAAACCTGATCACAAAAGCCTATTTAGCAGGTGTTCAAAAAGGTCTGTCTGACCAAGAGATATACAACTACGAGTGTCGCCCTACCTTAAACATGTCTGACAATATTAACACTAAAATTGACCTCAACTTCACTTTCCAAGTGACTTAATGCGATTATTTGTACTCATAAGCATATTGATACACATCCTTATTGGGTACCCCGTCTTGAAAGATAAAGACGGGGTTTTTATTTCACCTGAAGAGAGAGAAAACAAGTCTTTTATGGTGAGCATAGTGGAGATGTCTAATAAATCCACAAAGAAACAGTCTTCTCAAAAGAATAGCTCAAAAGAAGACTCTGTTGTTGTTTTAAATAAAAAACAAGAAGAAATCAAAACTAATGATTGTAGTAAGTTCTATTTTGGCATCGGAATAATAGTCGTTCCTGTATTCATAGATCAAAAAGAATATATTGAGATTTTTAGAGTTGTAAAAGGTTACTCTGGTGAAAACATAGGCCTCATGAAAGGGGATGTCATATTAAACAGTTCAAAGCCTCTAGTTGGAGACTCCATAGAGGAGTTGACACTAACGATTCTTAGAGGCAAAGAGATTATAGAAAAGACTGTTCTTCGCTCAAAAGTTTGTATCGCTGACTAGTCTTGATATGTATTGTATAAATACATAAAAGCGAGGTCGAGATGAGCGTTTCTTATTTGTGGTTGGATACAGAGACAACAGGTCTTGATTTTAACAAGAATGATATCATTCAAATCGCAGCAATACCCATAGTTAATGGTCAGAAGAAAAAACCGTTTGTCTCCTATATTAGACCAATAAACTTTGACAATATTGATGAAGAAGCACTAAGAGTAAACAATATATTTCGATCACAGTTAAGCACTTTCCCAAGATCAGATGTTGTTTTAGATAACCTAATCAATTACCTATCATCCTTTAATACTAAGTTCACTATATCTGGGTACAACGTTGGCTTTGACAGAGATTTTATATATGCTTGGTTTTATAAACACAACAAGCAGCATGAGTTTAGTAAGATTTTTACTTCAAATATAAGAGATACATATAAGCTAGCAAAAACACTAAAGTCTACTCTTAACACTAACAATCTAAAACTAGAGACGCTGGCAAATAATTTTAACATAGAAATAAAAGCACATGATGCTTTGTCTGATATTGAGGCCACAATAGAGATAGATAAAATCCTAATGAAGATGGCCGGCGAAGATGAGTCAGACACTGTGGTTATAAACGATGTTCATGTAGATGACAGCGATCTTTCTGGTTTAATTGAACCTGCTCAACTTCATATGCACTCAATGTATTCCTACGTTGATTCTTTTGAGTCAATGGAGGCCATATCTAAGTGGTGCGAGGAAAACTCTGTTCCTGGTTTTGCTACCCCTGACCACATAATGGGGACTTCTTTGTTTTATGCAACAAAGAAAAGTAGTGTTCCGTTTATTCCTTCTCTTGGTTTATTTGTCAACTACAATGGAAGTAGTTTTTTTATAAACGCATGGGCGGTCTCTAATAAGGGGTATGAGAACCTTATATATTTATCATCAAAGGGCTGGGACAATAAGACCGTTATATCAGAAGTTGAGTTTCCTACACTCTCTTTAGAAGAGATAATTCAAAACAAAGAGGGTCTTATTTTTGGGTTGCCGGGCACAAATGGGCCTGTTGTTGATCTATTAGAGCAATCAAGATATAAAGAAGCTGAGTCGCTTATACTTGATCTGACTAGTAAGCTAGATCATGTGTTTTTAGAGCTTGCAGCCATAGATGTGGTTAAAAAGTTTAACCCCAATATAGGTTTCTCTCTCTTTAAGAGTAAAGAGAAGAACATTCAAAGACTCATCAATGTTTTTTATAAATTAATGCATGACAGGCATGGGTTAAAACTTATACCTGTAAGCGACTCACATTTCCTTAATCCAGAAGATAAGATCATACAAGATGTTGTAATGAGGATCTCTTTCAAAGATCAGCGATGCTTGTATGAGAGTAGACATGCTCTCCTAGCAAAGGATATGTTTAAGGTCCTTAAGCGCCACTTAGGCGACGCTATGAGCGTAGAGTTCTTTAACTCTATCGCTCAGAATACGCTTCATATTCTAGAGCTCTCTAAAAATGTTGAAGTATCCTTCTCTTATCATCTTCCAGAGATAAGCATACCTGATCATATAAAAGCCAAGACCTCTGATTATAAACAACAGACATACCTTTTGTTGTTAGAAAAGATAGCTAATCACGGTAGGTGGAATCCAGATCCAGTATATGTAGAGAGGTTTAAGAAAGAGATCGACACCATAATGAACAACGATACGATTAACTTTATCCCATACTTCTTGGTATATGAGGATATATGTTCTTATACGAGGGCGAATAATTTATTGCAGGGGATCGCTCGTGGCTCAGCAGGCGGCTCGTTGGTCTCTTATTATCTCAAGATTACTCACATTGATCCTGTTAAAGCAAAGCTTCCTTTTGAGCGATTCTTAAGTAAAGCTCGTATTAGAGCAGGCTCTTTTCCTGATATTGACCTAGATTTGGCTGATAAAGCAAGACCTATAATTATGGATTATCTGCAAAAGAAGTATAACAGGGGTTTTGCTCAGATAGCTACATTTCAAAAGATGAAGACAAAGAATGCCATAAAAGACGCTGCTTTTGCTCTTTATGGCAGAAATAGAAACGACATTGAGATAAAAAAAGTATGTGATACGATTGAAGACTCCCCGCAAGGCATAAATGAACATGATTTTTTATACGGGTACACTGACTTAGAGGGTAAAACCCACAAGGGAGTATATGATCTTAACAGTGATTTGAGAAACTTCTTTGAAAGATACCCAGAGTTAAAAAGGGTTGTAGATAAGTTAATCGGTACGATTCGTGGGTACTCTAGGCATGCTTCTGCTTTTGTTATATCTACTCTAAACTTAGAGCGCTCGCGTGTTCCAACTATGATAATGACCGATAAAGATATAGGTGATATTAGGGTTACGCAGTATGACGCATCTATGATAGAAAAGAGTGGCCTAGTCAAGGCGGATATTCTAGGCGTGAAGACTATAAGCATGATATCCGAGTGTGTTAACTTGATAAAGCTAAACAAGAATGAAGATTTAATGGTAGAGGAAAATGGAGTTCCGTTTATATATCGCTTACCAGATGAAGATAAAAACGTATTTGATGATTTTAAAAAACAAGACACTGACTCATCTTTTCAGTTTAACACAGAGCTAGTTAAGTCTTTTCTTCCTAAGTTTGCTCCAAGAAAGAAATCAGACCTTGCGGCTATTACGTCGCTTTGCAGACCAGGTGCGTTAGATGCTCCTTTTGAGGATACCACTGCGACTCAGCACTACTTAAATGTTAGGAACGACCCTACTAAGTTAAAGTTCCTGCATAAAGACCTAGAGCCTATATTAAAAGAGTCAAACGGTATCTTCCAGTATCAAGAAGAAGTAATCCAGTTTCTTGTTGATGTGGTGGGATATACATGGGAGCAAGCTGATATTATCAGGTCAGCTATAGCAAAAAAGAAACAAGAAGTTATCATGAGCACCTTTGACAAGATAAGAGAGTCTTGTTCTCAGAGAGGATGGGATAAAGAGAGCATAGAGAAAGTATGTCAACAGGTGCTCGCTTTTTCTAACTATTCGTTTAATAAGTCTCACGCTTATGCTTATGCTGAGTTAGGTTACATTACGATGTACCTAAAGCATTACTACCCACTAGAGTGGTGGACTAGTGTACTTAATAACGAGGATTCAGAGGATAAAATTAAGAAGTTTTTAGCCAATATTGAGAGCAAGGATATTAGAGTTATAAGTCCATCGATTAAGCGACCTTCTAATAAGTTCTCGATACGAGGCAATGCAATTGCTGTTCCCTTGAGTTCTGTAAAATCCATAGGTGAATCAATAGTAGACGAGTTGATTAAAAAAGCTCCTTTTGATTCTATTGAGGACTTTATCTCTAAAGTTGACCACTCTAAGGTAAACATACAGCACTTTTCAGTGTTTTTGAAAGCCGGGCTTTTGGACGAGTTCATTGAATCGCAGATAACAGAAGAACCTGAAAAATACTTCGATGAAAGAGACAATTTGTTAAAAAAATACTTATCTATTAGAGGGATCAAAAAAGATTTTGATGAGTCAGTGTACACTAGAGATTTAATGTCTATCTATAAAGATAGAGTTAGTCTTATTCCTCTCTCTAGAGAATCCTTGATATCAGATAAGCTCACGAGAAGCTACTTACTAAATAAGTATCCTTTTATTCATGAATATAATAAAGATCTACTGCTTGTAGATACCAATATTTTAGATATATCTAATCTTAAAAAAGACATGCTAAATCATAGGCACGCTAAGCATAAACACTTGTTTGTTGTAAAGCAAAAAGTAGAAGATTTGAATAATTTTGTATTACTTGATGTCAAGACAATGTCAGCTATTCTTGACAGCATTTTAATAGACCGCAGTAAGCATTATGGCTCGGATATGGATAAAGAAACCATGCTCTACTATAACTATATAGGAGCTATAGGTATCATAGGTTTTATGTCTAGCTGTACTCATAAAAAGATTAAATCTAAGAAGGACTCAAAAGAGTTTGACTTGCTTGAGATAGAGATAAACGATGGCGTTAATTCTATGTCATGCGCCTTATGGAACAGAGAAGTGTTAAAGATAAAAGAGAACGAACTTGTGTTTGCGTATGGTTTTGTTAAGAGAAGTTGGAAGGGAGGGCCTTCTATGGATATCAAAGAAATCTTTAAACTAGAAGAGATAAATGAAAAGTATAACAATACAATTGAGATTCAACCTCAAAAAATCAAGGAGGCCCAATGATTAAGTTAGTGTACGTTGACTCTATACCTAAAGACCTAGAAAAAGGCCAATACCTTATAGGTCCTGTCTCTTTTCTTGAAGAGATCAATCAGGTCCTAAAAAATAGGTCAATAAACATGACGGAGCTTTTTTATCTTCATGGCATACTAGATGTTATTTTTTCTAAGTATAACAAGACACTAAAGGCTGTTAGGGCTAAGATTCCATTAGCCAACTACGTTGGTTTAAAAGTTGAAAATGTCGAAGCTCTTGACAAGATCATTATTGATATACTTAAGAAACACGCACCGTCTGTGTTAGAAGAGTGGCTGCAAGATAGGATCTTAAAAAGACCATGGGGAACAGACACTATTTTGTTTTATGATGAGAAGATTATCAAGCATGCTTTTGATGTTTTTATTAGAAACAACATAGATGAGCAAAGGTCGACTGAAAACAAAAAGAGCAAAAACTCTAAATAACTTAAATTATTGCCTGTGTATAAGATATGAAGGAGGTGCCTAATGGCAAATGATATTAAAAATAAAATCAAAATTAACATGGATTCTCTTGTCTCTAAGAGCGGATGGCATAGACATAAAGTAAATGATGGCTCAAATGTTTTCAGGATTCTTCCTCCTTTTGGAGAGAACTCAAATGGCTATCCATATTACAGATGGACTTTAATCTGGGGCTTAGTTGATCCCCAATCTGGGCGTGTTAAGCCTTTTGCATCTTCTTTGCTTACTGAGAAGCGATGTCCAGTGAAAGAGTTTACAGAGGCGCTTAAGAAGCGAGCTGATTTATTGAAAAACGAAATGGTGGCCATGGGTGAATCAGATGAAGCTATTAAAGAGCGTCTCTCTCCTATCCTCAAACTTCTCTCCGAGATCTCTCCTAAGACAGTTTTTGTGTACAACGCAGTTGATAAGACTGGTCAAGTGGGTGTTTTAGAGTTAAAACCATCTGCTCATGATCAGATGAAAAAAGAGATGGTTTCTTACATTCAAGATTACAACCAAGATCCTACGTCTTTAAACTCTCTACCAGATGATTCAGGTGTTTGGTTTGAGATTATCAGAACTGGTGTTAAGTGGGATACTAAGTATACAGTAAAAAGGCTTCAAAATAAGATTAGAGACCCATCTGGTAGGTTAGTGTTCGAGGATGACAGGTCTCCTCTTCCTGAGGCAGTTGCTCAATCTTTTGAGACTAAGGCTGTGGACTTGTCTTCTATGTATCAGCGCCGCTCTTATAACGAGCTGTTAGACATTCTTTTATATAACCGAGAAGCTATTGTCCAGGTTTCTCCTGATGTAAAAGATGTCTTTGACTCTATGTTTGGTAGTTCTTATGAACAAGAAGAACAACAGCCTGTTCTTCAAAAGACACAGCCTAAGATTCAGGGAAAACAGAATGAGTCACTTAAAAAGTTAAACTTGATGCTCCAAGAGGACAAAGTAGAAGTAGAAGACGAAGAAGAGGTTGTTTTAGAGCAAACGCAGTCGTTTAAAAAACAGAAACCTCAAAAAACTTCCTCTATGTCCTTAGAGGATATAGAGGCTCAGCTGAAAAATATGGGGATGTAATAGATAGCCCCTCAAAAAGGGGCTATTTTGTTTTTAAACACGGAGGCGACAATGCATAATAATTCTTTAATCATTGAGACAGACGATGGAAGCGTAGTAGATTTATCTGTTTTAGCGAAATACATTGATATTGCTAAAAACATTGCTTCTATATCTAAAATGATGGCACCTGTTACGCTGCAGTCGTTAATTGAAGGCCAAGATATTGCGGGAGAAATGCTTTCAAAAATTATCCAACAAGATGTTTTATTGAGCAACAAGCTCTCAGAGGCAGAGGCTGTTGCATATTTAGATAGGTCTACGGATTTTTTGCAATCTAAGGGACTAAAAGATACCTCTGAGGCAAGAAAACAATACGTAGAGATGGATCCTGATGTTGTTCGTCTTAGAAATAAAAAAGCAATGTTAGAGGCTTTTTCTTCTATGTTAAAAAACAAGCTCTCTGTCTTAAAACAGGCTCACGATGATCTAAAAAAGATTCATTATGCTGACGTAGCTAGTGTATCTAATTTTTAGACATAGATTAGGGAGGTTTGTATGCCAAATAAATGGATGTCTAGGCTTGTTGCTGATTTTGGTTTTGTCGCCTCTGAGCTTAAAAGCGTTCAACCAAAACCTATCCCTACTAGATCTCCCTCTCTAAACTGGGCTACAGCAATTGGTGGTTTTTTGCCTGGAAAAGTTAATGTTTTATATGGTCCAGAGTCTTCTGGTAAGAGTGTTTTAGCTATGATGTCGATAGCTGATTACCAAAAGATGGACCCAGAGGCTATTTTTGTTTGGTTTGACTCTGAGTTTTCATTTAACTTAGACTTGTTTGTTAAAGTAGGTGGAGACCCGGAAAGACTCTATGTTAGGAAAACCAATGACCCTGTAAAGATATTTGATTTTATTGGCACTGAGATGCAAGAGATGCTCCAAGACGGAGCTCCAATTAGAGGCATCGTGATAGACTCTATTAAAGCCATCAGGTATCCTAAAGAGTCTAATATGAAGCTAACAACTGATCAAAAAATGGGCGGAACTGGTGCAAGTTATCTTCCCTCTGCTTTGAAGCTGATTATTCCTGTTATAGCTCAATACAATTTGTTGACGTTTTTCATACAACAGGTAACCATGGAGATTGACCCAATGAAAGCGCTGCGTAACCCGTATGTTGTAACAGAGGGTAAGGCCTTAAAACACGCAGCTGATTTAATGCTTGAGATAGTAAAGCTAGATACCAAAAATACTGTGTTAGAAAAAGGTGAGACAATCGCTGGGGGAGCTCAGCAGGTAGGCCATAAAGTAAGGATAAAAGTTAAGAAAAACAGGCTAGGAGTTCCAGCAAGAGTAGCGCAGTTTACTTATCATTATGATTATGGAATTATAGACACAGACACAGAGATTTTTGAGTTAGCTAAATCATTAGGAGTCATCTTTCATCCTAAAAACCCAGATACTGGGAAAGAAAACAACCAGATGTGGCAGTTTGGTTCTTATCCCCCAATTAGGGGAGAAAAAAATATGCTTGATTTTGTTAGGCAGTCAAAGCAAATCCAGCAAGAGATACTGCAAAAATGCTTTGAATATAAAGACGACCCAGTTCAAACTTCTCCTGAGGACTCCTTCTATGAAGGAACCGCCTATGTAGGCATCAAGCAAGATAAAGATCTAGACCTAGATATTGATATTTAGTTGGAGGATTTTGTGTTAAAAGAGTTGTGCGATGTGATGGAGAAGGGATATAGTCGCGGCTTTATAACTACTAGAGATGGAAATGCATCTTTTCATAGGAACGGTAGTAAGCTTATACATATAACACCTTCAGGTGAAAGAAAGAACGTCTTGAGAGTAGAGGATATTGTTAAGATAACGATGACTGAGTCTGGTATAGATTTTGACAAAAGCAAAAAACCATCTGGCGAGATATGGATGCATTATTTTATACATAGAGATGCTGACCAGACTTTGTCGATAGTTCACATGCATCCTACTCACGTTGTTGCGGCTATGCACGCTGGATGGGATTTAGTGTCTCTCGCTAGAGAGTTCCCCGAACTAGGTAGGTATACTTCCGTTGGCTCTACGGTTCCAGTTATTCCAGTAACCACTGAGCTCCTTGGTAAGGAGACTCATTTTAGGCTGTTTGGTTTAGACGGCAATAAGCCAACTAATGGCAAGAAGTTTCATGATATTGTTGGTCAAAAAGGCCACGGCGTATGCGCTGTAGCTAGGGACCCTTGGTCTGCTTGGGAGCATATAGAGAGATTAGATCATATATGTGAGATAGTTCTTAAGAGCGGAGTTAAACCGGGTTAATAATATGAAGATTCTTTTTATAGGAGATCCTCATCTAAAAATTAGCAGACTCTCTCTTGTTAAAGATTTCAACAACTGGATAGAGTCTGTAGTAGACCAGTATAAGCCTGATTTAGTTGTTAATCTAGGCGACACTTTTGATACTCACGCTGTGTTGAGGTCAGAGATACTTACTGAATTTTTTGATAGCGTTGATAGGATCTTATGTAAGGCACAGTACGTGTACGTGCTAGGCAACCATGACATGTATAAGCCTAACGATGATACATATCATGCTCTTAAGCACATAAAGGATACTAGAAAACATTTCATAGTAGTAGACTCACCAAGAGTGATAGATGGAATCACTTATGTCCCGTATATACACAACGATTTAGAGTTTCCAAAAATAACCACAGATGTGTGTGTTGCCCATCAGGGGTTTATAGGAGCAGACTATGGGCATGCTGTTGCGTCTACGGGAGTAGATTTAGATACTGTGGGTGAGAATAAGTTAATAATTTCAGGGCATATACATAAGAAACATGAGCTCTTCTCTGAGAAGAGTAATTCTAAAGTTTTTTATGTTGGAACACCTTATGCTCAAGATGCTTCTGATATAGACCAGATCAAGGGCATCCATATTTATGACACAATTACTAGAAAGTTTAGCTTTATTGAGTCGCCGCTTCCTATGTGGCGTTCTTTGAGGTTCACTGTATCATCTACTCAAGATTTTGACCACATAACTGATGTCTTATCTAAGAGTGTGGATACTTTTAATAGTTGGGTTTTATATATTTCTGGGCCAAAAGCAGAGATATTGTCGTATCTTTCTTCAAAACAGTATAAGGACGCTGCCTCACAAAAGAGGATATCTGTTAAGACAACGTTCTTAGATAAAGAGAAGAAGAACACACAGATCAGCGCTGTTAGTATAGGGTCTATTATAGAAGAGTATATAGAAAAGGTCTACTCTGGCTCCCTAGACAAGGATGTGTTAAAACGATTAGCTCTTAGCGCTATAGATTTTAAGCTCGATGTATAAAAATATTGCTAGGAGATCTTTATGAGCAAAGATTTTAAGATAGTCCTTAGTAATGGAAAGACAGTGTCTCCAGATCAATATGTAGACAGCAGAAGGTGGCTTATTAACAATAACTTAATAACAGATAGCATAAAGAATGATCTTTTTGTGCTAGCCACTGTTATTGATACCAAGATATTGGCTATATCTCTTGACATAAACTTCAAGTCTAAGATGATAGATTACGTGATCTATACTGACTCTATCACTATGTTTAGGTATCGTGTTGCTAAAAAGTTAAGATCTAACAAGGTGTTGTATTATCTTCTATGTAAGCGCTTGAGAGTGTTTGAAGACATAGATGGCCACGAGGATATGCTAAATAATAATCTTGCCCTTACTCTTGGTCCTTCATGGAAGGCATCTTTGAGGTTCATGCATATTAGCAGCTATGGTAGAATAGAAAATAATGAAGGGCCAGAAAAGATTAGTTTTGTCTAGTAGTGATTTTGACGTCTTAGAAGACGAGGCCCATGCTTTCTTACTGCAAAACGATCCAAGTTATGCTGCTTGTTATATATTAAATATCATAAAAAGCAGGATAGAACAAGAAAAGACATTTATTTTAAAAATAAATACTGTTTTATCTAATATGGATGCTCTCTCTATAAAGGAGACTATAGAGAAGAACTTATCCCCAGTGGGGAGGTGGCTAGTCTCTTTAATATATTTGGGCTTATCTATACAAGATATAAGTTCTAAGTATAATATAGATGATGCAAAGTTAAGGGCAGCAATGATGGCTGTAAAGAATAAGTCCTTTTGGAGGGATCTCCATGGGAGACAAAAGAAAGTTAACAGATAAGCAGCGATATGGACTCTCGGAAGACGAGATAATTCACGCTCAGCGTTTCTTAAGAAAATATAAGACTAAGTCTATTATCCCAGACCATGAGGCGTCTAAGCTTTATGAGATGTATTTATTAGGAGAGTCTCTTTATAGACTCTCTATTCAGTTCCCGCAATACTCTTTTGGACAGATAGCCCTCACGGCTGCTATAAAAGGCTGGGCCTATGATAGAGAAAGGATACAGAGCTCAATACAAGAGCGAGTTAAAGCAAAGCTAGTAAAGTCTGTAGTAGATCAGCTCGACTTCTTGACTTCCTTACTCTCTGTGGCTACAGCTGAGCACGTAACTGAGATGCAGAATTACGTATTAGATCCTAAAAACAATCCCAAGCCTAAATTAAGGATAGAGTCAATTAAAGAATATAAGGAAGTAGTCGAGACCCTAAGTAGGACAGTTAACAACATTTCAAACGTAGTAAACAACTATAAAACACCTGATGCTCCTAAACAACTCTCTAATAAGAGTCAGAAAAAGGGCATCTCTTATGAGCAAAAACAGGAGATAAAAGATATATCTCCAGCTAAAGAAGGCAGCAACCAACAGTCTAGCTCAGAAAACAAGAGCTCGCAATTAGAAAACAAAGAGCTCTCTATAATTGATATCGTAGAAGAGTAATAGTTTAGTATAAATACTCTTATGGCTCAAAAGAGTAATGAGAAAAAGAAGACTCTTACTTTAGAAGAGAAGAGAGAGCTTTTTCTTAAACCATGTAAGACTAAGAAAGAGCTAAAAGCTTGGATTAAGTATTTTCTTGATCTAGACCTTCCAGATGTAACTGTGTCTAGATATAGCGACACAAACCCGCTAGATGTTATATGGGAGGTTTATTCGATCTGTGTCCTAAAGAACAACCCACAAAAGATTCAAGAGCTATTGTTTGTCGCAGGAAGGGGATCCGGAAAGACCTTAGGTATGGCTGTGGCGGAGCTTATGGTCCTTCTTCATGACCAAAGAGATGTAGTTCATGTGGGTGCAATTCTAAGCCAGGCTGAGCGTTGCTATAACTATCAAAAAAACTTCTTGTTTAAGAAACACATACAAGAAATTGTTGCTCCAGAGGATGTGCCTGAGGAAAAGAGGATACTAGAGAAGTCAAACATGTCTAAAACAGTGTTTAACCTAGGAGGTGAAAAAGTAACCCTTGAGGTTCTCCCGATGACACTAAAAGCCTGTCTAACCGTGGATTCTTTAGTTAAGTTGAAAGACGGGCGATCTGTCAAGGTGCGCGATCTTAAAAAAGACGACATTGTTGAGTCTGCTCAAGGAGAAGCTAGGGTTGTTTCGAATTACATAGATTATAGACCGTGTATTAGAGTGGAGTTAGATGACGGTAGAACAATAGAGGGCACCTTAGATCATAAGGTATACACAAATAAAGGATGGGTAGAGTTAAAAGACTTAACTGAAGAACACGAAGTTTTGTGAGGTTTTTATGGGATTGTTTTTAAGAACGCTTTTATTGGTACTAGTTGTAGGGTGTGGGTATTTACTATTATTTACTGACCCATTGTATAAGATGGCAAACATAGATAGACAAGACCTACAGCCACATTCATTATTAATGAGATTAGATCGGCCTACTAAAAAATATCCATTTATTAGGTTGTTACAGTCAGACAAGAGTTTTATTACTACCTGCTCTGGTTTTGTTGTTTCAAAAAATATGGCAGTCACAGCTGCTCATTGCTTAAGTTTTAGGCATAATCTTCTTTCTATGAAGAAGGAGCCTAACACTTTATATTTTGCTTCTCATGATTTTTCTGAGTCAGGTGTAGCGCATGTTGTTGCTTTTAGCGCCGTTAACGATATAGCTTTTATAAGAGGTGATTTTAGCAATTTTGATTCTTTGAGATTAGATTTATATGGAAATAATTTGCCAAACTTTCCTGCGCAACCAATGCCAATTAGGTCATGCGGCTATCCTTTTGGCGGGATTCTTAGATGTGTTTATGCTATGTACGTAGGGCCTGTTTGGAACAATCTAAGCATGCAAGGGTCTTCCATATTTAGCGGCATGAGCGGGGGGCCTATAATGACAACTTATGATTTAAAAGACACTAACAATGTCGCCGACGATGTTGTAATTGGAGTTAATATATCAATAAGCACCACTGCTGTTAGTTTCTTTGGCGCTCCTGTGTTTTCTATGCTACAAGTTATAGGATTAAACAGATAACGGCATATGGCTAAAGTAAAGTTAAAGACTTTATTAGGAGCAAAACCTGTATCAGTTTTGGAAGTAGACTCCAATGCTGATAATGATTTTAAGCATAGTTTTAAGACTCAAGACGGGACTATTCACCATAATTGTAATGGTCCCCATGCTCCTCTAGTAGTAGTAGACGAGATAGATACAGTTAGCGGAGAAGGCAAGAAGGCTTTTAAAGAAATATCAGGTATGCTCGACTCTAGGGGTGACAAGAAGGCCCTTCGTGTTGGTATCTCTACTAGAAAGTCTACATTTGGTCTGATGAACAAGCAGATAGAGAACGCTGAGAAAGAAAGAAGAACAGTTAGGAGATGGACTGTATTTGAGTTTACAGAGAGATGCACAGACGAGAGATCTGGCACAGAAAAAGTAATGCTGTACTACAACCAAGAAAGAATGGAGACACTTACAGAAGAGCAGTATCTTAAAAAAGATCCAAATAAGCAAAAAGAATATATGGCTCAAGAAGGTTTTTCAGGTTGTGCTAATTGTCCTATTTTTCCCATTTGTTTAACAGATGCTAAAAAGCAAACCTCTACTTCTAACATGCTTAAGACTCTAGATGAAGTTATTCAAAAAGCTGTCGCAGAGGGACCAGATTGGTCTTTAGCTCAGCTTGTTAATCTAAAGCCTTCAATTGAGGGGATTATATTTAGAGAGTTCGAAGAAAGACTCCATGTAAAGACGTGGAACCAGATGTGGCTTATGCTGACAGGTCAGGAGTTCCCAGGAGAGTGCACACATGACATCTTCGTCGCAAAATGCCACTCTATGGGTCTTCAGGCATTTGCTGGTATTGACTGGGGATTTAGCTCTCCAAATACCATAGTGATATTCTTTATAGACAAGAAAGATAATGTTTATGTAGTTAAGACTGACGGTATGACACATGTTTCTGCTCCTACTTGGATTCACTACATAAAAACAAAGTATCATAACAAATATAGGATACAGTTATACGTGCCTGACCAGGCAGATCAGGGCTCTATAATGGAGATGCAAAAAGCTGGTCTTCCTGTATCTAACTCTGCAAAGAAAGAGCCTATTAAGTTTGGTATCCAGATAATAAGAAAGCTACTAAAGTCTCCTATCTCTTCTGAACCTAAGCTTGTGTTTGCAAAAGAGACCTGCTCTCATATAATAGCAGAGATGAGTCAGTATCACTATAAACTAGATGCTTCTGGGCTTGCTACAGATGAGCCAGACACAGAGCACGACCACTGGATAGATGCTCTCCGTTACGCAATAACATTGATATTAGGTAAGTCTACGATTATCTTAGGGGATGCTCTTACATATGACTCTACTTATGGTCTTAGAGACTCTTCTGGGGTTGCCTTTACTAAGGCTCCAACTCCAGTAGAGTTTGCAGAAGCTATGGGTATACCTATAAACAATAATGATGTGCCTTCAGTTGCTGACGGCACGCCTAATAATTTAGGAAAAATAGGTAAAATCTCTGATATAGACAGAGACGAAGATCCAGGCTCTGATCCTAACAACAGTGGTGGATTTATATGGTCTTTTTAAGACAACCGGAGACAGTATGTTTAATTTTTCTAAACTCGATTTTGCTATGATAGGTCCGCCTTATTTTGAGAAGCCATTCTTCTCTGATTATGAGAGAAGGTATGCCTATTTAACAGGAAATATGTATGTGGCTTTAGATTTTTTAGAAAATGCAGGCAAAACAAGTCTATCTAAACAAGAAGTAGAAGATTTTTATGATTTTATTGTCGACCTTGTTGTGGCTCTATATCAGTCCTCTTTTGAGGAGTTAAGCTATTTTCTTGTTTATAAGATTTTTGTATATACAAAAAACAATAACATTGATTTTACTGAGTTTTTAATAAAAGCTAGCAAGATTAACGAGAACTTTACAAAAGTTGTATTGGATATAGCTAAATCTAATGGTGACTAGTTTTATTTATTAGTATAATTTTTTGAGCTATAGAGGTGTTTTATGGGTATTTTTGATTTCTTGTTCAAGAGCAATAAGGTTCAAATCTCTGAAGAATCTCTGCAAAAGATAAACTCATATCCTGCTCCATCTCCTTCCTCTGGTCTTGCTGACTCTTTACCAGATGAGCCTGAGAGACCTTATGACAAAGAGATTGTAGGTAGGAAGGCGATCATTGAGGACCCATATTTCGATAATTCTGGTGTTAGTGGTACATATAAGCACAAACTTTCAGGTCTAAGCAATAAGACATTAAAAGATGTCTCTATGAGAGACTGGCTTGTGTCTACTATAATTCAAACAAGAGTAGACACTTTGTTGCGTTTTTCTAGGCCAGAGCATAGGAGATTTGAGACTGGTTTTAGGGTAGTCAAGAGAGACAAGAATAGCGAGTATACGCAAGAAGAGCTGCAAGAGATAGCTGCATTAGAAGATTTTATTTATAATTGCGGCAGACGAGAGGGTACTCCAGCTGAAGATAGGATGCTTTTTGGTGAGTTTCTTAAGCTCATCGTGAGAGATGCTCTTACTTTTGGGCACGTAGCTATAGAAAAGATCAAGACTCGAAACGGAGGCTTACATAGGTTTAGGCCTCTTCCTGCTGAGTCTGTTTATCTAGTGAACAAAAATATCTCAAGAGAGCAGATAGAGCAGTCATTAAAAAATAATACTGCATTGTTTAAACCTAAGAGCTCTAATGATCCGTCGGCTGAGTACGCGTTAAATGACGCTGATATTGGTTATTATAAATATGTCCAGCTCTCTTACGATAAGAACGAGATGGTGTACTTCGGCGACGAAGACATGATATTTAAGCTATTTAACCCGCAGAACTTTGTAGATTTAAATGGGTACTGCTATTCCCCGCTTGAGTTAGCTATCATAAATATAACAAACCATATAAATGTTGAATCGTATAACGCTAATTTTTTTACTCACGGTTATGCAGCAAGAGGCATATTGCACTTAAAAGGAACAGTGACACAAGACCAGCTTGCTGCTTTTAGAAGGCAGTTCTATAACTCAATATCTGGGCATCAACATGCATGGAGGACGCCTATTGTTGCGGGCTTGGATGATGTGCAGTGGGTTCCTATGTCTGCGTCTGCCCGTGAGATGGAGTACATTAATTTTAACAACCATTTGATGCGGGTTGTTTGCTCTATGTTTCAGATTGACCCGGTAGAGCTAGGCTTAGATTATCTTTCTTCTGGTACAGGAAGATCTCCTTCTCAGCAGGCAAATAACGAATACAAGATTGCCTACTCAAGAGAAAGAGGCTTATATCCTATCCTGATGTTCATTGAAGATCTTGTTAACTCAGATATTATTCCTGCTATTGACCCAGCGCTTGCTGAAAAATATATGTTTGTATTTACAGGTTACACAGATGAGACGGCGCAGACGAATGTTGCTTTGATGCAAGCAGAGATGACTGTATGGAGAAGTATGAACGACCTCCTTACAGCCGCTCAAAGGCCTACATTAAAGACACCAGCTGCGGATCTTCCTCTAAACCAAGCATTTTGGGCTCTTGTAGAGAAGAACTACACAAGAGGTGAGATCAGGGAGATATTTTTTGGAGACGTTGGAGCATCTAGGAGAAAAGAGCTCGCGTACATACCAGGCGACAGTGCTTTCCTAGCTTGGCAACAAACTATATTAGCTATTGAAAACGCTAAAGAGCAGAAGAAAGCTCTTCAAGAGCAGCAAGAACAAATGATGCAGATGCAGCAAATGGCTGCCTCTCAGGGTGAAGGTGAACAACAAGCACCAGATTCTTCAGAACAGTCGTCATTAAGAGAGTCTGCTAAGGAGTTTGGGGCTACAAAGGCTAACAATATAGATGGAAAAGTAGTAGCAAATACTATTAACAAGTTAGACGAAGAAAAGTAGGAGACATTAGATGTCTTTGATAATACTAGAAGGAATGGATAGAACAGGTAAGAGCACTGTTGCGTCCAAGCTAGAGTCAGAAGGTTATAGCGTGGTGCATCTAGGTGCTCCTCCTGCAGAGATGTCAAGCGAAGAATACAAGGCTCAGATAATAGACTTATTAATGTCATCCAGAGATGAACCTGTTGGTTTAGTGCTTGATAGGTCTCATTACGGTGAGCTGGTTTGGCCTTTTGTCTACAATAGAAAGCCTAAGTTATCCAAAGAAGACATAATGCTTATTAGGCAGGTTGAAGACAAGCTGGACACGCAGCGCATATTGATGTACGATCCAGACGTGTTGGCTTTATGGAACAGGTGTGTGGCTAATAATGAGCCATTTGATAAGAATCAGTTTAATATCGCTAGAAAGTTATTCTTATCCATGGCTGATGAGTTTGGTTTTGTTAAAAAGACATTAAAAGATTTTGTTGACCAGCCGGCTTCTAAAAATGCTGAGAGTAAAAGCAAGGAAAACTCTGACGCTAAGTCTAGCAAGACCTCTGTTCCACATAAGTCTCCTCAGCAAATTAAGCTAGAGAGAGCTAATGCTATAAATCTTATTCTTTCAAAAAGAATCATTAAACAGACTGGTGAGCATTATGATTTTATTGAGGAGCAAATAAGGGGTTTTCTTAATAAGATGTTGGATTCTTTGTTCAGTAAAGACGATAGTTCGGCTAACTTAGAGACTTTATCACAAGAAGAGATAAAGTTTTATAAAGCTTTGTATAAAAAAATGATGAGCAAGAACTAAACAAATTAAATAGGAGGAAAAATGAAAATTAAACAGCAATCTCAAGAACAAGACTTAGCTAAGCATGTAGAGAACCTTTCTGTTGCCTTAAGGATTCAGCAGCTTATGAGCAAGACTCTTCTTGATCAGGTTCAGAGCTTAAGGTCCTTAGTAGATGTTGTAAATGAGCTGCATAAAGACATGCATTATCTATTGCACGCTCTTGTTTTTGATGTGCTGAAGGTCGATGAGAAGCAGCTATTTGATGCAGCTAATGCCAGAAAATCAAAAGACTTTGATGCTTCTATTGAAAAGCTTGCGCAGACAGAGGGGCTAGTTGATGCCTCTATGGTGGAGAACAACTCTGTTGTTGTCTTAAACATTAAGAACCTCTCTACTGGTAAAGACCCTGTTAAGAGCGTTGTTAGGATCAACGACGAGACGTTAAAGCAAAAAGAGCTCTCTTTTGTTGCAGATATTCTAGGTAAATCTGTTGGCACTACTGTTCTCTCTAAGTCTGGAGATGCTGATATCGAGGTCTCCATCTTGAGAGTCTTGTTAAAAGACGCCACAGTTAATCAGTCTACAACACAAACAACAACAGCAGCAGAGCAGATTAAGCACTAATTATGGACCAAAGGTGCCCAAGAAAGCTAAAAACATATCCTGACACCTGGTGCCCGCTAGCTGTAATGAGACTGCGGGCTATCAGGACGGCAGGAAAAGAACTCTCAGAGGAGGAAGAAAACAACCTTCCTGGTTGCCCATGGGCTGTAGATAGCCAAAGTGCTTGTTATTGCTTTTTTAAGCTAGCGTACGACAAGCTGGGTCCAGAAGAGACTCTCTCTGAGATAGAGATTGCGGCACTGCTTAATATATCGGTGGATACTGTTAGAAACATAGAGAAGAAAGCAAAGAACAAGTTAAAGTTGAACAAGACTATAAAGGAATCCAGATAAGCCATGTCTCGTAATAAAGAGTTGCCGATCTCAAAGAGAAAAGAGTTGGTCTCTTTGATACAGAGAGCCCAGAGATTTAACGACAAGTGGCCTCTTAGTGTTAGGGTCGTGTTAACCTGTACAGAAGACGACCTAGACCTGTTCGCTATATGCGTTCCTAAGTTTCATATCAAAGATGAGGTATCTTTTGTTATCAATAAGAGATCTTTAGAAGAGTCCCTAAAGAAGTCCGATCTAAAAAAGATAAAACCCTCTAGACGAAAGGCCTTTGAGAAAGACCTTAAATCTATTATATCTAGTATAGTACTCTTTTAATAACCGTCGTGTCATGTACTCCCGGGGTTGGCGTCTTAATAAGACCCACTTATGGTATAATCATAAAAAATGAGACTAAATATAGACATGATAGCTGGCTCTGAGATAAGAGACACTCAAGGAGAAGTCTTATCTATAGAGGGAGCAGATATATCTGAATTAGAGGCTGGCCGTGGTAGGTTTAACGACAACCATGGGGCTGGCTTTTTTAACACTATAGGTCGAATCACGTTTGCTAAGAAGATATTAAAGGAAGAGGACGCCACTGATGAGAGGCAGAAATACTACTGGAATAAGATAAAGGTACCTTTTATATACGTAAAAGGGTACTTATTTGACGACGAAGACCATCCAAATGCTAGGGCAGCCGCTGCTATATTAAGAAACATACACAAGACAGATAGCCCCCTTCAGCTAAAAGCCTCTGTTGAGGGCTCTGTTATAGCCAGAGGCGTATCTGATCCCAAACTGCTAGCTAGGACAAAGATACACTCAGTTGCTCTTACATTCACTCCTGCTAACCAAAATACCTTAGTTGAGCCCCTCTCTATTGATAAGTCAAGACACGACGATAAAGCAGACATGGCTATAATAAACTCTGTTCTGCATCTAGCCATGACAGATGTGCCTTCCTTTAGACAGATAACAAGGATGGCCAGTGCAGAGAAGATTGAGTCTAACTTGCTTAAAATAGTTAACATATTGTCAAAATACGGCGTGGATACTTCTTCTATAAAGATACCCTCTAAAGAGGAGCTCATAAAAAAGGCTATCAACAAGAAAATTAAAAATAACTTAGTAAAGATACATAAAGAGATAGAGCAGATAAGAGATGAACTCTATTCCTTAGATAACTCGCAATACGACGAGAACCTTATAAAGAACATAAAAGCAAAGATATTGGGTACGATGGTAGGGCTTGCTCCTATTTCAGCAAACATACCTAATGTTAAGCAGCAATCACAAGCCCATGTTCAGGATACTCCTAAAATTACGCATGCACATGTAGTGGAGTCTATAAAAGACTCACATCCAGAACTTTTTGCTATAGCTCAAGTAGAGTCCTCAGGGGGCAAGAACATATCACATAGAACCATAAAAAATCCTAATAGTGTACATTTTGGACATAAAGCAGGAGGGGCTTTTGGTTTAATGCCTCACTTTGTTGCGCTAACCGTCTCTAAAGACGACGCCTTAAAACAAAAGTATCCGCAGCTAGCAGAGCTCGCGTCTGATGTTGGCAAGAACCACCACAAGATAACAGAGCTGCTTAATTCAAATCCTGAGCTTGACAAAGATGTAGCCACCACTGCTTTTAAGTATATAAAGAAAAAGACTATAAACCCAGACCATGCTTTCTATGCTTGGTATAACGGTCTTTCTGGTTCATGGAAAAAGCTAAAAGACGGCGGCCAAAACTCTATATCTAACCACTGGTATGTAAATAAAGTTAAGTCTAAGATACCTTCTGATATAAAAAAAGCATTATACGCCGGTTATGGGTACGCTGGTTCTCCGTCTAGCCTGACAGGCGGCAGTGTTCTGCAGGCTGAGTCCCTAGATGGACACAAAGGGTTAGTGGAGTTTGTTTGCAACAATTGTGGTAAAAATCAGGTATATTTTAAACATCAGGTCAAGTGCAGGCACTGCGCTTCTCCCATATCTTTTGATCAACTAAAAAAACTAACTGATTCTTATAAAAAAAATAAGTAAATTAACTACAGTTTGTGGTATATTATAGTTATGTAGCCGCATAAGCGGTTAGTTAACTTTTTACACAAGGAGAAAGGTATGTCAAAGTCTTCTATGGTGCTAATGAAGTTAGCTCGAAACGCAAAGATGCTCGGGTTAACTTTAAACTCTGAAAGTGCTACTAAGTTTGTCGTAGAGAACGGTAGCAACGATTTAACTGTCTCTTACGAGGACCTGCCTGTTAGCCCTGCTGTTCTTGGCGGAGTAGATCCCAGTGTTTCTCCGTTTTTGGGAATCGGCGTAGGAGCTCCCGGCAAAATCAAGATTAAGTCTTCTATCAACACTAACACATCTGTTACTGACGTTTTAAACTCAGAAGTTGCTGCTAAATTATTAGCTTTATGCGCTTCTATGGCTAACGACATCGTATTAGAAAACAGTGATGCTTCTTGGTCGATGATGATCCGTGGACACAGTGATTTGCTTGGCATGGGTCAATAACCTCATAAGATGAGAGGTGCATAATGGAAAAAGGATTATTAGATCTTATCGACGAGACTATTCATGAGGTTGAAGAGCTCATAAAGTCTCGTATATCTGCCGTAGAGGGCAAAATTGGAGACTCTGATTCAGGTATGGCAGGAATAGACGCCAACGGTGAATTAGAGAGCTCAAAAAAGTCCGAGCACGAAGAAGAAGAGAAAGATAAGAAAGAAGAAGAGGAAGAGGAAGAAAAAGAGTCTTCTGAAATGGAAAAAGCAGAAGATGAAGAAGAGAAGAAAGAAGAAAAAGAAGACGAAGAGAAAGAAGAAGAAGACGAAGAAGAAAAGAAGAAAAAACATCCGTACAAAGAAGAAACAAAAGAAGCAGCTAAAGAGATTTTAGAAATGCACAAATCTAGTCTTAACAAGTCTCTTAAAAAGACAGAGACTTTGTTAAAGAGCTATGTAGATGAGCGAATTAAGCCCATCGAAGAAAAACTTTCTTCACTTCTTGACGTTGTTAATAAGATTGCTAACCAACCTCTTCCCCAAAAAGGTTTCTCTGTTAAGACTAGCGTGCTCGCTAAGTCTTCTCACTCTGGAGAGACAGTTTTGAGCAAATCAGAGCTGGTTAACAAATTATTAGAACTCAAGAAGAGCGGTCATAAAGTTGATACCTTAGATATCGCTAAGGTTGATACTGGGCTAGAACTACAACAAATTGCAGAAAAATACAACATTAAATAAATACAAAAAGGAGAAGAAAAATGCAAGAGGCTATCGATCAACTAATAAGCGGAATCAACCAGGGGCTGGTGTCTCCAGCTGACTTAGAGGCCTTGAACAAGGCTTTAACTGCTGGTTACGGCGGTGCTGGAAAACCCACTGATCTCACAGGTGGTGGTGTTCTTCAAGCTGAGTCTTTAGATGCTACCTTGAAAAGTGTAACTTTTGATTCTAAAAATATCGTTTTATGGCAGAGCATCTCCATCGATAAGGCTTATAACCTTTTCGAGCAATACAATCGTATCATCTCTTACGGCTCTGACTCTGCTCCTTACATCGGCGAAGGCGGAGCTCCAATGGAAGAAGATGCGATCTATGTACGTGACGGTCAAAAGATCGTGTTCTTTGGTGTAAGAATGAAAGTTTCTCACCAAATGACACTGGTCCGCAACACCGTCGGAGACATCATCGCTCAGCGTGTTAAGGAAGGAACTCTCCACATGTTGAAGAGCATCGAGCGCGAGCTCTACTGGGGACATGCTCACTTCCTTAACCAGCTCACTGGTGCTTTAGATGGTTCTGATGCTGATCTTCCTGCTAATAGCATCGAGATGAACGGTCTATTAAAGCAAATCAAAAAAGGCGACACAGATGTACTGCATCGCTCTGGTGATTTTGAAGGCTATGGCGATTCTAGCTCTGTAGTTAAAGATTTGCGCGGCGACATCTTGATGCAAGATGATATCGAAAAACTTGCAGTTGTTGCTTTGGAGAACTTTGGTCATCCTACTGAACTCCACATCGAGCCAGCTGCTTTATCTGCTTTTGTTCGTCAATTCTATCCTCAGTTCCGCTCTGAGCCTGGTTTGGCTAACCAAACAGTAGGTTACAGTGTTTCTAACGTCACTACTAGCGCTGGAAGAATTGATTTTAAACCAAACGTATTCTTGCGTCCTCGCAGCACTGCTAAGATGCTTGCAGTAAGCCCTGCTGCCCCTGCTCTTGGCTCTTTAGCTGTAACTGCTGCTGGCGCTGGTACTGGTTCTGCTCTTGATGCAGGTACTTATCAAATTAAAGTGACTCTGCGTAATGACCACGGCGAGTCTATTCCTTTGCAATTAGCTCCTGTAACAATCACTGCTGGTCAAAACATTGACTTAACTGTCACTAACATGCCTGCAGGTGTTAAGTCTATACGCGTATACATGTCTGCACCAGGTGGCGCTGTTGGTACTGAGAAGTTTGTTGGAGCTTTTGCTTCTAAAGGAAATGCTACATACAGACTTGCTGGACGCAAACTCCCCGGTCTTGGAGAAGCTTTCTTGTTAGATCTCTCTCCTGAGACTATGAAGTTCAAGCAGTTGTCTCCTCTCACTAAGATCAACTTTGCTATCGTTACGACTGCTTTAGAGTTTGCGTTAGTCCTCTATGGCGCGTTGTTCGTATATGCTCCTCGTTTCAACGGTGTCTTCGAGAACGTTGGAAAATAATAATTAAGTATATACGGTTGATCACGAAAACCCCTAGAAATATCTCTAGGGGTTTTTATTTTTACACGTATGGTAAAATAGTTATATGCAAGATATTGTTAAGTTGATAGTAGATATTATCAATTTTGTAGACAGCAATTTAGCAAAATCATCTGTTAATAGAAAACTTCTAAATGAGTTATTTAGAAACGTAGATATACTAAGAAACCCATCTGCGTCTCAGAAGCAGAAGCAATTAGCTAGACAAAATATAGACAAAATAGTATACGCAGGCGGAGCTGGTATAGATAAGCCTCGAAGTAGGAGTCAAAAAGATAAAGATATAGATTATTCAGCTATTTTTCCTTCCCCAAAACAGAGATATCAAGATTATAGTTCTACTCCATTAGGATATCCAAGAGACCTGCCTAAGTTTTATGGGGTTGACCCAAAGAAGTTTGAAGAAAACTGGGCTAGGATGAGCGATGAAGAGCGCAAAAACATGCTCATAGAGCACAAGAAGAGAGTAGAAAAACTATTAAACGATAATCTGCAAAACTACATTAACCAACAATATTCAGGTGAAGCTCCAGATCATTTAAAAGATCAAAAAGAACTCTTTAAGCCTGCAGTGGGACAAGAAGATGAACCTACTTTGCCTCATGATTTCCATGAGGTTTTTAATGTTGAGCCATCTAATTTTATTGAAGCTTGGCACAGAATGACTCCTGAGCAGAAGAAGTTCATGGTTGATCAATATAATAACAAGAAAAACGCTATTAAGCAAAAATACGCAAGAAATATAGAAGATATACCAGACGATCAGCCAAACAAGATAAATACAGGCGCAACCAAGAGCGGAACTTTACCTAAGAATGTTTACGACCCCTCTATAAACACAGATTTGGTTTTTGAGTCATCTAGTAAACCAAAGCGCAAAGACCCTTCAACATTTGTAGTTAAAGAAAAATACACCATGCCTGATGATTTAGCAGACGTATTAGGCGTAGACGCGCAGAAAATGTTGACATCCTGGTCTGCTATGAACAATGATCAGAAAAAAGTAACCTTAGATTATTACAACGAAAAGAAGAAAAAGTTTAACCAAGAAAAACCTAAGGAAACAGTCTCTTCTGAGAAGAGATCTTCTATAGAGTTTCCTTCTGATTTTGCAGAGATACATAATGTAGACCCAGAGGGGTTCAAGTCAGCATGGAAAAACATGTCTGACGATCAGAAGTTAGAGACAATAAGGTTTCACAATGAGCATAAGCAAAAAATAGGCTCTTCTGCTGCTAGTAAAGATAAACAACCAACTGTGACCAGCGTTGATCGTAAGCAAAAAGAGCCTTCTGCTGAAGAAATACCTTTTCATATAGCAGAGTCTTACGGAATGGACAAAGATGAGTTTGCCAACATTTGGTCCTCTTCTAGTCCAGAACAGAAGAAATCTATAATGCAGTGGCACGCTTCTGCTTCTGGTGCTCCTGCTGGTAAAAAAGAGCAACAAAATGTTAATGAATCACCTTCTGTTAAAACAGAGTTTTCTCAACCAAAACCTCAGCCAGATGTTATCAAAAAACCGAAACAAATAGTTCCAAAACCTGTAAAAGTAGAGACGCCTCATATAAAACAGTCTGTTGCTGGTTCTAGTAAGCCTAATAAGTTTTAGAAGCTTGCTTGACTGTTTCGCTTTATTGTTGGCTTAGTATAATCTTCTTCATGAAGAGAGCTAAATATATATGTTTTGAAGGTATAGATGGAGTAGGAAAAACAACACATATAAACATGCTTGCTAGCTATCTAGAGCGTAAAGGTTATAAAGTCTATGTCACTAAAGAGACAGATTTTAATAATTTCGGGTTAGGTTCCTTTATCAAGGATAGCATCTTAAATAGAGAAAACGCAAAAAACATTAACAATCTCACCAGAGAGCTCATCTTCCTCTCTAGTAGAGTATCTCATTATATTAAGATAAACGAAGACATACTAAATAACTATGACTACGTGATACAAGACAGAGGCGCTCTAAGCGGAATGGTTTATTCTGCTGCTTTAGGTGTTTCTAGCAATTTTATTGAAGATCTAGACAAGACAGTAACAAGAGAATTAAATCGTTTGTCTCCTAGATCTGATAGATACCTGACTTCATTATTAGATATATATGATCTGATAGTTGTTCTTGATACAAATAATCCATCTTGGGCGCTAGATAGAGCTAAGAGATCAAACACAGAACATAGAGGAGGAGATCACATAGAGAATCTTGGTATAGAGTTTTTTAACGAAGTCTCTAGAAAGATGCACACAATGGCTCCTCATTGGAAGACTAAGCACATCTTAGTAGAAAAAGATCAAACAAAAGAGCAGGTTTTTAGCAATATATTGGACGCTATATCAAAAAGATTATAAAGTTCCTTTTATCTTTATAGGTATAATCCAGTCATTAAAGGAGACAGTATGTCTAAAAAAGTGAAGATATTTGATCCCCCCAAGTATGGGGCTAAAGTTCTTGTCTTTGATATTGAGACTGCACCTTTGTCTGCCTATGTTTGGTCTTTGTGGGATAAAGAGGTTCAGTTAAACCATGTTATAAGCGACTGGTTTATATTGAGCTGGAGCGCCAAATGGCTTAATTCCCCAGAAGATGAGATCATGTACATGGATCAAAGACATGCTAAGAACATAGAAGACGACTCAGACTTGCTTAAACAAATATGGGAGTTACTGGATAAAGCCGATGTTGTTATAACCCAGAATGGGAAAAGATTTGATCAAAGAAAGCTAAACGCAAGATTTATCATAAATGGCTTTCAGCCGCCTTCTTCCTTTAAACACATAGATACAAAAGAGATAGCTAAAAAGCACTTTGATTTTACTTCTAATAGGCTAGAGTACCTCTCTAATACGCTTTGCCAGTCTTATAAGAAGCTTAAGCCTAAAAAGTTCCAAGGCTTTGAGATGTGGCGTGAGTGTATGAAAGGGAATATTGAGGCATTTAAAGAAATGGAAGAATACAACAAGCATGATGTTCTAGCCTTAGAGGAGCTTTATAAAAAGCTTGCCCCCTGGGCCCCAACTATCAACTGGTCTTTATTTAATAAAGACAACGAGCACATGTGTTCCTGTGGGTCTACTGAGTTAAAGAAAAATGGCTTCTACTACACAAAAGTAGGTAAATATCAAAAGTTTAAATGCAAGAAATGTGGTGCAGAGTTTAGGTCCAAGACCAATCTGATAGAGCCTGACGCAAGAAAAGAAATGAAGGTGCCTGTTAAAGATTAATTCCCGATTATTTATAGTTCAGGAAGTGGTATAATATTATGAGCTGTTTTTAGCTCAGGAGATATTATGCGCACTAATAATCCTTCTAATAAGGCCATAAGGACATCTGAGTCTGGTCAGGTTTGGGAAGAAAAACTAACCAATTCTAGCGGCACTCTATACCTTCCTAGATACTCTACGTTTAGAGTGAGAGCCGCTTCCTCTGTTGTGACTGTTACAGTAGACGGCGTGCTTGCTGCTACTATGTCCTCAGGCGAGGTCATGATCTTTAATTCTGGGTCTGGCGAGTTAGACGGAACACCGGGTGTTCAGGTGGTCATAACTGGACAGGCATACGTCCAAGTCGCTAGAATATTTGAGAACTAAAGGAGGCTGCTCATGGGTCTTAGCAGTCTTCGTAGGCTTCTTCTTAAGAAGACAGACGATCTAGAGTTAAAGAAGGCTATTTTATCTGCGTCCGATGAAGAGCTTACTAGTTATGTTATAGAGTCTCTAAACAAGATGGCTCGCCCGCACGCCTCAATGGGAAGGAGTACCAACTCTGCTGTGGTTGGTTGGGCTAACAGCTTGACCAATAAAGACACCCAGATGATAAGAGACGCAGTGTCTCATCATTTGAGCAGGTATAAGTCTGCATTGAAGAGAGGGAAGCGCGAAGTAGCTGATGCTCATATATCTAGGCTCATACCTCTACTACACCTAATTGCGAGAGCTGCTCCTCATTCTGGTGGTCAACTAGACATGGATTACGTGCCTTTAGAGGCATGGGAATCTAACTACACTACGTTAGATAGAAGACCAGAGACGGGAAAACTCATAGAGGGAACAAAAGGCCTAGGAAGGAGACCTAGGAAGTCTACTGGTCAGTCTAAGTATGGTGTTTCTAGGTCTGTTCCCGACTATCGTTATTTAGAGATGCCTGCGCATCCAGAGCACCCCGATGCAAAAAAGATGAGGTTCTCTGGTGGGTATCCTTTTGAAGAGCTCCAAATAGGGCACTCAAAATCAATAGATGCCGGCGAGGGATACATACCTATTGTTGACGTAGAAGACGTGGATAAGTATGTTCCGCATGAGTTTGACTTTCACCCCATAAACTCTGTAGCAGATATAAGACAAGATATGCTTACTCCAGAAACGATGGAGTCTTACTATAATAAGATGAATGAGTGGAACACTTCTGAGCACAACACTAGATGGCTCAACCGAGTCAAACAGATGTTTAAGGAAAACCCAAAACAAGCTCAGTTCTTGTTTCATGAGGCTCCCAAGAAAAAACCAGATCACTTCTTTTCAGACATCAAGCTAATAGATCCCCCTGAGCACTCTAGAAAAAAGAATCAAATAATGGATGCTCTACCAGATGAGCTAAAAAGTAAGTTTGCGGAAAAATTTGGTCAAGGTAACCTGTCTCCAAAAGAGCTAGCAAACAGACCTGCAGATAACGAGGGCAATACTATAGAGGAACCAAGTCAAGAAACTTTACAACCTAAGAAACAAGAATTAGGCACGTCTTCTTTCAGAATAAGAGCTGACAATATAGTTAAACCAGATAGCGAGCCATCAAGTACTAAGCCCTCTAGCTCCGCTCCTATAAAAAACATTACTCAATCTTCTGTTTTTACGTCCTCAGCTGCTGCAGCTAAACCACAAGCTCCTATCAAACCTGCTGAAGTCAAACCAGTCAGCGCGCCCAAGACTCAGAGCGAGCAGCCGGCTCAACAGGTCAAGCCAGCAATTGATCTATCAGCTGATCATTTTAAGCACTTGCCAAAAGAGTTGTTAGAACGATTTAAGAAGAAATAGGTGTCTCTATGCCCGGCTTTGTTAGATCTAAAAAAGATGAGCAAAAGTGGAAAAGAGCAAAAGATGCTGTTTCTTCTAGCAAGAAGAAGAGTGTTGATGCTTTTACTGATAAAGACTGGGCTCTAGTTAATAAGATATACCACACAATGAAGAAGGCTAAAAATTACATACTAAACAGCGGTCAAGAAGGCGCCGCAGCGGCTGTGATACTAGATGAGCTATCAAAAGCTAGAAAAAGAGCTCTGTACCAGGACAGTGATTACATGGATGAGTATAATCAAGATGAAGAAAGCGAAATCCCAGAGGGATTCCATGTAATAGACGAGGAAGGAAAAAAAGATGGTGAAGACAGATGGCTCGAAGAAAATGACCCTAAAAGAGAAAGTGATGATGATTCCTATGCTGATTATGACGACATTGATGAGTCTGATGCGAAGTCTGCGGCAGAAGATTTTGGTGTGGAGCTACACGGTCATGGGGAATCTCTCTTTGATGATGATGAGTCTTACTCGGAAAAAGACTCCGGAATTGGCGAAGAAAAAACTCAAAACAAGAAGACGAGGATCTCCTCGTTCCCGCAGCCGACGCCAGAAGAGTTAAAACAGTATAGGTCTTACACTATACCGTGGGTAAGAAGAGCAAGAGACGCTGCTAGATTAAAAGCAGACCCCTCTAAAAACCCTGTCCTAGCTCATCAGGGTTCTACTATTGAAGCTAGAAACAAGTTCTTTGCTGATAAGAGAAGAGCGTACGAAGAAATGGTATCCTCTGCTGAGTATCAGTCAGCAGACCCAATAACAAGGATGGAGATGGATGAGAAGTTTGAGAACGAGTGGAGGCAGAAAAATCCATCTCATTTAATGGAGGCCATGAAGGCTCACTCTGAGGCTCATCAAAAATCTAAAGCATATAAGGATATATATAATCAAAAGAAACAAGAAGCGATACAATCTGTGCTTTCCGGCGCGCAAAGCTTACCGTCTTCTATATCAATGGAAGAGGCTGCTCAACACGTCGGAGGAGTAAAGGGTGATGATGATTCTGGCACGCAGGCGAGTTTTCTGTCTGATCCAGTTTCTTCGTTCGCGTCAAAGAATCAAGACTTCATACAAGAGTACTCTAAGATATATAATCAAAAAGCTAAAAAGCCAACTTCTTTGTCAGAGATGGCTACATTTGACGAGCACTCTAAGCGAGATCTCTCTAGGCTTTTAGGCCCTGCTCCTGCCTCAGATCCAAAATTTGAGAAGTTCTTTTCTACGTATTATCCGCTTATATCTATTTCAGCTAACAGGGCCATAAAAACACTAGGCCTGGATCCTAAGAAGAGCGATGTAGACATGTCTCTTCTGCACGAGGCTGGGATGCATGCGCTTTTTCAGGCGATAAATGACTACGACCCAAGATACAACACTAGTTTTAGCTCTTATGCTGCGAATAAGATAAAAGGTATGCAGATGACCGCGCTGAAATCTCAGGACCAGATACCCAGCGAGATCAGGAGAGCTCATAAGAAATATGTTAATGAAAAAAGAATGCAGAACGTATTGAGCAAGCTACCTGATCCAGAAAAAGCTTCCAAATTAATATCTCAGATTAAGGCTCAAAAAGAGCAGAATCAAGCTATTAAAGCTCCTGAGTCTCATAGTTCTACCTCTGAATTAAAAGCTCCTACTCCTAAGTCAACAGAAGAGCGACCTAAGATGTCGGCAGTAGAGGCAAAGCCTGCTGGAGCTGCTATGTCCAAACAGGAGTTTAAGCAGCCTACGGTTTCACAAGTAAGACCACAAAGCGTAGATACTAATATGCCTTCTAGTAGCACTGACACAGATATTAAGCCTAGCGCAGATAAGCCATCTGTGATTAGGAGACCAGGCGGCGCATCTGCTATGAATGTAAAGATTAAAAAACCAAACATTGGGGGATAAATGGGAATAATAAAAACACCTACTCACTCTCCTTTTCCAGCTTTTGAGATAGACCAGGAATCTACTCCTACTAGGTATCTTCCTCTGCCTACACCTGCCTCGATGAGAGCTACAGTGCTGTTTGGTATTCCTCTTAGATCTTACTTAACAAACGAGGAGATAACAGACGACGCTATTCAGCACTACATTGATCAGTCTATCTCTGAGATAGAGCACGTACTAGATCTATACATAACGCCAGTTGTTTTCAAAGAGCAGCATGATTATAGCAGGCATCAGATGTTTTGGAGCTTTGGATATTTTAAAGTAAACCATGGGCCTATACTTGATGTCTCTAAGCTTGAGCTCACTTTTAACAACGGGAACTCTATATACGGTGCTCCTGCTATGATAAATATTCCTCTTGAGTTTGTTCATGTTCAACCAAGAGAGATGACAATACAGATAGTGCCGACATCTGGCGCTACTTTGTCTAGCTTTGTTGCTACTCTTTACGCTGGATTAGCTTTTCATGCTTTTAATGCTAGCATAATATCTTCTTGGCCTGGGGCTATATACGTAGAATACAGGGCTGGTTTTGAGAACGACAAGGTTCCAGCTTTATTAGTCTCTCTTATAGAGAACCTCGCTGCTTGGAAGCTTCTTTCCACTTTAGGTCCAGTCATATTTCCTCATAATTCTGTGAGCATAGGTATAGATGGTACTTCTCAGAGCGTAGGAACGCTTGGTCCCAGCTTTTTGCAAAATAGATTAAATGAGTTAAAGATGCTTATAGATCAGCAGATGGATGCGGCTAAAGGATATTATCAGAAGAGATATCTAATAGATTATCTGTAAAGAGGTGTAACATGAAGAAAGATATTATAGTTGAACAGACTGTAGATGGAAAAATCAGCAGGTATGAAGGCAAGGAGCCTCTCAAAAAAGATCCAAAGAAGAAGAAAAAACAAGATAAGGCATCTGTTGAGAGCATAAAGAAAAAACTAGACGATCTAAAGAAGTATGTCTTAAACAATAGAGGCTCTATTTTAGATTTGTCGTCTGTTATGTCCGAAGAAGAAGATCAGCAAGAAGATCAAGCGCAAACAATGATGCAAGAAGGCGTCCCACAGGAACAGGAGGGAGTGCCGGCTGAAGATGGCTTCGCTGCTATTTTACAGCAATTAGGTATTCCAGAAGAAGAGTACCATAGATACCTACAGGCCCAATCAGGAGGACAAGAAGAAACCGATATGTCTGAAGGAGCTGAACAAGCCGTCTCTCCTGAAGAGGATGAATACATGGAAGCTGATCAGCCAGAGGAGCAGGATGTAGAGCAAGAAGAGAGTGATGAAGATTTAGAGCCCTCTATGGAGGAGATACAAGAAGAAGAGATGCCGATCAGAGACGAGCTTATCAGTGTCCTGCAAGATGATGGTTTTACAGATGAAGAGATTCAGGCTGTTTTAGAGGGTGTAATGCCTTTAGATGAGGTCCCCGAGAACGCTCAAGATCTGTATCAAGAGTACGCGGAAAAAGAGCTTGAAGTAGGAGGAAGTGGCTTAGAGCCTGAAGATGACAGCAAAGCCCTCGAAGAGGGGCAAGACCTAACACAGAATCTTCCTGTGTTTAATCAGTCGCTGAACGACCCAGAGAAGCAAATAGAGTTAGAAAGAAAAAGGTTAGAGATAGAGATGATGAGAAATCAAATGGAGCTAGACCTGCTTGAGCGGTATAAGAAGATAATGAGAGGAAGCAGCGGCGCAGCGGAAACATAAGGAGTTGGTTATGCCTGGCTCTGGGTATTCTATAAAGATTCTGCCTACAAAAGACAACGGAGTTGAGCTGGTGGTGCACCCGGATACTCCTGTTGACGTAGTTAACAAGACTGTTTCATCCTTGATAAATAAAGGTCTAGTAGAGGTACTAACTAAGAGTACTGCTACGTCTAGGGTATTCAAGGTTCAAAGCCAGACCTCTGTTGAGGACGAAGCAGTGTCAAGAACGCTGGATATTTTTAAGACATTGACTGCCTCTAATAGAGGATTGTCTAGCGCGCAGGTGCCTAGTAGACCCGTCGCTGACAACAATGATAACGATCTTATAGCTAGTTTTGCAGATTGGGCGGCAGAGGCTACTAAGCCTATCAGTCAAAGATTTAAGAGCGAGAAAGAGGCTATAGAGTATTGGAGATCTATACCAGTATCAGATAGCGTGAACGATATAGATAATTAATGTTGTCTTTTGTGTTATAATTATACATGGTGTGATAACGCTGGCGTCGAGCGGTCGACGTGTCATCTTTAGATGACCAGGGAAAGGCTATTATGCTTGAGAAGCGCTTTTTTGCGGTTCCTCCGCAGCCATTTATATCAAATGGAACACAAGACGGTGTAGTGAAAGTAGCCTACTCTGGTTTATTCAAGGTAAAGCAAGAGATAATTATTAGATCTAACACGCAGCCCCCTACTTCTAAATTAGAGATAAAGAGAATACTAGACGTTAACACTATAGAGGTAGGTCCTCTAGGTCATATCCACTTAAGGTCAGACTTGAGTGCCTACACTGTGGCAGATAATGCTGTCATATTCGCCATAGAGCAGGTCCGGTCAAAGATATCTTACGAAGAGACCACTAGGGCTGTATATGAAGAAGAACCAACAGTTGCTTACAGAGTCATAGGAGTTGATCCTTGGGGCAACGCTGTAAACTGGGCAGAGGACGGGCTTGTCCCATCTGAGTTCGACGATGTGCAGATAACAAGAGACCTAGATGAGGACGTAGTGGAAGCCAGGTTCTTCCTTAGAGGCCAAGAGATAAAACGTATAGCTCTTACGTATAATATAGCTAAGTCAGTCATAAGAGCTAGGAAGGTTGGTCCATAATGTCTGTGTTTGATAAGACTGTTAAAGATAAAGAAGTACTGCTGTTCAACTACCTTACAGGTAAGTTCGATCTTTCCTTAAAATTCAACCCAGATAGAATTGTGACGCATGAGCTTAACTCAGCAGGAAGTCTCTTGATGACATTTGATTCTAGGTCTGGACAGCATATACCACAAGATCCTCTTGTAGTCGTAGATAATCAGGGAAATGTAGTAGTAGTGGGGTAGTATGGCTTTTCACAAGAACCTGAGAGGACTTGATCTTCACGCACCTACTAACGAGCTAGTAGAGAACAATACTACTGCTTTGATACCTAAGTTGAAAGTAGTAAGGCTAGATCAGATGGGAGCCATATACCCAAGAGTCTTGCCTGCAAATCCAGGTGCATACCAAAACTTTGGGATAGCTGCGACGGATATACCTGCTGGTGGTTTTGGGTATGTGACTTGCTTTGGTTTTTTGTTTGATGTCGATACCTCTCCTTGGGCAGTCGGCACAGAGTTGTATTCAGACTCGTCTGGTAACTTAACTGTCGCGCCTTTAGGCGGTATCGTAGCTACTGTTGTTAAGCAGCATGCCACCCAAGGAGTTCTCTATGTGCTAACAGAGCTAAATGCGAGTGCTAGCTCTATATCTTGGCGCTTAGATGGAAACAGCGGCACCAACGAGTTGGTTAATTTTTTGGGTACTCTAGACGCTAGCGATTTAAGAATAAGAACAAACAATCAACTGATGGCTGTGTTTAACAAGCAAGGAAGACTAGCTATCGGCCCAGACTTGACTTCTCCGTTGTCTCATTTTCATCAAAAAACGCATGTGGGCTACTCAGGGTCTGGATTAAGAACAGAGACCTGGTCGCTAACCACTAGCTCGACTTCTTATGTGACTGCTATCTCTATTCCCATAGACGACAACAGTGTTGTGAAAGTAGAGTTCGACGCTGTGTGTAGATTTGACGACGGGAGCGAGAGAGCTGCTTTTAAGAGAATGGGTTTGTTTTTTAGAGAATCTAGCAACGTGCAGCAGCAAGGGTTGTGGCACTCTCTGTACACAGAGAAGAGCGCGCTTGGTTTTGATGTGTCTTATGTGCTTGGTGTCTCTGATCTCTTTATAAGAGTTAGGTCTGCTAAGAGCGACAAAACGTTTTGGACTGGTCATGTAAAGATAGAGGCTATAAAGACTGATACTTAATAGGAGAATATATGGCAGTACTTGGTCAGATAACTTTAAACGAGATACTTCTATTAGAAGTAGATGCTGCTCCTAACGTGTCTCCAGTGGATGCTCCTATTGGTTCGTTAGCTATAATGACTGACGGTTCTGGTGTTTATCAGAAGACAGGGCCTTCAAACATAGATTGGAGTAACGTGTTTACGTACAATCTTCCGATTCCCGCCAACCAAGTGTCTTTTAGCACGCTTGTTTCTTTTTTCGGATCGGTCGATAACGTAAAGGATGCTTTGGATTTATTGGGACTGGACAAGGCTAATTTGTATAACGGCAATAACTTTACAGGATCGCAAACGTTTAGGCATCCTAGCAATACAAATGCATTATTCGGTATTTTCTCCGGGTATTATACAGGAAATAATGGGCTATTTTTAAGAACACCTTTTAATACAGGACCTTTTGTATTGGGCTATTTGGATAGTACCTCGACCATAATGCCGCTTTTAGGCCGTGCTGTAAATAATGACGACATTTTAACAGGTCTTTTAGCTGACGATACTTTGGTGGCTTCGCAAAATAGAATTGTTCAAAGAAGTGCGGTAAGCAATAGATATGCGCAATTAAATGGTTCTGGGTTTGGGGTTGGGTTTTTGACCAATGACCAGCCTACATCTGCTGCTTTGGAAGTAAGATCGGCAAGCCAAGGTATTTTAATTCCGAGATTGACTGAGTCTCAAATAAATGCTATTTCAAGCCCGGCATCATATCTGACCGTGTTTAACACAACGCGCAATTGTCTTTCACATTTTATAGCTGGCATATGGACCTTGGAGCAATATGTGTATGTAACAAACACAGCCTCAAATAACACGATAAACTGGACAAACGTGCCTATTACAGCTATAAATACCCTGCCTTCTGGGCGTTATGAGGTAAGAGGCTTTTTTACATTTAACAGTGCTGCTACGAGTACAGGTATAGGAATACGTTTTGCTGCCAATTCTGGTTCGTATAGTAGTATGTTTTTGCATTGGAGTATTTCTGCTGGAACTAACGGATCGACAACTATGTTTTGGGATAGGACACAATTAACAGCTGCTGATAACTATGTAGCCCCAAGCTCTACGGCAACAACAGATAATTTGGCTATAGTGGAAGGGTTTTTTAACACAACAACTGGTGTTGTTCCGTCATTACAAATTAGATCAGAAGTGTCTGGATCGGCCGTAACGTTAACAGACGGGTATTTTTTAATTAAAAGGGTAGGATAGGAGGGATAATATGGGAATGGTTGTATTAAATGGCAAAGAATTTGCGGATAAAGAATCTTTATTGCAAGATGTAGATTTTCAGGGGTTAGACGAACACACCAAGTCTTTATTATTAAATAAATTAGACCCCAACGAACCTATATTGCCTCCGCCTCAAAATACCGTGCCGCTCTCTGTAACGCCTAGGCAGATTAGAACTGCATTGGTGCTGAGCGGTATATCTTTGTCCTCTATTGAGGCTATCATAGATAGTCTTCCCTCTCCAAATAAGGAGATAGCTTTAATAGCCTGGGAGTATTCTGTTGAGTTTCAGCGAAACAACCCTTTAATAAATCAGCTTGCACCGTTGCTTGGGTTGTCTAGCAAGCAGATAGACGACATCTTCATTTTGGCTTCAACTTTATGATAGAATAAACTAATAGACGGAGACGTATATGGCAAATATAATAGGTCGACTAACAGATAACGAAGTCGAGATACTTCAGGTAGACAATGATCCATCTATTGGACCTGGAACGCCTGCGTTTATAGGCTCCATAGCTATGTGGAATGATGGAACAGTTGGGCGTGTGTATGTAAAAACCGGTCCACTAAACACAGACTGGGATCAAGTAAACACGTTAGCGGTCTCTGGTACTGTGTTAAACGGAGTAGGAGGAAGGATTCCTGTTTACCCTTCTACTGGAAACACGGTGGACGACGTGTATGTCCAGAACTTACAGCCTGTAGTTGTTCAGCACGATAGCCACCCTGCTAGGTCGACTCCTATAACATATACAATCCCTAACCCAGGTAATACTATATCTTCTGCTGATTTTGTGCTCACAGAGGGATCTCAGACTATCAACGGGAACAAGACTTTCAACGACAACGTTGTCGTGCAAGGCGACTTAACAGTAAACGGGTCCTTGACCTCCATTAACTCTACTGTTACGACTATCGTAGACCCCACTATCACGTTAAATAAGAACGGACCTGTCAACTCGTCGTCTGGATCTGGTATAGAAATAGAGGAGAACTCAAATATAGTAGCCTCTCTCACTGTGTCTCAAGACAGAGAGGGGTGGGACCTGCTTGTACCTTATTCTGCTAACACGGCTAAATTAAGTTTAAATCTACTGTCTCAAGATAGGGAATACAACCTACCTGACGAGAGCGGAAAGCTCATATTAGGAAACTCTGGTGCTAACAATACGATAGCTTTTTGGGCTACTTCTAACACAATAACAGCTGACTCAAACTTCGTGTGGGTGAACACGCTGTCCTCGTTAGGCGTAGGTACCGGGTCTCCTACTGCTAACCTCCACGTAGTAGGTACAGCTAGAATAACATCTTTGAACTTGCCTCAATTTGTTAAGACCGACGCTAACGGAAACTTAATAAACAGCCAGGTAGACCTATCAACTGGAGATATAACAGGTGTTCTTCCTATAGCCAACGGAGGAACAAACTGGAGCGGGCCTCTGGTTAACAACAGGATAATGTGGTCTCAGTCTGGTCAGATAGTAGAAGCGCCAGCTTTGAATAATGGCCAGCTGCTTATCGGAAGCACAGGAGGCGCTCCTGTTCCAGCAAATATAACACAGAACGGCTCTAATAGCGTAGTCATAACAAACGGCCCAGGCTCTATCCAGCTAGACACAGCTCAAGATATAAAAACAACTGCTTCTCCTACGTTTAGTGGTTTAACTCTATCTTCGTTGACCCCTGGTTCAGTCTTGTTCGCTGGTCCTTCTGGTGCTATCTCTGAGGATAACCCCAACTTGTTCTGGGACTATGCTAACGGTCGCTTAGGTGTAGCCACGTCTGTTCCTCAAGATACTCTGCATGTTTACGGCACATCTAGGTTTAACGGAAGAGTGCTTCTATCTATAACTGGAAACAATGAAACGTGGTGGGGACAGAGCGAGCTCACTACAACCAACGGCACGCCTTCAAATATCTTGATACATACTGCGTCTATTACTCAAAGCGAAGTGTATTTAGTAGAGGCTCACGTTCTAGCATTAAGGACAGGTGGAACAGCAGGGTCTCCGCTCGACAGTGCATCCTACATCAGGGCAGCTAGGTTTAAAAACAACGGTGGAACAGTCACTATGCTGACACAGCAGTCTACGTATACTTCTGAAGATCAAGCTTCTTGGAATGCTAGCCTAGGCGTCCAATCTCCTAACCTAATTATATTGACTGTCAACGGGGCTGCTAACAATAATGTTAGATGGGTGGTGACTTATAAGATAATAAGACAAGTGTTATAGAGATGATTTTATGAGAAACATGTATGTTGGCTTTTCTAGGTCGTCGTTAAGGTTTCCTGTGTTTAGTAAGCTAATACAGTGGTACATGGGGACAGATTTTAGCCACACATATATAAGGTTTTACTCAGACACGTTAAACAGAAACATAATCTACGAGTCAGCAGGGGGCGGCGTTAAGTTTGTTGGCTCAAACGAGTGGAAGAGGAGGAACCACACAGTGGTGGAGTTCAGCCTTCCTGTAAAAGAAGAGGCATATTTAGATTTAATGCGTCAGCTCATAGATTATGCTGGCATAGAGTATGGCTTCTGGCAAAATATAGGAATAGTGATATCGGACTTATTTGGATTAAAGAGGAACCCTATCAGTAAAGGCAAGAATTGCTCTGAGCTTGTGTCTGAGGTGTTAGCGAGTTCTGGTTTTGAGCTACTTAAAGAGCCAAATTTGATGACGCCTAAAGACGTGTTTAACCTGCTTAACTCTTATTGTAGAGACCGCAAATGATGTTGTTGAAGTATCTATCTATATTATCTGAAAAACTTGAGTCGTTAAACGTTAATGGCGTTCCAGTGCCTATGATAAAAGACCCAAAGACAAACAAGGGGTCTGTCTCGCTCACTTTAGTATTTATATCTTCTATAACTGTCATATTATCTATAATGGCTCCAATGATAGAGTCGAAGACTGGTGGTCAGATAAACGTTTCGCAATCTATGGAGTTTTTTTGGACTAGTTGTGCCCTTTATTTTGGAAGAAAGCTCTCTGTGTCTCAAGAAGACAAAAAGATGTCTGGCGCGAAAGAAGAGTAGCCATCATAGGTATAATATAATACATGAGCGATATCTCTGATGTTCAAGAGTTCCTATCTATAATCCAGCATCGCTTAAAGGCCGCCCATGAGGAGATATCCTCCCTTCATGAGGAGAGGGAGTCTTTAAAACAGAGAGATGAAGAGATCCAGGTAAGGATACATCAGCTAGTGGGTGCCATAACTGAGCTTCAAAAGCTATCAAGTGTAATCGCTGGCGACTCTAAATAATTAGAGTTTTATACCCCTATTTGTGATAGAATATGATTAAAATAGGGGTGCACTCATGCGAAAAAAGCCTTCTAGTGTTAAGAAAAACTCTGCTGTAGCCATCTATAGTGTACATGATAAGCTAGAAGACATATCTAAGACTGTTCATGATATTAATAATCATTTAATAAAGCACACTGTCTCTTTTGAGAACCATATTGAGCAAGATAAGTTGATGCAGCAAGAGCTGCATAGGTTGAACCAGATTCTTGCTAAAAACACCGATTCTCTACAAGAGCACATGAGAAGAACAGAGGCAGTAGAAGGCATACTACAAGTACTGCAGCAAGAACAGGACAATATAAAGTCAGAAATAGAGCCGCTTGTGAGATTTAAGACTGGTTTTAAAGTAATAGGAGCTGTGGCCGCATTTTTAGGCTTGCTGGTCGGCGCAATTAAAGGTATTTTTGAATTATTAAGATACAAACACTAGGAGGTCAAAATGACTAAAGATTTAAAAAGACGACTACTTCTTGCTCTTAAGACTAATAAGGCTCTAGAGGAGATGGAGATACTTTTAGCCTCTCCAGCTCAGTTCAGTGCTCACCTAATGAAGATGTGGTCTTTTGCTTTAGGTAGCGCTAGCGCTGCTAAAGAGTTAGAGCAGGCAGTTTTAGCCGGAGCAGGGATTCCTAAGAAAACCCGACACAATGTTTGGGGTAGAGTTGTTTCAGCTCTGTCTAGTAAAAAATCCGCACAAGAGCTTTCAAGCCTTATTTAACACGTATTGTTTTATATTTTTTACGACCTCAGGCTCAAACCTGGGGTCGTTTAATTTTCTGTTTAGCCCAGATGGGTGAGGTATGCTAAGGTGTGCTAATTTAGCTCTTTAAACCTCTCACGACTAAAGTCGCGAGATTCCTGCTTCATCCACCAGCACTGCTTTTGTCGGCTGTAACCTCCAGTGTCCACAGGCGTAACTTCGGGTAGTCCCTACCCTACGTTGTTATATTGCTTAAGCAATACCCAGTATTCTTTTACCTTCGTTCATTATATTTATGCTGGCATTTATATCTCTGTCATGCCTTGCTCCACATTTCGGACATTCCCATTCCCTTATGCTCAAATCCTTTACCTTCTCATTTCTATAACCACATACACTGCAAATCTGACTTGATGGATAAAATGTATCTACTTTTACTATCGCTCTTCCATACCATAATGCTTTATACTCAAGCATTTTTACAAATTTTGCCCATGCACTGTCTGATATGAACTTCGATAACCTATCATTCTTCAACATATTTTTAACCTTTAAATCCTCTAAAATTATAACTTGGTTTTCGTTTATAATTTTAGAGGACAACTTGTGCAAAAAGTCTTCCCTTTGATTTCTTATCTTTTCATGTATCTTTGCTACTTTTTTGCTTGTTTGTAGAAGTTACTACTTCCCACCTGCTTTTTAGAAAGTTTCCTTTGTTCTTTGATAAGTCTTTTTCCCAACTTAATTAAATACTTGGAATTCGGTATTTTATTCCCCATCGCTATCTACAAGAAAATCTTTTATACCTAAATCTATGCCTATCATCTTATTAGTGGTAGGCTTTTTATCAACTTCATCTATTTTACAACATATTGATACATAATACTTGCCAATAGGCGTTCTACTGACAGTTACATTTAAGATTTTACCTTCTACTTCCCTTGATTTTACAAACTTTACCCATCCCAATTTAGGAAGTTTTATTCTGTTGCCTTCTATTTTAATATTGTTATTTGTAAAGTTTGTTCTATAACTTTGGTGTTTGTTTTTCTTTGACTTAAACTTTGGATATTTTGCATTACCTTCAAAGAAGTTTTTAAATGCCTTGTCTAAGTCTTTTAAAGAGTTTTGGAGTGAAAATTTGTCTACTTCTTTTAGCCAAGTTAATTCTTTTTTAATTGTGTTAACTGAGCAGAACAAGAATTATAAGTTAGACCTTTTCCTGTTTCTTTGTAAGCATTGTCCCATTTTGCTAAAAAATGATTAAATACAAATCGGGAGCAACCAAATGTTTTATTAATTAATATTTCTTGTTCTTTGTTTGGATAAATTCTAAATTTATATGCCTTATTTACAATCATTGACCTTCACCCCTCTTTTCGTATATACTATAAGTATATACAAAGTATTAGTGTATGTCAAGAGATTATCCAAAAATATATTCAAGAACAAGGTCATTAGGGCTTATATCCCCTAGCCTGAAGGCGTAGGGGTTTTACACCTATCTCTTATAAAAACAACTAGTTTGTTTTTATCTAGGTCTGTACTGTATGACATAAAAATTATTTTCTTGGTCGTAGTCTAAGTCTATACAAACATCACGCATCTCAAGTATTTCTTTGAAGTCCTTGTATAGGTTTTTGCTGATAATCTTTGTTATTCCAGTGTTTATTAACATCCTCATGCAGCTCTTACACGGAGTCATCGTACAAACAAGCGTACAGTTATCTGTGGATATACCATGCCTAGCGCAGTTAGATATAAGATTTTGCTCTGCATGTATCATGTATTCGTATTTTTCTGGCCTAGTATTGGGCAGCTCTTCGTCTTTTGCTCCTCTTACAAAGCCGTTGTAGCCGGTTGCTAATATAGCCCCAGTATTGTTGTTTACTAGAACGGCTCCAACTTTTGTTTCTGCGTCAGGAGACCGTTGAGCTACTGCCTCTGCTACATCCATGTATACGGCTGCCTTATTTTTAACACTACTATTCATCTTCTTCGTTCTCCTCAGAGATCTCTTGATCTTCTGATTCTTTCTCTAAATTAAGAACAATGTCTTCTATAAGAACAGTCTTAACGTCTTCAACGGTGACGGGTCTTAATTTCTTTACCATTACTTTTTCTTTCACTCTTCCCCTCTTAGGGCAGACAAACTCAACCTCTTGTTCAACGATCTCCTCTATAAAAGAATCAGGATTTAGGTATCCAAGTGGTTTGGGTTTTCTTCCTCTGATTACTCTCTTACCTCTTGTCATCTTCTCTCCTATCTCGTGTTCATTATTGAGTTATTTGATACTCTCTCTGTTAGTGTATACATCAGTAGAGCTGCTTCGTACTGGTTGTAGAAGCTCTGGGTTACAGCTCTCCCCGTATTTAACATGAATAGTCTCTCTTTGGTTTATTTTGTAAGAATATACCTCTATTGTACATATGTTTTTATGTGCTATGTTCGTGTCTTTTTTATGTATGGGGCTCACCCAGGCGCTGATTACGATTAATGCTAAGACGGCAAAAACCATAACACTCCTTTGTTTTACGACTTACTCAATCCTATGTCCACTCTGCTTTTACTATTTGCTCTATAGCTTGTATGTAGTCAAGTATTTGTCTCGGTGTTTTCTTGTTCTTGTCGTAGAGTCTCTTAAGCATTTCTACCCAAGAATTGTACTCGCCGTACGCTATTATGGTTGTATATGTAGATAACGGCATTATGACTTGTGATACAAACTTCTCGGCTCCATCTGCTTGGTAGGCGAGCGGGTTTATAAGCAATGCGTCTGTTGTTCTAGATATGTCGTCAGCTATGACTTTTGAGTCCTCTATATCTGAACACCCAATCTCTGTGAAGTTTGGTTTATAAGCCTCGACTTTCGAGAGGCCCTTATTGATGTCTGCGTTTATTATCTTAATATCGTAAAAAGACAAGAAGAGTTGAAAAAACAATGGACACTTAATTCCTAACACGAGGTAGCCAGCTTTTTCTAGCTCCACTGGATACGTAGGCGGAGTCTCGAGCTCTCCGCCTGACACTGCTAGATTTTTTGTCTTAGCATCTGTGTAGTATGACCAGCCGATTTCTCTCAATTTCTTAGTGGTCATGCAAGAATCTAATAGCTCTACAAAGCCATTATCTAGAACCGGTATTCTCATTTGTCACACCTAGCATCTCATTTACTAGATTGATATCTTTCTCGTACACATGCATTGAGTGCACTATGTGCGTGTATGTTCCCTTTGAAAGCTCTGGATAGACAGGCTTTAGTTCTTGGAGCATCTTATCAATCAATGAGCAAAACCAAGGCATGTCGTATGCTAGACCTAGTACTACGTCGTTGGATCTCATGTTGATGGTGAGATGCAGCTTGTTGTCTCTTATATGAAAGATACCGTGCATTGTGCAGACTTGATCTTTATTTCCGCTCCATTGGTGCTCTGGCAAAGAGAACCTAAGGATTGCCTGCCTAGTGTCTTTATCTCTTATGAGAGAAGTTTTAGCCCACTCCCAGGGAGTGATTTTTTCTGAGTCAAAAGTACCTCCATGGGATTTGTTTTTCCAAATCAAGTAGCCATATGCTGAGTTTATTGTACCGTCTGGGTTTGCTATCTGCTCCCAGAATTTAGAAGCTTTAGCAAAGTCCTCTACTCTATTTGAGCAACTCTCGTATAGCTGTTTCTCTTTCTCAGTGTAAGAGGCAATCTTCTTGTTTCTGTTCTCTGACATGGTCACTATTGGTGAATCAGATGGGTTCAACACCTTAAAAGAGTAATTCATCTTCTCCAGTATCTTTAATCCTCTTGGAGAAGAGACGTAATCGGTGTTAGTGATTATGTCTTTTAGGGTTCCTAAGTAAGCCTCTGATGTAGTGTTATATACGAGCATTACTTGCTGCTCCTATTTGTTGGTTTTGCTCACTGTATTATACTTTACTTAGTTCGTTGCGGATTCTTCTGGTTTAGTGGCATCTAGGCTATTTTCTAAGAGAAAAGCTTCCATGTTGTGTCTCCTATTAGCTATCTGTGTCTACCTCTCTTAGGTACTCTTCTAAGTTGAGGTGTTTAACACCATACCCGTAGCTCTTTTTTGTAAGCCTCTTCATTAATTGCCCTATCCTGTTATACAGGTGCAAATAAACAAAAGTAGACTCTTGGACGCTCTTGCCTTCCTTAGTTACATAGTTTGGGTTGTAGTTACGCAGAGCCACGCATACCTCTGTGTATAGGTATTGCCTTATATCTGTTATGGTGTAGCCGGAATTGCCCAAAGACACATTAGGATTGCTCCTATAATAGAAGGCCTCATTCCAGTTCTTAACTACAGAGTCCCTGATGTATTTTTCTACCATTGAAGTGTACTTTAGCACGTCTTCGTTTGTTAATACTCTATTGTTGTTTTTCATAATATCTCCCATTATTTTCAGGATTAGATGATTACGAAGTCATAGTCTTCTGCTACGACTTCTCCGTTTTTTAATAGCTGTATTTTTACCTGTAGCTTTTTGCCGCTCGGGGACGGAGAAACGCTTGTAGTCACGTTTAGGCTAAACTCGCTTTTGGGCCTGTTTTGATCAGTTTTTAACTGCTGTGGTTTGGTTTCTTGCTGTTTTTTTCTAGACATTTTTACCTCCACGTTAATATATTTTCGGAAAATAGTAAATAGTTTTATGTTAAGTCGGCTTTACTTTCTTAAAAAAGGCACTATATTGTATTTACACGGCTTAAACAAAGGAGGAACGTATGCTCTATTTAGTAGATTCATACTTTTACTACCCTCTATACAGCGGAGATAAGCTAAACATGAAAAAGTCGCTCAGCGAAAATAAAGTTAAATACGAGATAGACCTTCCGGGTGTTAAGAAAGAGGACATCAAGTTGGAGGCCCATCAATCTTATATACATATAACAGCCAAAAAACATAGAGACAACACTGAGTATTCTACTAAGATACATCTACAAGAAAAACTAGACACTGAAAAAGCCACTGCAAAACTAGAAGACGGCGTTCTGTGTATTGAGTTTCCTCTAAAAGAGTACAGGCGCCTTATCAAGATCGAGTAGCGCTTTCTTCTAGCTTCTTAAGCTCTTCCTGAGAGACACTGATAAAGTCATTGTTTACTAGTAGATACATCTTCATAGTGTCGACGTCCATATAAACGTCGACACTTTTTTCTTTAGACTTAACGGTTTTTACTTTTACAAGCGATGAGCCTGTTGCTTTCATTATTGATATTCCTTTGTGGTCTTAAAGAGTTTTAAGTCTACTACAAAAAACTGCCCTTCTTCGCCGTTCTTGCGTACAACAGAGTGCAGCATCTTTTCTCTTTCTATTACGTATGAGTCAACAGTTAATCCTAGTTCGTCTTTTAAGTTAATGATGAACGTATCAAATTTCTCTGGGTTGGATAAGATATAGTTGTACTCTTCTTGCGAAAAAGATACAGTTTTCTTGTTTAAGTTCCTTGCGTTAGGCTTCTTGTTAAAGCTGTGCACCTCTGCCTCCATGTTGGATATTACACAGACTCATCTGTGTGTAATATATTTTTACTAATATAAATTATTAAGTCAGCGCAGTTGTTTATGAAATCATTTTGCTTTTTTGTTTTTTGATTTTCATAGTTGATTAGCTGCTTTTTATTGACAAGCCAGCTAATTACATCCTTGTCGTCTGTGTTATTTATAGCAGTATTGATCATATTGAGACATACTTTTTTTATTATATCTGCTACTAGGTCTTGCTTTCTTATCTTTATTGTCCTGCTGTTTTCGTCAAAAAATAGAACTTTTCTGACTTCTGAGTTGTTTATTATTAATTTTGACTCTAAGTATGAGAACATAGACGATCTTATGTGCTTGTTTAACGTCTCTAAGAATGTTGTTGGAAACACTCTTTCAAACTGCTGAGGTGTTCTGATCTTGCTGTTTTCTACGTCTATTTGAACAATTATTCGGTTTAAAGAGCCTCTGATAGAGACATATAGGTTTTTCTCTACCTCTTCTATATATAAGTTAATATAGTTGATTATATCTATTCCATTAAATTGCATAGAGAAACAAGCTCTTGTAGATCTTTTACTTTTCCGCCTTGTTTGTGTAGTTCATCAAGTTTAAGCGCAATTTTTTCATCATAGTTTTTGTATTGCTCTATAGCAGTATAAATATCATCTTGATAGAGTATTGTCTCGATTGCCTTTATAGAAGTATACATAGGGTTATATATACTTACATTGAACATGTTGCATGTATGGTATATATTTTTTATATTCTTTACCAGAAAGTCCTCTTCGTGTTTTCTTGTCCTTATCAGGGGAAGATAAGATTTATCTAAAGACTCTGCATTGTTCATGGCTTTTTTAGCAAAATACTCTTCTAGGGAGTACGAGTACTCTAGGTATAGAGCCGCGTGAATCTTTTGGTGAGTGCTTATTGGCTCCTTATCTAATAAGGCTTTTATTATGTCTGTCTTAGAAAGAGACAAAGTGCTTTTGTTTATGTCTGAGCCTTCAGAGTATAAGCCTCCTAGGATCAAGCTAAAAGGGACATGTATGTCCCCCATATTAGAAAAATCTATAGAAGATACGTGTAAGCCAAAAACAAGAAGGTCATCTATCTCCGCTTTTGTTCTTATTCTCATCCCACTGTCTATCAGTAGCGATCTCATTATCTAAAACCTCTGTGCTGGAAAACAAGAAATTTAAAAACTCTAAACCAACACTCTTAACTAGTCTCTCGGTTTCACCGTTATCATTTGCCTCGATTGCGAGACGCTTCATCATGGTGTACATCTGCTCAGGCGTGAGGTCGTACTTCTTTATCTTCTCTCTCCACTCTTTGAGTTTCTTTTCGTCTACCTTATGGCGCCCCCTGTTGAGCTCTTCTGGTACGGCTCGCACGTTTGATGACTCATATCCCTTAGAGTTATCTATCCTATCTGGGCTCAACAGTTGGCCGGTCTTCTTTTCTTCTCTCTGTATCTTGTCTACTATCTCTTTTCTTGTGCCTCTGCCTTTGGTCTTCTTGCTAGCTGTGCCGTTCTTGCCGTCTTGTCTTCTAAGTGCGTCATCTGCTTTAGTATGAGCTCTTATGTAGTGTCCAGGTGTCTTCTTTGCTCTTCTTAGCTCAGCTAGACACTCTTTGCATCGACCTTTTGGGTTTTTAGGATTAGCGCTGGGCTTGCCGCATCTAGGGCACTTCTTCTCAAGTGTCTCAGGGATCTCTAATACTTTAACTTCTATCATATGTCAATTATACCATAGCTCCTCCTGCGACGACCTCATTCTAGGGGTCGCCCATGTCCCTCTCGTCTCGAAAACCAGAGAAAACAGGTATTCTTGGTGAGCTCTTTACCCCCACGGACTGGAAGTGGTATCTCAGTGTCTTCCCAATATAAGTCTGCTTATTGCCCCATATCTTGTCTCTCATCTCCTTATCAAAGCCTGACCCAATCCTAAAAATAACCCCGCTCTTGATGTCCTTTACAACTAGGGCTCCCATGATGTTAGCTGGAACAAGGCCGGATTTACTAGAAGACCTCTTAGTGTTTCCAAGTAGATCTAACTCTGGTGGGTTAAAGTTGTTCATCATCTCCTCTATATCTAGGATGACTGCTTCGCTGTAGTCGAATCTTTTTACCTTTAACAAGTAGCTCTCTTTTAGAGTCGATCTTCCATATTTATAAGGCGAGTCTGCTCTTCTTAGCATTATGCCCTCGTGGCCTTCATCTGCAGCCTTGCTTTCAAAGAGTCTTATATCCTCTATAGAGCTCATCACGTGCTGATCTAAAATAATACATATATCTTCTGGTAGTTGGCCTTTGCTTTTTAGCTCTAGTAAGTCTTGTAGTCTCTCTGAGTACGGCTTATTGGGTGATTCTTTTACATAGTCAAATATGTAGAACTTAAAACCATGTATTTCTTTTTCTTTAATTGACATCACTATAGAGGTAATGTCACTAAAGCTTTTTCCCTCTATGATTATCTCTCCATCTAGGCCGTTAGGTAGACTACTGCACTTATCTTGTATAGCCTCGTTAGGTATCTCTTTTAATGTTCTAGAGAGGAGCTTTCCGTCTCTAGTTATGGCTCTTATGCCGTCTAGCTTTATAGAGGCAAACATAGGAAACCTCAGCAATGAGGCCTCATCTTTATCTTCTAAAGAAAGTGCTGATGCTAGCATTGGCTTCTTAATCATAAGACCTATACCTATTTTATTTTTATCCGTAGTATACGTATATTTTCAGAAAGAGCGGCTATAGGTATAATACTATACTAGGTTTGGTGCTCTATGATAGAGAATGGAGTTGACCTAAAAAACAGAAGAATATACTTTGGTGGGGTCCTCTCTTCTTTTGACTCAGAGACGTCTTCTGAGTTTAACCCAATGACTGTTGAGTATGCTATCAGAGCTATACACGCTATGGTAGCAGAATCAAACTCCAAGCCCATAGAGATACACATGTTCTCGTATGGCGGAGATGTTTACTCAATGCTTAGGCTTTACGACGAGATTCAAGCTTGTCCTTGTCAAGTTAAGTTCTATGGCGGAGGAGCCATAATGAGCGCTGCCAGCTGTATAATGGCTGGGTGCGATGAGAGGTATCTACACAAGAACACAACAGTGATGATACATGATGGTTCTACTTTTTTTGACGGCTCGCACACAGATAGCCAGATAAATGCCACAGAAGACAAGAGGGTGAGAAACTTAATCTACGACATATATGCAAAGAACTCTAGGCTGCCTAAGTCTTTTTGGGAAGACGTGGGGCAGCGCGATGTCTACTTAACAGCAGAAGAAGCTATCACTTTAGGATTAGCAGATAAGATAATAGAGCCTAAAAATAGAGGTAAGTTCAGGAGAGTGAGGTCTTCTGTGTTGAACTCAAAGATAGAATCAAAGCAATTAAAAAAGCTTATCATGAACATATACAAGCGAGTCAACAAGAAGAGCACAGTTAACATAAGCGTTAACCTACCTGAGGTCTATCCAGAAGAAGACTTAGAAACACTTGAGCAGGTGCCGCCTGAAAAACAGGCCGAGTTAGAAAACAAAGAACCTAGCAGCGAAGAAGTTAAAAGTTAATAGAGCACTCAATTTTATCTTTTTTACCTATTATTACTATCTTACATTGCTCTACTGGAAGTATTTGCCATGTGTACTCTACCATCTGTAGAGTCTCTTCTTTTAAAGACTTATTGAGAAGCTCGTATAAGTTGCTTGCTGTGTTTTGCTGCGTTAAAAGTGGTACGTCTTTTTTAGTGATAATCTTTTCTTCTATCAAGAATGGAATAAGCTTATCTAGTAGGCTGGAGTTTTCTAGTAGCTTTTTTAAAGCAGACAGCTCGTGTCTTTGCTTTTGAGACATCGTGGTCATAGTTGCTCTACCTCAGAGATTATATTATAAAACCGCTTTGCGAGAAGCTCGTGATACTTCCTTACGTGGGAGTGCTTCTCGTAAAGATCTTGCAGCTCTCTGTCGTCAAAACCGTGTTTCAACGGTGGTCTAAAAATATCATACTCTATATCTTCCAAGGCTGACTTAAATTTTGCTCCTAAAATTGCCATCTTGTACTCATCTTTCTCCTCTGGCAAATTGAACTCTATCGTTGCTCTCATAATGGCTCCTTATATTGAATAAGTTTTTAATTATTTTACCGGTAGCCACTGCGGTTGCAGCTGATGTGCCAGAGAACATCTTTTTCTCTCCAGTACCAAAATCTTCGTAGAAGACTCCTACCTCCCATAGGTCAACAATCGTGTCAGAGAAGTTAGATGAATTTAATTTTTGATGCTGTTTATTGTGAGCGCCAACAACTATAACTCGCTCATCTAGTGTGGCAGGGTAGTACTTAAAACGGTCTAAATCAACACCATCGTTTCCAGCCGAGGCGACAAATATGATCCCAGCATTGAGAGCCTTCTTTACGGCTATCTTCTCTTCTTGAGAGAATGTTTTTCCTCCACCTGAGTAGTTGATTATGTCTACTTTTAACTCTATAGCGTGCTCTATGGCTCGCACAGACGAGCTGAGCGTATCTGTGTTATCGCCTTCTTTGTTAAAGAACTTTATATGAACCTGACAGTATTTGCTCTTGTTAAGCTCGGAGTACTTGTGAATCAAGTAAGCCACAGATGTTGAGTGGCCTTGCAGGTCTGCGATGGTAGTGTTCGTGAAGTCTTTGTGTCCGCTGTGGCATAGATAATCGTTGGCAATGGGCACCATAGGTAGACCAGTATCGATGACTGCTACTCTTACAAAGGGAGCCGCAAGAGCGGTATTGACTGGGTTGAAGGTTCCAGCTGACGCGACAAAAAACAAAAAATACAAACAAGCTTGCCTTAGTGTCATGTTTCCTCCAATACGCGATACATGTATTCTTATACTTTTTGTTTTTTTGACTTTAAGTATTCAAGATATTCGCTCACTAAGGCGCTGGCTTCTTCTATTGATAGATTTATGTAATTTTTATTATTATTGTTTTTAATAGGTTTATCGACTTTAGGTACTTTGCTCGCCTCAAGCAGTCTTTGTGCTTCTTCTTGGGTGGGGTTGCGATATTTAACTTTCTTTTTGGGAGCTGGTTGAGCTATAGGCTGGCTAATTTCTAAGTCAAGTTTTTCTTTGTATGCCTCGTACAGCTCTTTAATCTCTTCCTCTGTCATAGAGGAGTTGTTTAAGATAGCCTCCATGACTTTATCTATATCTTTGAACGATAAACCTTGGATTTGATTACATATTTGTTGTTTTAGTTCGTTGTTATTCAATACATAGTAGGCCCTAATTACTTCTTCTTCTCTGCTAAGACCGCTAAAACCTAAAGACTCTTTGATCTTTTTCTTTATCTTAGACACAATTATTATTTTATCAGTAGTGAGCGGATAAAAAGTTATTTTTTAATGGCTATGCTATAGACGATCTTCTCTTGAACTTTAGGCCATCCTATCTCATCTATCATGCCTAAGTTTTTGGCCTCTCTAGGAGAGATGAATATGTCTCCAGGGCCATTTTTTCTCATCCAGTCTTTTAGCTTCTTTAGTGTCTTAAAAGAAGTCTTGTGAGCTATCATTGATAGTATTTGGTCGTTTATCTTGTTTAGCTCGCTGGCGTTTGTGTTCATCTCAGACGTTGATCCAAAGAAGCCACCTATGACTTCGTGTATCATGATTTTTGAGTTTGGTGTCGCGATCCTGATATCGCCTTGTGTTAACAGGAGCGCTCCAGCACTCATGGCTTTACCTATAGCCATCGTGATGACAGGGTTTGGGATCTCTTTTATAGTATCTATTATCTTTAAGGCACCATAGACTGAGCCTCCGTATGAATCGATGGCTAAGATAATAGGTCTCATTGGGTTAGAAGACGCAGCGCTGAGTATTTGCTTCCTAATATCATTAACAGAGTTTGAGTCAAACTCGCACACGTTTATCTCAAAACCATTTGAGACAACTTCTGTATAGCCAGCTGCGTTATGCGTCGCGTCTTGCTCTTCTAACAAGAACTTACTCTTTTTGTTCCTGCTCATCTTTTCCCCACAGTGCTTGATATATTAAGGGCAGCTCTCTCTTAAAGATATCTTTGCATTTTAGAGCTATATCCATGTGTTCTTTTTGAGTGCCGTTTGCTGATCTTAGCTCTATGTAGTGTATCCATGATCTGATTGTGCCGGACATATACATCGTAGTCGATGTACCCAATGGTAACACAAATCTTGCACACTCTTTCGCTATGTTGTTGTCTATAGCCCACTTATAGTGCTCAAAAGATTTTTTCCAGTTTTCTAGCTGTCTCCTTTCCCACTCTTGCTTAATGTCTTCTGGTAGGTCATCTATGGAGTTTTGTCTATTCTTATCGTCTTGTCTTCTTGCAGTGTATATCTCTACTCCGCTCTCGTCGAGAGCCGCGTACCTCTGAGAGAACTCTTGAAAAGTAAAACTTCTGTGTCGTAGTATTTGCGACGATATGGCTCTAGATGTTTTTATCTGAACTGTCATACTAGCCATCTCAAAAGGAGACCAGTGCTTGTGTGTTATTAAGTATTTTATCAGTTTTTCTGCTGATTGAAAATTAAGTTGATTTTTAGGATTAGAGACTCTTGCGCAGTAAGTTATTATTTTTTCTGCATTTTCTGTTATAGATATAAGCTCGACTTTGTTTTTTGACAGTAGGGCCTCTGATAGTCTTTCTTCTGTATTTTGTTTTTTGCTGCTGTTCATGCTATAATAAATTATACCGTGCATTTATTTGTGCGGATTTTTGTTTAAGATTTCTGTGTTATGCGTTGTATAACAAGCCTATATTACTATTTTTGCGGAGGGTACTTGTGGCGCTACTCGATAGCAGGCTTATCTATTATCCTTTTGAGTATGAAGAAGCTTACAATTTTTGGTTACAGCAGCAGCAAGCTCACTGGCTTCACAGTGAGATCTCTATGGCCAGAGATATCAATGATTGGCAGCAAGTCCTATCAGAAGAAGAGAAGAGAGTCATAGGTGGAATATTAAAGAGCTTCACTCAGACTGAGATCGTCATAGGAAACGAGTACTGGATAGGAAAGGTTCACAAGTGGTTCCAGAAGCCTGAGATACAGATGATGGCTGCGGCTTTTGGCAACATGGAGACTATACACACTAAGTCTTACGCGTATCTCAATGAGTCTCTTGGCTTGTACGACTTCGCTGCTTTCCTAAAGGATCCAGCAGGAAAAGCTAAGATTGACAAGTTGATCGACACAAAAGGCGACTCTGTGAGAGACATCGCTCTCAGCTTAGCTGTTTTTAGCGCCTTTGGAGAGGGTGTTCAGTTGTTCTCTTCTTTCGCCATACTGCTTAACTACAGCAGGTTCAACAAGATGAAGGGCGTAGGGGAGATTATTACTTTCTCTGCTAGAGATGAGTCTCTTCACTCTGCTGCTGGCTGCTGGCTCTTTAGACAGCTAGTCAAAGAGTATCCAGATGTACTAGATGACGATCTTAAGAGTAAGATATATCAAGCAGCTAGAGATGCAGTAAAACTTGAAATCGACTACATTGATTCAATTTTCCTAGATGGGAAACCTGTTCTAGACCTTGATCCAAAAGACTTAAAAGAGTATATAAAACACAGAGCAAATACTAAACTACACGACCTAGGTCTAAAGACAAACTGGAAAAACCTAGACAAAGAAGCTATATCTAGGCTTAATTGGTTTGACTACTTAACAGCCGGAGAGAACTATCAGGACTTCTTTGCTGGAAGAGTCGCTGACTACTCTAAGGGAGTAGTTGAGTGGAGTGTTGAGTCTATTTTTGGATAATGTGGGGTAACAAGATGAGTTCATTAGAAGAGCTAAAAGCAAGAAACGAGGCACCTGAGTGGTTAACAGAAGCTGCGTGGAAGACTCTTAAAAACGGGTATCTACTAGAAAACGAGACGCCTAGAGACATGTGGCTTAGAGTGTCTAGAGCGGCAGCGAGTAGACTAAACAAACCAGAGTTGGCAGAAAGATTTTTTGATGCCTTTTGGAAGGGATGGCTTGGAGGAGCAACGCCTGTGTTGGCGAACATGGGCACAGAGAGAGGTCTTCCTATATCTTGCTTTGGCGCTACTATGCCTGATTCTGTTGACGGTATATTCAAAACAGTGCATGAGCTAGCTATGCTCTCTAAACACGGAGGCGGAGTAGGCATTGGAATGTCTAGGATAAGAGGAAGAGGGGCTGAAATAAAACAAGGTAAGAACGGGAAGTCTGAGGGAGTTGTACCTTGGGCTAAGGTCGTAGACTCAGCCACTATAGCTACTTCGCAAGGCAGTGTCAGAAGAGGCGCGTCTTCTGTTAATCTACATGTAGATCACGTAGATATAAAAGAGTTTCTTAGAATAAGAAGACAGACTGGAGACGTTAACAGACAGTGCTTGAATCTACACCACTGCATAGTCATAAGTGATCAATTCATGGAGAAAGTAGAGCAGGGAGACAGAGAAGCTAGGGAGCTCTGGGTAGAGATATTGAAAGAGCGCATGGAGACAGGCGAGCCCTATATCATGTTTGAGGGTAACGTAAACAAAGCAAACCCTGAGTCGTACAAGAAGAACGGCCTCAAAGTAGAGATGACTAACATATGCAGCGAGATAACACTCCATACAGACGAGGACCACAGCTTTGTTTGCTGCTTGTCGTCGCTTAACTTAGCTAAGTGGGATGAGTGGAAAGATACAGATCTTCCTAAGATAGCCGTCTACTTCCTAGACGGCGTGATGTCTGAGTTCATAGATAAGGCACGCAGCATTCCTGGGTTTGAGAGGACAGTGAGGTTTGCTGAGAAATCTAGAGCTCTAGGAGTAGGAGTTATGGGCTGGCATACGTTGCTGCAGCAGAAGGGTGTTCCTTTTGAGTCCTTTAGAGCGATGCAGCTTAACTCTGAGATATTCAGAACTATACAGCAAAAAACAAGAGAGGCCTCGATGGAGATGGCTCAAGAATATGGAGAGCCAGAGTGGTGTGTCGGGACAGGTATGAGACACACTCACTTGACAGCTATAGCTCCTACTAGGTCTAACTCTATAATCAGCGGCGGCGTCAGCTACGGTATAGAACCAGTAGTGGCGAACGCTTATGCAGACAAGACGTCAAAAGGTGTCTTCTTAGTGAAGAACCCAACACTAGAGGCTCTGCTTAAGCAGAAAGGTAAAGACAACGACGAGGTGTGGAAGAGTATAGTGGTAAACGGTGGAAGCGTTCAGCATCTCGATTTCTTGACACAAGAAGAGAAGATGGTATTTAAAACCGCAAGGGAGATAAATCAAAAAGCCATCATACAGCAGGCTGCTCAAAGGCAGAAGTTCATAGATCAGTCTCAGAGCTTAAACTTGTTCTTCTATGCCAACGTCGATCCTAAACTATTTCATGAGATTCACTTTGAGGCCTGGAAGTTAGGCGTTAAGACCTTGTACTACTGCAGGGGCAGCAGCGTATTAAAAGCAGACGCTGCCTCTAGGGAAGCAAAAGAATCTCAGGCAGCTACAAAAGATGAGTGCTTGACATGCCACGGGTGATCAATTAGCCCGTGGCTTATACGCCGAAGTTCTCTTTTAAGCCGTAGCTAGAAAACATCTTATAAGATAACAGACCCTCTTCTATGACATTTTTAAGATTATCAGTAAGCGCGTCGTTGTAATTCATCAGCTCATCTCTAATAGAGACAGAGCCAGAGTTGTATGCCTCTACTGTGTCTTGTATAGAGGGAAGAAGTATTTTGTTTTTATCGCTCTTGATAAACTCACCCTTGAGAAGGTTTAGCCTATAGTCTATAAAATAATCTCTGTCGATCAGGAACATGACGCGACTTAAGTATGTCGTCGATATAGGGCCATCTTCATCTTCACTAAGAGAAGAGAGAGCATAAAGCGCTATAGCTTTATCTCTAAGAAGAAATGGTTCGCTTATGTCCTCTAGACGTCTCAGTCTCTCAGACCACTTCATTGGAGATAAAGCCACAAAGCTTGTGTATTTAGATAGATTTGGGTCTTTCTTATAGACTATATCACTTATCATCGTTGCAGCTTTGTGCTCTAACATGCTGCTGAAGGCATGAGACACGATGAACAGTATATATCTTTCTCCTACGTCCCTTTTAAGGGACATGAACTCTACATTTATGGTGTCCTGCAAGAATAGGAAGTCTCTTTTGTTTACCATAATTTTATAAGTGGTAGGGGCTGAGGGACTCGAACCCCCGATCCGCCGGTTATGAGCCGGCTGCTTTAACCAACTAAGCTAAGCCCCCGTCTATTACTATAGATCTGTTTTATTTATACTTTGTGCATTTTCTCAGGTCTATTTTTATTTATTCGATTATTTCATAGTTTCGGGAAACCGCGACGTTAGGGACGCAGCGTGTTACAATGTAAGTATACAAGGAGACGCTTATGGCGATGAACCCAGCAAACCTAAAAAGCAAGATGAAACAAACCATATATAACGGCTTAAAGGCTCAGTTTGGGAGCGCCGCGTCACAGGGAAAGAACTACAACGGTATAGCAGACGACCACTGGCAAAAACTAGCAGAAGCAATATCCGGTATTGCTATGGATATAGTTATGGAGATAGTTCAGAATGCGCAGGTTATGCCTGGTATTCCTACAGCGGGGAGCCAGAGTGCTCAAACGAGCGTTGGCCCTGGGAAGATATCTTAGGGATACTCTGTTTTAGCCAATCTTTTAGCAGCAGACATTATCATGTCTTCTACTTCTAATAGTGTCTTTAGAGATGATTCTAAATGAAACTTCTTTTTAGAGAGTCTCTCGAACAAACCAAGGGAAAAGATCTCTTTTAGAAGAGATTGTTTCTTCTCTAAGACCACGCGAGTTGCACAACTAATAGTAGTGCAGTATCTTAATGCGTCTTTTGCTTTTTCAAGCTGATGCACCTTATGAGATATTAGATCTGGGTTGAAGCTGTCTTTTAAGAACTTCTGATAAGAAGTGATAAGCATCAACACGGCTTGAATCTCTCTTTGCTCTTCTCTCTCTAAGATCTCAGTGTTCATTGCGTCCTCCTTTAATACATTGTATTTATATTCGGAAAAAGTCAAACAAAACACGATGTATAATGTATACGATGCTTTGTAAAATATGCAAAACAGTATTCATGAAAGACCACCCGGAGTTATACTTTTGGAAAAAATGCCCATGTTGTGGATACTCAGAGGTCAACACGGACCTAAAGAACAAGCACCCCAATTCAGATATAAACCATCCAAGAGAGAACATAATTGTTCTTGATACAGAAGATGACGTTAAAAAGCAAAATTAATACTTATTAAGTTTCTCCTTGTATCTATAGAGATAGAAGAAGAAGAGCTTATAGAGAAGCTTATCGGCTGCCCAGATACGCTTTGATATATAGGTGTCGCTACGTATATGAGAACAGGATACCTAGAGGTATAGGTGTTTATTCTTCTCTCGTTGAACTCTATAACAGACTTTAGGTCCTTGTTGTAGGACAAGTAAGAAGCCAAGACTCCTGCGCATGCGTTTGGTATGTTGTTTATATAGCAAGAATACGCAAGCAGAAACTCTGGCACCATGTTATTCTAAAAACATGTTAAATATCTCTTTTGAGAGCCTCTTTATTTCCTTCTCAGAGGACATAAGCTCTTCAAGTTGCTCCTTAGAGAGGAGAATCTCTATTGTTTTTCCGTTGTAGAACTCAACAATGAGAACCTTCTTAGTCTTATCTTTTGAGTCTGTCTTAATAGAGATAGAGTCTACTATTTGTTGAGGTTTCTCTGTGTCTGCGAGCGATATTGCTGGAGAAAGAGCTAGTAGAGCGCTTAAAGAGTAAGCACAAAGCTTATTCATCGTTGCCTCCCCACTTTCCAAACCTAGTGTAGGGGTTGGTCTGTCGTCGTATTTCTCTTAGATGGTTTAACATTTCTTGTCTATAAAAGTACTCCTCAAAGCGGTCGTTTTTATGCAACATGAGGTCTCTTTTGGCGTACTTTGTGTCTACTTGTATTTTAGCAAGCTGGCTCTTGCTGGGATTAAAAGTGAACAACGTCAACAGCAAGAACGGAAGCGTGAGTGCTATTAGCACTAAAGATATCCTTATATCTGACACGCCGAACATTGATAAGAATATGTTAAGCATAGATAGGAAACCTAACAACACGATGCTGATTATCGCATAATCAGATATATGTAGACTGTTGTTTTTATCTTGTTCTTGCATGTTGAGCCTCCTATTTCAAACAAGAATAGATAAAATCAGGAACATTATTCTAGCTCCAAGCCCATGCTAAACATGAGCATTGGATAGAAGAATGTCCCTCCTACTCCTAGGAACAAAGAAGAATCTTCTGGTTTGTATTGATATAGCACACCCATATCCATTCCCCTAGTGAGGACCACACGGGCACTATCGTTGTTAGATTGTGCGCTTATATGAGCAGCACTTCCGACTGTTCCAATAAGCGACAAGTAGTGTCTCTCTTTGTTCACTTTGACATGCTCTTCACGAGGCTTGGGTTCTTCCTTAGGCACTGACACTGCTACGGCTTTAGCCTCTTCCTGCTTAGTGCCAGATTCAGCGATGTAGATAGTCTTTATCTTTTCTCCATAAATATGGAGAACGACTCTTCTATTATCTTCATGTTTATCTGATACAGGGTACATCTTGCCAAATCCAACAGTTCGGATCTCTTTTGGTTTATTTTGGCACTTCTCTAGCAGAAACATCTTCACAGATTCAGCTCTATCTTTTGATAGCCACAGGTTGTACTCGTTCCCTCCTCTTATATCAGTGTGCCCCTCTACGATTATAGAGGAGCCATTGTCTATCTGTTCACATGCTTTGTTGAGCTCATCGATAAGAGCCTGGGTAGGTGTTGCGCTGCCTGTGTTAAAATGAGCGGCGTATGCTATAGAATAAGAAAATACATGGATGGCCACTATTTTAGACATACTGCGCAACATAATTACCTCCTTATTTTTATTTAATTATACTGTTTTAATTTTGCAGCGCGGCGTTAGTTTTAATGTGTGATATGTTTTTGATAACATATTAAATCAAAGCCATGTTTTGTGTTTTTATTATTCATTGGGTTTATGAAAGCTCCCGCTTTATGGGAGCTTATTTTTGACGCATAGCTTTTGTATATATTTAACATAAGCTGTATAGTCTATTGTGAATAATCTTGTATCTATTTATCTGTATTTGAGTATTTTTTGCCAATTTTATATCTTGTTGTAACTCCTGAGCAGGACAGCTCTATAGTGTCGTCTTTTTTAGTATACTCAAAACGTCTTCGATATTTAATAGTAGGTTCACTATAAGACCAAGGCATATTGCCCATGGTGTAATTAAAACCTTGTTTATACTGTATAAACCCAATTGGATTCCACACTTGTCTTTGATCATCGTTGTATAGAACACCATATAACTCTCCGCCTATTAAAAAACCATACTCTGTTTCTGGGGTGTTGTCGGCTGGGCACAGTTTAACAGCTATAATAGAGTCGTAAGGTATTATATTTGTACGATCAATCTCTTCGTCGCATAATAATTTTTGTTCATTTGTTAGAAGAGCATTGTTTTTGCACTTATTTTTCTTTGAAGGTTCTTCGACTGAAAAGTTTGTATACGAAGAATAACCCAAACACAATGGTTTACCATTGATATCAAGGCCTCTACAAGTTCCTCCGCCATCTTGATGGGCGCTTCTAAATACTAAAAAGTCGTACTTACCGTTGAGACCTCTCAAGCCATTACAAAATGCTTTACCATTAATTAACAGTCCCCCTTTAGGACACTCATCGTTAGGCTTAAAAACACTAAGACTAATAGGTTTAGTACATATAGACGCAACAGTCAACATAAGCGCGTTTTCAGGAATAACTTTATATCCGATTGTTTCTCTATAAAAACCGGCGTTGACACCATAAGAAGGACAAAGTATATGCGGGGTAGCATAGCTTTTAATTACTTCTTTGCCATAACTAGGACCATGATTGTTACATATAGTGAAGCCCTTTGCAGCAGAGTCATGGAGAGCGTGCCCCGGGGCGAAACGAAAAAGCCCAGGGAAGAAATAACTGCAAAAACGGATTATTAAGTGCCAACTTAGTAGAGTTGATAAAATAAAAAAACCCCGGGATGTGCAGAAGCAGTGATCCTGGGGTTTTTTGTTCCATCAAGAAAGACCCCCAAAAGGAGGGGTCTTCAAGACAAGACAAGACATAATATATTGTACATAGTTTATGGAGCAGTATTATCCACTGTGCAGTTTAATTTTTGGTTAGTACTAATCTTTGTTAAGACTGCTGACTGAATTTGCAATGAACTGTTTCCTCTAATATAGAGGGTGTAATTCATAGAGCTAGAAATTGGAGTAAATCTCACTGTGTTTAGAGGAAGCCATTGATATTGTGATGATAGGCAGTTGTTGTCTGTCCAGAACCCATAGGACGAGAAACACCCACTTGTACTGTGATAACTACTGTTATTGTGTAAGTACTCTATGTAGTAGTCCCCAGCTATTCCTGCGCCTGTTACAGTTGTTTTGTAGTGTTTTTCTGAGCCATAATTGTGCTGTAATTTCACTAAGCAAGTGACACCTGTTAAAGTATATGGGCCAGAGCCTGAACTAGAAGTACCTGTTGTTAGGTCATATGTTACACTAGAAGACCCACATGTAAGAGTCGCAGTTGTTCCAGTTTTTGCGTATGTGAACGTCTTTGGGCTGCTTGTTGCAGTAGTTGTGTATGTACCAGGAGGTAGTCTAACTAAACCAGCATAAGGTGGTGAATACAGCACAGCATACAATTCTGTGCCTATGAATATACCATACTCAGCCATTGGGTCTGTATCTGATGGACATAATTTAGCAGCGATAACGTTTGAACCAAAAGAAGCTCCATCTATACCGTTCAAACCGTTACATACCGGGTTTCCGTTTATCTTTACTCCACCATTTGGGCAATCAGGGTCTCCAGGCGATAAAGCAACGACTGTTGGAGATGCACCATTTGCTCCGTCACAAAGCAGCGTAGTAGATACAATACTCTCAGAGCTGTCTTTAGTGCCGTTGTTATTAGTGTCCCTATAGAACTCTATGGTCTTTCCTGGTCTTGTAGGATGAGAACATGTAGCATTATTAACCTGAACTCCGATAGATGCCCCATCGACTCCGTTTGTTCCGTTGCACACAGGTACTGACTCAACAACGACTCCGCCGTTTGGACACTCATGCGGCAAAGCCGGACGAACGCTTGCTGGTTTTGTTTTTAACTCTACTACTTGCTTTCGTTCGCACGAGAGCGAATACACAGCAAGCACTAATGTCACAAGTGACAGCGCTTTATTCATAAAACCTCCTTGCGTCATTTGTATTTATACTCCTTATAAAGAATTAAGTTTTTGTTTAACTGTTTTTGTCTTGTTATCTAATACCATGTCGCACATATCGTGGCACATCTTTTGTTCCACTAGAGAGTTTCTTTTTACCCACACAACCCTCACTATGTCTGAGTACTTCTGACTTATTTTTCTAATCTCTCTAAATAGCTTATTGTTTACTTTTAGTAGGTCATTGAACACGTGAGTGAGGCGCATAGAGTCTGTTACAAAGACTATCTTATACCCACGCTTTCTTAGTAGTGGTATGTCTTTCTTTATGAAAGAGAAGCCTTTTATCATAGCTGTGAACTCTGCTGTATCTACTGAGTCGCAGTTATATATTAAGCCTTTTTGAGGTATACAGCGCTTACCCTTGCTTACGCAGAACGAGTAAGCGCCTAGCTTGTGATAAGGTCTATATCCGCCATCCGTGTATACGTATATAACCTTGTCTTCCATATCAAGCTCCTTTATAAGGAAAACTTGACGTTGTTTAGAAGCTTATTTTCAGATACATATAGAGTGTAGTTGTCTTCTGCTGAGCTATCTACTTTGAGAGAATCTAGGTGTGTCTTAAACTGAAGCTTAATATCATCTTCTTCTATTCTGTAGAAGAAGAAAGTCTTCTTTTTACTAGAGAAGAGGATAAAACTTTTTTGCTCTGCTTTTTGTAAGATACTTCTTAAGTCATTAAGATAAGACGCTGCATCGAAGAACATTAAGTATGATTTTTCTTTTTGTTGCTCAAAAGAGCCTTTTGTCTCGAACACACGACACTCGCACGAGTCGTGTCCGCAGCATGAGCTAATAATGTCATACAACATGTGTCTGTAGTTGATGTTTTTTTCTGGCTTATCTAAGGAGAAGATGGCTAGGTATCCCTTATACTTGTCGCACATTTTTAATATGTCTCGTTTAATCATGATAGCTAATAATGAGTTATATAGCTTTCTTAATAATCCCATATATATCTCCTAGTGTTTAATGCTTACCGTACCACCCAGTACACGTTCTCATCTTAGAGGACTCACTGTCATAATACGCACACAATCTGCCGTCCTTGTTGGGACGGTTCTTTCTGAGATGTACCTTTTTTGTTTTGGTGCTCTTGTCTTTTGTTCTTACCACCTGCATCGTGTACTCCTTTCTTAAGATTAAAAAACACTGGACACATTATCATATTTTCGGAAGAGAGTGTCTTGTCTAGCTCTTCTAGGAACTCATCATAGCCAGGAAGTTTATTCATGTTGGTTCTCCTGGTATAAGTGTTTATATATAAAGCTAATAGCCTTAATAAGCTTACTGTTCATAAGCATGAACTCTTTCTTATCAAAGAAGAGGTTGTTATTTTTCTCATAGTGGTTATTTATAGATCTAGAGAGCGATTGAATAAGAGTGTCACAGAATTTGTCTACATTTGCCTCGTTAAGAACAAAACTCATCCATATGTTGTCACTGATGTTCATTTCTTGTTTTATATCTGAAAAGGGAACGCTGAGCTGCGATTTGATCTTTCTTGAGAGAGAGCTGGATACTTTTTTGATAGACGAAAGCTTAACTTTAAGTGCTTTATCTATGGGTAGATTGAACTTTCTCATTATCAGAGGGACAGGGGAGACCGCTAGAAATAGGTTTTTCTGATTTACGTGTTTCTTGTATAGCAAAGATAATATCTTTTTAGTGTTATCAGATACACCACTGGAGAGTAGTATGTTTTCTATACTAGACTCACTGAGTAAGTTTATGCGTTGCATTATCCCGCTGTACCCCATGCTTACCTCTTTTTTGACCTAGCATCTCGTATGATGCTAAAAATGTCCTCAACGCTGTGATTGACAACGACTTTTTTTTTATCATCTAAGAATATGATGGTCTTATCAGGATCAGTGTGCTCAATCATGGAGCGGATGATTGATGTAGACAACACTACACTCTTAGTCTTGCCCTTAACCGTAGCACTCAGTAGTAAAAACAATTCTCCCATCTTCCCCTCATCTTGTTAGCAGTCTCTTATACTGAACTTTCTCGTTCTTCTTGTTCCACTCTCGTCTATGTACACCACACAAAGACCGTCGACGTCGTAGAACAAATCTAAATACGCCTCTTTATCCAGAGAGGCGATGAACTTCCTTGCTCTAGACATAAGATTGGATCGCAGGTTTTTTATATCAACAGAATATACGTCATCAAAGAACGACTTATACATGACTACTCCTTGATATACTGTTCAAGCTCTTCGTCTGTGAAGATCTCGTCTCCATAGGAGGTAGTAAACACGATCTCTTTAGGCTTTAAGTTTCTAAAGCAAGGAACCACGAACTTTTCCAGGGACTCTAGAGTGTCTCCTTCTTCGACGTCTACGGTGACTGAGTAGACAGCGATCGCCTGCTTAACTGGCTTTCTTGATTGAAGCTTCATGATACCTCCCTTTGTTTATAAAATAATAAGATCAGAAAAAGCAGCAAGATGCAGGTGATATAACCCGCTCTACTCATTAGCGGACTTAATCTTTTCTAAGAGTCGTTTTTTTAGCTCTTCTGGTAGAGCGTCGAGATTAAGTGAGGTTTCCTTGTTGTTTTTAGGCTGTTTAGCAGAGCTAGGCCTGCCCTCTTTCTCGCCAAAGTAAATCTGGGCGTCCCATAATGTCATGGTGTCTGCTGAGATGTTCTTCTTAGAGGAAGAGAAGACTGTCTGGGTTGTTTCTGGCACTTTAGACCGCACAACCTTTATCTTTCCTCCTCTTGCTAAGAACTGCTCTAAAGACTCTGTTTTTAGTTTCTTTTCAGTCATCTTAGCCTCCTTCGTTTATTTACACTAGACTTTCTAGTCTTCTTGATAGAGAAGACATAGATTTTTTTATTCTCTAGCAGCCTAAAAGCCACTAGCTCTACTTTATAGTTTTTTATCTCATAAAAACTAGCGTACTCTTCTGCTGTCTGCGATGCGCGGCTGAGTATATCCTCAAACGAGGCATCAACACTGTCTTCTATTTCAAAAGTTATATTTTTACCACTAGTTGACATATGTTTTTTGTACAGTAAAGTTAATCAACTTACTCGCGTATCATTTTTATATCAAATTAAATCAGGATAAAGTCCTGTACTTACAGTACATGGACATATGTCATGTAGAATATGAGATGCATCTATTGTGTTCTAGACATAGTAGTCTATATGTTTTTGGAAATCCTCATAAGGGTCTTTATTTCATCCTGTGCTGCCATAGCTTTACGGCCAGATCTTAATAATTCTTTAGATAAGTAGCGCTCGCCGTTTAATATTGAGTTAATCATTACTTTTTCACTGGTTTCGTCGTCTAACATGCCAGTAAGTATTTTTTGTTTCATTATGGCGAGTATGTCATTTGCTTTTATTTCAAGCTCATAGGGAAACAGGTTTGCGTAGTAAGTAGATATATAGATTAGCGGACATAGTAAAAGCTCATTAGTAGATGGATCTCTTAGGATGTTGAAGCTATTTACGTCGATAATAAGCTCAATCGCTTGAGTCATTGACTTTACATAAGACCTCTCTACGTCGGTGTGAAACTTAAAAACTTTATATCCATGAGCTATGTTTATAGCTAAATCAAAAATACTATATGCGTTAAGATTCTCTATTCTTGATATATTTAGTTGATCCAAGAATTTAATTATTTCATCTACCTTTTTCATTATTGATCTGTATGATAACAAGATGGAAGTAATAAACACTTCGCCCCAGTCTTCGTTGTTCTTGTTTAGCAACACAATGAATTTGTCGGCATGTTGTATGTTTATGCTGTTTATTGCAGGTACTATCTTTATTTTAGATTTCTTTAGTTTTATCTTTTCCACTATATCTGGCGATAATTTTGCCAGTAAGTACTCGTCTAAGCTGTTATTAGATATGCTCTCTAATTTTCTAAAATAGAATAGATTACTAAACAAGTCAATGATTTCTTCTTTAGTTACGCCTTCAACACATGACAAGTTGCCCATCTTTACTCCTTACTGACACTGCTACAGTCCATGGCGTTAAGTGTAAAGTAGTTTACTACCTCATTAAATAGATTTTCTGTGCTATTAGATTTTTTTTGGTCATCTATTTTTAGATTTACTTTAATATGTAAAGCTAAGTTCGTGTAATAAAAATACAGCTCACTGATATTCTTAGAGGAGTTCTTTAGAAGTGAGAGCCTAGATATCGTGTGAAAGCTGTATCCTAATCTTACAGAGGACTTTTGTATACTTGAGTCAGCTGACACGAAAGAGGAAAAATTATTAGCGATAGTTATATTTATCGGTTTTTTGGTCGATATCTGGTTATACTTATCATACGCAGAAGAGATAAATGACTTTATCTTCTTGTTATGGCTGCTCACTATCTTGCTTATAATTTTGGGATTTTTGTTTAGCATATTTATGGCGTCTATCAGTATATCTTTGTCTGACTTCTCTAAGAAGTTATTTATTATAGACCTGTTAGCTCTCGGTATGTAAAAACTATCTATACAGACAGTCCCTATGTCGTTTATGTGATGCTCCTTGCCATCATCATCTACAATATAGAAGTCTTTTTGGTACTCGTAGTCTAACAGGAATATCTCTTGGTAAGACTTTAGCTTATCTTTTTTTACATGGAAAACTCTGCTGTTGTTATTAGAAGCATATATAGTCATGTAGTTATTGTTATCAGACAACTTAGAAGACACGTTAGGCAAGTCGTTGTCAGCGACTTTTCTTACGCTAATAGATATATCTTTTATAAACATAAAGACCTCGTTCGTCTTACCCTGTTAAGGGGATATTATTAAGCAGACACGCTTAGTATTAGGTCTACAGCAGCCTGATTGTTTATCTCTTTACATAGAGACTCAACAGTGGGAGTCATCTTCTTTATCAAGAGATCTGATGACACGTGTACGCTGATAAACATTCTTAAGCTCAAGAATGAGCTAATATGAATACTAGGGTCTCCGTTTTCTAGGGTATGGTTCTCTGTATACATAGAGCCTATGAAGTCTCCTCGTATAACTATACCTCTATCTTTTTGATGATGATCTATCTCAATAGAGTGCTTTAACACAATCCTGCCTTTTATATCTAAGGGGTTTTTTATATAAGAGAAATCAGCTAAAGCAAACATCTTATTTAAGAAATCATCAGTGTACACTGCGGTTAAAGTATTTCTAAATAAATCTGTGTAGCTCAAATCGGCTAAGTATAGGATGTTCTTTTGATCGTCTCTTAAGAGAGAAGGTAAATTAAAAACTACAGGGATGCTTACGGTCGTCTTAGACTCAGGTGTTCCAAGGGTCACTTCGCATGTTATGCCTTGCAGTACCACCACTATACGATCCTCGTCGAAGAAGTGGCCTATCCTAGAAGACGACTTCTGCTGGTGTATTTTTCCGTCTTTCTCAAGAACAAAGACGTTATCGTTGGCAAAGAGAGAGTCATTGAAAGGATGTATCGTTGGCACGTCTTGAATCTTCTTGTAAGATACACTTATGACTTTTAAGTTATTTTGGCGTGAAGGATAAAATCTCATGCACCCCTCCATATGCTGATACGTTATTTATTCTTAGTCTTAGGGACTTTAATTGTCTTACCGTAGGCTCCTAATGGGTTATCTTTAGGCTCAACGTTGCTGTCTCTTGATATGATGAACAATATCTCAGGAATTTTCTGCCCATGCCTGATATTTAACTGAGATCTATCGACATAGGGGTAGAGACCATCTGTGAGGATGATAGAGAGGTCAGGTTGTTTTTTAATAATGTCTTGCATTACGGGTGCTAACTCTGTGCCGCCGATTTGAAGGTCTTTTGAGTCAAATCTTTTTCCTCGTGTGTATGTGAGGGTCTTATACAAGGAGGTGTGAAAGAACGATATTGTGCACTTTCTGTGGCCTATCTTTATGAACTCATCGATAATGTCTAAGAACTCAGAAAGCTCTTGAGCCGAGATAGAGCCAGACGTGTCAATATATATGTGGAGCTTAGGTAGCTCGCCGTCTTTTATCCCGGGAGCAAAAACGTCGTATCGCCTAGAGAGGCGAGACCAATCGTGCGTGTCGTCTATACCAGACACGCTGCGCTTGATAGCGTCCAGTAGGATTTTCTTAAAGTTTATCTGGCTTTTTTGTGCCTGTATCTTATCGAAGATGTCTCTTGCTGCTTGAGGTAAGTTGTTGTACCCCATGTTAGCCTTAATCATCGTTCGCTTGATTAAGTCTGATAGCACGTCGTCCATGTTAGGATCGTTGTTGTCGCTCTCCTTACCCATCTCTTTTGCGACTTCAGATAGGTCGTGCTGGTCTATAGGGGACAGCTTATTTTTCTTTCGCTTTTGAACAGAGTTTATTTTTTCTTCTTCAGACTTGTTCTGCGCAGAGCCTTGACCACCGCTTCCTGAGCCACTGTTGGCTTGTTGTTGATTTTGGTTGCTCTGTGAGTTACTGTTATTGTTGTTTTGTTGATTTTGATTATTCTGTGAGTCATTGTTGTCGCCTGAGCCTCCAATCATGTTTAGTATATCAGACTGCTTTAATAGACTGTAGTAGTACTCAGCAGTTTGATCTTTTGGAAAAGGCTTACCGTTGTGCTTGAACATGTTTAGAGTGAGAACGTGACCAGGACACTTATCGTTAGGGCACACAAAATCAATAGGTTGATCTTTACAGAAGTCGCAGCCGTCAGGTAGATCTTTGATAAGCTGGTTGACCGCTAAGTCTGCGGCTATACCGTAGAGCTTAACGTCTGACGAAGACATGCTCTTGAAGTTAAATCTTTTTAGGTGGCCATGTATTAAGTGATGCAACTCATGTAAAAGAACTGACACTCTCTGCTTTTGAGAGAGCATTATAGAAAAATATACGGGGTTGATATACATGACGTACTTTGAGCCGTGTTTATCGTAGGTTACGCCTAATGTGGGTAGGGAATATGACGGAAAAATGTCGATGTTTTGAAGCATGTGTCCCCAAAAAGGGTAAGACATAGTGATGTTGAATATGGAGGACTCTAAGTAAGAGTCATACTTAGCCTCAGCCATTCTTACGTCATCTACTGTTAGTTGATTTACTCTATCGAGTTTTGCTATTGTACGCATACTAAACCTCTCTTGTGTGTTGTATTATATATATTTTCAGAAAAAGACGATACAGCGAGAGCCGGAATCTCGCTGTACCTAATGTGTCCAACTAAGATTGGGGGGAGGGTGGGAGGCATCCGGCGCTTAGCTGGACTTTTATAGATGTAAATTAGTTCTTATCGTCCTCTGTCACAACGTCTGCTTTGATCCTCTTGAGGACACTCTTGTGTCTCTCTGCCAACTCTTTGATATACTGTATGCCTTTGTTGGTAGCGAAAGCGCACTCCTTGATGAGCTGAACAGCTTGATCTGCTGGGATGATGTCTGCTACCTTGATCATCAAGGACTCTGGTATTTTACCCTGCTCACACGTCTCGTCTGGCCCACCAAAGTTTTGGACGATAGATTGAACTAATACAGAGATCATGTCGCCTCTGTACGAGGAGTTTTTAACTAGCTCCTTGATTCTCTCAAGCGAGCGCTCTGTGTTCTCTAGTAGATCAAAGGCCGTAACAGGAGACTCGTCGAAACAGAACTTATGGTAGGCCGTTCCGATACTCTTACCTAGGATAGACGTGGATACCGTGAAGTGCATAGCGCGGCTACTAGCCAAGCCAGACTTCTCGGCAGCGTTGAGCTTTGACCACGTTCTTGGAGAGATGTATTTTGCGTCTTCTGCTAGCTCTTCTGGTTTTTTATACACCCATAGAGCTTGGTTGATAAAGTACTGTATGTTTTGATGCCAGTTGCTCTTGGCCATGTATCGAGAGAAAGACTCGTGGTCGTACTCGATGTCGAACACCTCGAACCTATCCATCAGAGCTTGGTCCATAACGTTTACGTCGTACTTACTAGTATCAGGGTTCACAGCGGCGGCTATTATCCAGCCCTCAGGTAGGGTGTACTCATGAATCTTTCTATCTGTGAGGAGCTGCATGAGAGCGTTCATTACAGATGTTTTTCCGCGGTTTATTTCCTCTAAGAACAGCAGGCCTCTACCTGAGGTAGGCCAGAAAGACGGGAGCGCGTTTGTGGTTCTCACTAGGTTGTTCTCGTCTTTTTCTTTGTGAGGGAAGCCGATTAAGTCTGGTGCCTCCATGTAAGCAATGCGCAGGTCGACAAAGCCAAAAGTCGGGTCTTTCTTTTGCTGCTCCTCTACCCACTGCTGGACTACTTGAGATTTACCTAGACCAGCCTCACCCCTGAACATAGGATTGAATACTAAGCCGTTCTCTCTAGCTCGAAGAGCTAGATTTAAGATGTTAGGAATGTCTGACGCTCTCATGTTTACCCTCCCTTGTTTTTGTTTTTAATAAATTATTTTCAGAATAAGTACGAAGTCTTGTTTATAGTATGTGTATGTGTCGCATACCTATTAAGGAGGACAGCATCAAGCCGTCCTCACAGCTTGTCTAGCAACAGATACGAGCTCGCTCAAAGACATGTCCTCTAAAGAGGTACTCTCGGCTGCCTCACTCCGCTGCTCCTGCTGCTTAGCTTTAGAGGCAGAGGCCTTTAACTCAACTCCGCCGTTCAGTCTTACGTCTTTTCTTAACCAGTTAGCTACCAGCCCAGCCACGTACTTCTTCAAGTCTTGCTCCGAGTAAGTGCAACCTAGCTGCACCCTGCCCTGCTTGAACTCCTCAAGCAGGATAGATTTGACCTGCTCTGTCTGCTCCTTAGTGAGGACTACTCGCTCGCCCTTTAAGGGGACGCGACCTAGAACCTCTGAGACTGTCAGAAATACTGCTTCTTTTTGACTCTTCATATAATACCTCCTTATTGTTGTTTTATTTATAATATCGGAAAACGCGACTCTCAACCCATCGTGTCGAGCACGGCTCTAGTGAGCAAGTAAGAAAACAGAGAGAATAATATAGCTACGTTGTCGCTGTGATGGCCGCTAGCCACCGGTATCTCACTGCTTACGATGCTGTCGTACACTACAAGCAGAGTCGCGACCTCGTTCAAAGCGAAGTCTCGCTTTGAGAGGATGTGATATAGGGCGTCCACCTCAGACGTGTCGTAGAGCAGGTCTCTCCTCTTCGAGGACCTCTTCTTTCTCTCTAAGGAGAGACTCATGAGCATCTTTGGGAGGTGTGTGATTCCTCTGGAGATGAGGAGCCTCTTCATTGTGCTGTTTATCTGCTTAGATAGCTCACTATCTTGCCTCATGTCAAGCGTGCAGAAAGCGTCGTAGACGCGCGGAGCCTTCTCGTAGAGGTATTTCAGCATGTTTGAGTAGTGGTCTGCGCTCTGCTTCAGTCTCACGTAGTCAGTAGAAGAGTCAAAAGACGCTATGTTGCCCACCTCGTGCATCATGAGGTACAGCATACTCTTGCGCGCTGTAGAGAGCCTCCCAAGCATCGACTCCGCGACAGAGAGGGCCTCTCTCCTCAACACCAAGAGCTCCTCTGGAGCTACGTGAGCCTCTTTCTGCGCCATGTTTTGGACTGCCACGTCTAGTCGGTTCGTCGGTTCAGTTGCCTTTAAACGGCCCTCTCGGACCTCGGCCACCCTAGTCTCCATTTAACTCTCCGTTTCACGCTTGGCATGCGCTACTCTTTCAAGCCCCAGGCTTTAGCCTGGGGTGGTTGACTTTTACCTCTCATAGAATTTGTTTCTACAACATGCCTAATTCGGCTTAATTCAAAGTTAATGGAAGAAACAGGATCGGTAGAAGTTCCTCTCCCTAAAAAGAGGAAGAATCCTATCATTGCCATGTTAGCGCCCAACATAAAAGGAAGCTTCTTCTCTAAGAAAGAAGAACACTCCTCATAGGAAGGTCCAAGAGACTCTGGACTATTATCATCTTCCAGAACTGTATCTGGAAACATATTCTCTGCTAAGAATCTGTCAATAAGATAGTACATAGTGTATTGTGTCCTTTCTAGCTTCTCAGAAGCTTGAGGTATACAAACTAGTGGTTTTAGGAATAGGAGGAACTGCTTTACCCAGCAAGATCTCATCCACCTTATCTTCCTTGGACTTTATATAGCGGATATGTCTAGTAAGCAGAGTCTTGAACTCCTCAAGAGATCCTTTTCTGTTGCTTCCTATGCTAAAGGAGATGGAATGGGAGTATGATTTTAGCTCTTTCACTGAGGGAAGTGCTGGGTCATAAAGTGCTGTACGTTTCCAGTCGTATACAGTGAATACAGCTCCAGTTTCATCATCTTCAAAGATCTTGTAGTTGTCCCACTCTACAGATTCACCAAAGGCCTCTATCATATCCCCGTATACAAGCAGGATGTCTCCCATCTTAAAAGTATCTACTATAGCAGATATGTTGTTAGTGAGCTTCAGCATGCTCACCTCCTTTAGGCAGAGACATCCTGTGCTGGGGACTTCTCTTCTCCATCATAGAGTTGACCTGTTCTGAAGTCTTATCTAGTTTCCTCTTCATGGAAAGGATGGAATCTAGCATGAGAGAAAGTATCAGGTACAGCAGCAACATAAGTCCTACTGATACAACAAAGGTTGTTCTGTTCTCTCCATCTAGCATGGACATAGATCCTCCTTTGCTAGGACTTTGAGAAGACAAAGAATGTCTCCTTGTCGATAGGCTCTATCATAGGTTGCACATCTCCTAGTATGAACCACTCCTGCGCCATGTTTTATTTCTACCCTATGTAGGATATTAACTCGTTTAAGACCACGTTGTCGTTGTGCTGCTTCAGCAGCTGGTCGATGTTTATGTTATCTGCCGAGTACTGCTCGACCAATGAGTCCTTAAGGGAGACAGTGAAATCTACGCTCATCGTCATATAAGGGCCTATCATTATAGTGGAACCACTTGCTCCTATCTCTGGCATAAGGCTTATATGTAAGGTGAGATCCACGTAATCACCCTCTGGCTCTTTTACAGAGATACCGTCCCTAGAGAGGTAGAGATGGGTAATCACAGGGGCGTGGGTTTCTTGAAATCTAAAGAGAGTCTTGGATTTCACCACCCTGTGTAGGGTCTGGTTTATTTTCTCAAAAGCCTTAGCGACCACGTCCTCCATGACAGGAGAGCTCATGAGTGCAAAAAAGTCCAACAAGAACTTCTCCTTACTCAAGCCAAATAAGTAGATGGCTAAGTCTACGCTACTGGACATCATGGTGTACTTGCGCCACCTAATGTATGTAATGTATATATTACAGCCACGCATCAACTCCTCAATCACCTCTGTTTTTCCGTTCAACTCCTTAGTAGTGACGATCTTGTACTCAAAGTCTAGGATGTTAAGTAGGGTGTTTCCTAGGTACCTGGAAGTGAACTCATTGTACCTGGAGGTGAACTCATTGCTAGGTTTTTTCACCAGCGCTGGCCTAGATACGCACACGAAGTCATTACCTAAACCTGACACGTCTGACCTTATCCCCAAAAGCGGCTCCCCACTCTGCTTCTTGATAGAGGGAATCTTTGTGAGCACAAGCTTTAACGACTTTGAAGACTTTGAAGACATAGCGCTCTCCTTTTGTTGTTACCGTTTTAATCTATGAAGTAATATTAGTTCTCCTTTTTCAGTTCGTCGCGTCGATGTGGAAACCACCACGCGCCTTGAGCATAGCGTCGGCGATACGCCACGCAAATTCGGCCACATCATCTACGGTGCAATTGCACAAGCCCCACCCACTCATGCCGTTCTGCTGAATCGCGCCGCCCGGGTTAGCGAGTAGCCCCCTGCATCGCCCTGGCCGCGAAGTAGTCGCGTAGTGTCATTCCGAATCCAGTCATCTCCGGCTGGTCTTTGCCGTTCAATTCCCAGACCGAGAACGCCGGGCCACCGTCGTTGCTGTGCTTGTCGCTCATTTTTGCCTCCCTTGTTGTTTGTTTTATCTATGCTTAGATTTTAGAATTTGATTAGCGCATATTCAGCGTTACCTATCTGCGCACTAAAAATCATTTGATCGTCTTTTTCTGCTTTTTCTTCATCTAGAATTTCATAAAACCCGAAGCGGCCGTACAAATCAGCGTTATCGATAAAAATTTCATTTTGTGATATTGGCTCATAGTATAACAACAATAGCTTTAAAAAAATTGGTCGTCTCTCGATCGTTTGCAAAACGGCTGCCTTTCGTAGCATAGGCACACAGCGCGTCAAACTTAACCCAAGCGTTCAATTTTATCCAGCACTCCCCTATTACCTCAAAGTCATATCTATAATCCGTCAAAGCGCGCATATCATCATTGTCCCTCACTCGAACATAAGCCCATATCACAAAAACCTCCCCTCCTTTTGTTATTTGTTATTAAAAATAATTATAATCAGGATAAGTAAACCCTCCCATGTGTATGGGGTAGGTAGGAATAAACAAAACAAAACAAAACAAAACGAAACGAAACAAATAACAACAAGAATAACAATAGGAGGAATAGGCAGAAGATAGATGTATACACTAATAGGTAGGTAGGTATAACCCGGGGACATGAGTATGTCTATCTATGCGTCTGTATGTATGTTCTTGTGCGGGTATAGGTAGACATATACTTAAACCTAAACTTAAACTTAAATATAAGTAGGTATAGACCTAAACCTAGGTAGAGGTAGACACAGGAATATCTGTATCCTCTACATAGGGATAAGTAGACATAGGTAGTTAGATAGGTATAGGTATACCCTTATGGGTATGGGGTAGACCTAAGTAGACCTAGGTAGGAATAGGCAGTACAGGAATAGGCAGTACAGGAATAGGCAGTACAGGAATAGGCAGTACAGGAATAGGCAGTACAGGAATAGGCAGTACAGGAATAGGTATGCTTGTGTTCCTGTGTAGGTATAGGCAGACACAGGTAGGAACAGGCATTTCTGTGTTCCTATGCGGGTCTATGTGGGCATATGTGTCTGTATAGGCCTATGTCTGCTTATGTGGGTATAGGTGGGCATATTGGGTATGTGTTGGCCTATGTGGACATAGGTGCTCTTTGTGAGGGTAGGTTTGTCTATGTGGTTGTATCTACGTGTTCGTTGTGGGCAGGTGGGGAGGGTGGGGGCCACGCGCCCACACGCCCCACACGCACCCATATCGACCAACATCATCCTACGCGAACTTCCGCACCACAGTTCACCGAAGCCTATGTGTCTGCTCTGCTCTCCTATCCCCAGCACACGTGTCTTCCCCCTGTTCCTATGTATACCCACGAACCCATGCCTGCATGGTACTCACCTCTATACTTATTTTACTCTACTTTCTCTATGGTCTCTATGAGAGTCGTGTTGTTGTACTTAGACACAAGAGCGGTAGTGTCTACCCGCTCCTGAGCGTTCTTGCGGACACGTAGGACTACGTGTAGGTTGATTTGGTCGGCTACGCCGATTACCGGCTGCGTAGCATTTTCAACGCTGTACCCCACGTGCGTGGTAGCGTACACGTTTAACTCTAACATAGGGTTCTCAGAAGGGGGAGGCTTAGCAACGAGTCGACCGTTCTCTAAGTCAAGACCACCGAACTTGCGGTTGTAGTAGATGGTAGTGCCGTAGGTATTGTAGGAGTAATCTGTAACTAAGACCTTTGACTTGCTGGGGATGGTAGTGCCGTAGGTATCGTAGGAGTTGTACTTATTATGTTTATACTCTAACTTATGTTGAATGAAGTTGATCTTTCTTAAGGTCTTTCTAGAGAGACCTGCGAGCGTCTTAACTAAGATGTCCTCAAACTCTTTAGAGAAGAGGGACTTAAGCACTTCTGCGGACACGTCGACTGAGTTCATACCAAACAACCTATCGCACAAGCTGTCTTTTATCTCTGAGTAGAACCGAAAGGTGAGTCTCACTTTTTTCTCTAACTTACTAGACTTCTTAGCAGTCGGCGCCTTATACTTTATCTCTAATTTATCTCTAAGTTCACGAGTCCAGAGCCGGCGTCAGCGAACCTTTGAACGTGGTCGTATATTTCACCTATCTTAAGCGCATCACTGTCCTCACAGACAGAACTGAGCACTAGTCTAGAGTTGATTTTAAAGAATCTAAAAGTGTGAAAGTGCTTAAGTTCAGAGTCGTTACTGACGCCCTCTCTCACTAGAGGCGCAATGACGCTCTCTTTTAGTTTAAAAGCAATTTTAAAGTTGCTTTTGTTGTTGTTTGGCATATTAGCCTCCCCACCCTTTAAATAAGGGTATTTATTTCTAGTATCGAAATGAGATATATAGTCCCTGTCAGTAGGAGCAGGAGAGATGTAAGTGGAGTATTTAGTAGAGGAGTGGAGAAGCTAGGCTAGCTAGGAGAAGTAGATGCAGCAGGGGAGACGGGAGAGTTTAGCCTACGCTGACTCTCACTCACTCCCGTCCCACATCGCCCGCATAGCCTCGCTGTCCCTGTAAGCCCTCACCACGCTCGCTGCGTCTACTCGTCCCCTGCTTCCGGCTAATCTCAGAGTGGGCTTCACGGCTAAGTATCCGTCTAAGTTGACCGAGTAGGCCTCAGGGTTCATGAAGTGGCATCGCGCGGGAAGCTCGACGTCGAGAGTGAGCTCTAAGTCGTTTGAGCCGGTAATGTACATCAAGCCGTCTCTGACCTCTATACCTCTAGGTAGTAGGTAGGAGCAGTTTATGGCTAGCGTGCGCTGGTAGCCGGCAGTAGGTAGATCGTTGATAGAGTGGTTGAGTAGGGACTGGATGCGCTTGAGTGTCTTAGGTAGGTAGGACTCGGAGCGGAGGAGTCGAATTATAGAGGCGTTGAGTAGCTCTGGCGTACAGTCGAGAAAGTCCGAAGCAGTGTCATTACTGGGGAGCTTGGCAGTGGAGACTAGGATGCGGACGGGAAGCGATAGCTGTCTTGAGTGAGAGGTAGTCGAGACGTCGACTGTTAAGTCGAGTGTGCCGATGTCTAGATAGTAGGTCTCTAGATCGAGCTTAGAGTCAGCTGGGAGGTGTCTAAGGTCGAGCACAGTGTCCTCTACGGTCTCGCCTCGCCTCACTAGGAGAAGAGAGCTGATAGTGGAGAGGTCGGGGACAGCGGGTATGGAGCTGTGCAGCTGGGGGTAAGATAAGCTGAACTCGACTCTCATCGTGGTTTCCTAGGGGATACCTTCCGTGCAGTCTACACCGTCTAGCTTGTCTACTGCCTCCATCTCCCTCACTATCCTTAGCTTCTCGGCTTCGTCGACTTCTTCTTCTGAGCGTAAGATAGCCTTTGCCAGGAGATGGCCCACGAACAAAGGAGCTACGATGGTGGAGTATAAGATGACTGGTGTCGTTATAGATACGTACTGTATTACTGACATAGTGATCCTCTATAAGAGGTTATACCTAGAGGAGTCTCTAGCTGAGGAGTGGCTAAGTCGGTGAGCGTAACGGTGTCAGCCTACTTGCCCCTTCTTTTGGAGGAGGCAACGTAGTCACTGTACAGCTGCTGTGAGCTTATTTTAGGCACCTGCAATTTTATTATTTATACCAACCGTTGTAAGCTTAAGTCCATCAGTCTATGTAGATGGCTCAGGCTTGTCTTATAGTCCTCATGGTCGAGTAGTCCACGTAGTCCCTGTACATCTCCTGCGTATCTATCGGAGAGTACCTCATGTTCTGCAGCAGCTCTAGCTCTAGAGACGCGGACAAGAAGCTCCCAGGAGAGACGACGTAGCGGTCGATGTAGTTAGACTCGACCTGCACGCTAATCTCTAGCTCGACCTTCATGGTTAGTACTGATAGCTCCCTGTCATAGGAGCTGATGAGCTTTCCTCCCTCCAGGAGTAGGTCGTGTATCTCGAAGCTGATCCCGACGTTCGTCTCTGTGCTGCTCGACGATCCGCAGTATCTCCCGTACATTATCATCCTCAGGCGTGACAGCTCCTTGCTTAGAGCGTTCAAGAAGTGGCTAGAGGTCAAGAAGTCCACTACAGCGGAGTTGAGCTCTTTTCTACTTACTCTACTTAGAGCGCATATGGTGTGCTGGTTGGGAATGTTGACCCTGCTCACCACGAGCGGGGTGGGGATTTCATCAGACATAGCTAGCACGTCGCCCACGTTCCGCACGACGACTCTCTGACTCATTAAACCCTCTATCATCAACTTGTTGGGCGGTATCTTACTCTCTTGCTTCCTGTCTGTGACGATCTGCAGCTCGCCTTCACTAGATAAAGACATGTCCACGTAGAGTCTGTCCGAGCTCTCACTGGGACCTGAGAGTCTCGGAGTAATGGCAGTTCTTGACCCGTCGACCGCGACGATAGCCGAGTCTACGTATAAGTGTCTTGGGGGTACTCCGGACATGTTTCCTCCTATAAACTATTGGTCTCATAAAAACTGCGAGGTCTATCTCTCGACAGTCCCCGCATCCACAACACACTCGCTAGGCGACCACGCTATCGCGGTCGCCTGCTTGATAGACTCTACTTATTAGATAGCAGGTGGTGCAGACTCTCAGGCAGAGCTTGTGGGTTGATCTTCTCTATACTCTTCTTGACTCTCTCCGCTACAATCTCTTGAGTTCGTCGCTCGATGTAACTGTCTACCTCTGCTATCTCCGCTGGGTCTGTGAGCATCGACCTTAGAGCCTTGAGAGCCTTCAACTGCTCATCGCCGCTTCCGGTCCTTGAACCTGGGTTCTTCGCCACATACTTCTCGCCACCGTTCAACCGATTATCCTTTCTCAACCAGTTGTTCACTAACCCCACTGTGTACTTACGCAGCTCTGCATCCGTGTATGACTTGTTGAGGGATATCTTACCTGACTTAAAGCCGTCGACCAACATCGACACCACTTGATTTGTCTCCTCTTTGGAGAGAGTGACTCGACCGTCGATGCTCCCCTTGACGCTTAGGATCGCTGCGTATACTGCTTCTTTTTGGTTTAACATATTGCCTCCCTTGTTTGGTTGTTGTTGTTTACTGTCACGACACACCTTTATGTCGTGACATTTTATAACTAGTTTCAGGAAAAGTCGGCGGGCGTACGGTGTCAGTAGGGAGCCTTGAGATTCAAGAACTCCCTACGCCTCTACTCGCCTCCCCGCGCGAGATCACTTGTACCTGTTATACTAGCGCTTTTCGTCTAGCAAGTACTCTCTCAGATCCTCAGTCGAGCTTATCTCCTCGCCTTCTTCTGTGTACACGCATGGCTTTACGCTAGATGTCGACAGTATCTCGTCGGCCCTAGATAGCAGCGAGTCGAGCGTGTCTGACTCGTCTGCGACGACGTCTATGCAGTAAACGACGCTAAGTACTCTCATGTTGTCTCCCTTGTTAGTGGTTGTTGGTTAGCCTGCGAGCTTCTTCACGTCGAACAAGCCTCTGCTGTCTAGGTGGCTCATTATCGTGTTGATCGTGACCTCGTTGAGCCTCATTTTCTTCTTGAAGGTCACGAGCAGAGCCTCTCTGCTCACGAAGTATAGAGTCTCTCCCTTGAGCTCCATGACGTAGTACCTCTTGCCCTTGACGAGCCTCATGAATACTCTCATCTCATACCTCCTTCTATGTGTGTGTTTATGTGTTCAGGAAAGAGCGTGTCTGAACTTGTGAGTCGATTGGTCGACTAGCCGCTTGACTGCGTTACACGTAGCCGACTCTCCTAGACTCATACCCAAACATGGGTGGGTATCGCAGAGACATGTTGTATGTGATAGTGTCGGGATACAGCGGGCGTAGCGGTGTCAGTCAAGACTGACGGACTAGCAGGACTCTCTCACTCGACCTCCTCACTATGAAGGTCGTGTCTGTTATGAGGCTCTCTAGCATGCTGTAAGCGACTCTGTACACGACATCTGGCGGCACAGTCGTCGATCTACTCACTATGTGAGGTACGTGATGGACGTTTAGGACAGTGATCGGGTCTGCGTCGACTGGGACTCTCATCTCTACGTAGAATAGGTGCGGCAGGGAGCTTGACTTCCTTACAGTCACTGCGACACTCGCATGCAGCTCTTCCTGAGAGCCCCTGCCGCGAAACAACTTCTTAATCTTAGAGATCATCCACTAGGTATTATACCTAGAACACTAGGACAGTGTGCCTCAAGTTTCACAGAGCAGAGCCGCCCGCGACTGCGGGCGGCGGCGATGTCTAGCCCCTACACTCAACCCAGCATCTTCATGATGAGGGTATTGAGGTCCGTGTCGCAGTGAGCCACGACGTACGCAGGTTTTGTCATCTCAGGGTGAGTCATCTCCACGAGGTATATCTTGGAGCCGGGAAGATCAGTCATGCCCACTGTAGAGAAGCGCAGTGAGAACTTAGAGGGGTCAGCGAAGCCAGATATCGACTCAACCGCTGTCAGCACGTCGTCCTTGTTGTGGGCGATGAATATGACTTCTTGCTCGAACAGGCTCACACTGTTAACGACTATGCAGGAGTTAGTGGACGCTGTAGATCTCAGGGACTCGATTATGTCAGCTCGCTCGCTCAAGAGCTCGTAGGCTAGCAAGTTTGCATCCCTTGAGGGAACGATCCTGAAGTGCGTGTCTCTCTCTTGAGCAGTAGTGTACTTAGCGTATACGTTTGTGTTTGTATTTGTGTTTGTGTTCATACTTACCTCCCTACGTGTGTTGTGGTTGTTGTTGTCTCGTACCCGTGTCTGTGCTCGCGTCTGCGGGTGTCTCTCTGTGTCCATGCGGACGCTCTTAGACTGCAGGGGAGTTCATCCCCATGTGAGTATAATTTATAAGTCTATATATTTATTTTTATATATATTTATTATTTATTTTTATAATAAATAATAATTTATTTTTATTTTATATTTAACAAGTTGTTTCAGGATGGTGGAGCGGGAGCGTAGCAGTGTCAAGAGGCAGCGGCCTCATAAAAAGCGGCAGGCGAGAGCGCGACGCTCTCACCCACCTCAACAACACAACTCAGCTCGAGCCGAGCATGTCGCTCGGCCGAGTTGGGAGATCTAACTCAACGCTACGACTTGCTAGCGATCTTTGCTCTCAGCTCATCAGGCAGCACGTTAAAGTTGATCTCGCTGATCGACTTCTTAGCTCGCTCTGCTGCGAGCTCCTGCATTCGCTTCTCGATGTAGCTGTCGATCTCAGCGATCTCTTGAGGATTAGAGAGGATCGCTCTCAGAGCTTTCAAAGCCTTCAGCTGCTCATCACCCACACCCATTCGAGACCCGGGATTCTTCGCCATATACTTCTCACCACCGTTCAGCCGAGTATCCTTCCTCAACCAGTTGTTCACTAACCCCACTGTGTACTTCCTCAACTCCGCGTCAGTGTACGACCGTCCTAGCTTGATCTGGCCGCTCTTGAACCCGTCGACCAGCATCGACACGACTCGCTGGTGCTCGCCGTCGCTCAAGGTGACTCGACCATCGATGGTGCCCTTAACACTCAAGATCGCTGCGTATACTGCTTCTTTTTGGTTTAACATAAATACCTCCCTTATTATTTATTGTTATTGTTGCTGTTGTTTTTATTTATATTGTTTTTTATCCCCGTCGTATCCTATGTTCAGGAACAGTCACTCGCTCTCGACTACGTTGATCTCCACGGAGTACTCGAAGCCGGTGACCTTGTCCTTGATGAGCAGGGTCAGTCCCTTGAAGGTGTAGAACTTACTCTTGATGTCGAAGTAGGGCGACCTCTCAAGGACCTCGCTCACGTGCTTGCAGTTATTGATCTTGATGCTCCTGCTGCCTCTTAACTCTACTTTCTTCTCTGCTGCGCTCATGTCCCACCTCCTATGCCAAGAAGCTCTTGTCTCGAAGTCTCAGTCTCGCCTGCTCGAAAGCCCTAGAGAGCATGAATACCGCCTCGTCGTAGTCGAGTCCGCTCCCCACGAGGAGATTGACCGCAGACGTCATGTTGATGCAGAACACCTCCGACTTGTGACCCTTGAGTCTTATCGCGACCGGGGTCTTGTATATGCCGGGCTTGAGTATCCTTATGTTTATCCTGTTGTTGTCTCTCATGTTGCCTCCCTTGTTGTGTGTTGTGTCTTGTCGGGTGCATGTGTCGCGAGTGGACAAGACGACACGCGCGACTGGAGTCGAGCAATGGCCCGACTTATTATTATTTTTATTTATATTGGTTATATATTGGTTTCGGGTCAGGGGGCCCGGTGGCCTCACCAGACAAGGGATCCCTAGTTTCGGGACGGGTACGCGTCGCGCGAATACACATACCCACGACCTTCCCGACACTCTCACACAGGGACCCGCCGCCCTTGTCCCCGCAGGTCAACACAGGTACCGGTACCTCCGCAGAGTCTCCCCTACTTCCCGAAACAACGACCCCGCGTCCCAAAAACACACCACAGACCATCCTGCAGTACAATAACCCTAAGACATGAGGAGACGAACCATGCCACCCACAGCCGCGCACATGCTAGCCGAAGCCCTGAGCCTCGCGCCACAAGCCATGCTCATCCCCATCCTGATCTCGCTGGGCTCCACAGCCGCAGTGCTAGCCCTTCGCGTGAGCACGAGCCTCCACGCCATCGCTGAGAAGCGAGGAGCAAGAGGCCAAACCACGCGACCCCACTCCTGAAGTATAATACAATACATGAGCACGGCCTGCGATCTCACAGGCTCCCACGTCCTTACAAGGAGGCAACCCATGCGTCAGGTGTTAGAGTTCATGTACTACCAGAACAACAAGATACATGTCCTAGTTGCAGCACTAGTGGTCATCTCTTTCATGAAACTGATGCTGGGGATAGCGAGCACGATATTGAGCAACCTGAGCAACAAGGAAGTGGATAAGAAGCAGGCCTACTTTGACCTGGCTCTGCTGCTGGGCTCGCTCGTGCTCAACGTGCTCGTGCCCAGCAGGGAGTACTTGGAGTCGGTTCTGTTCAAGTAGGGGTATGGCTATCTCTCTGAGACGCTCATGGAGACTCTGAACCGCATCTGGCTGAGCCTATCCATCACGATGATGCTGTCGCCGTCTTCTCTCAGCACGAGGAAGTTGATCGAGCGGTTCTTGAACTGCTGAAGGGCTTGTCTTATCTCGCTGCCGCCTATCGAGTTGGCGGAGCCTCGGATCGAGTTCATGGGTCTGCTCATTCTGTTCATGCTAGCCTCTCATGCGTGTCAGTAGCCGGTCTGGTTGATGGTCGGGAGGATGTCGATGACAACTGTGTACGTGACGCCGGAGAGCCTGTCTCTCAGGTTAGCCTCGTACCCGTTCATCGTGAAGTATCCGTCTAGGAACTGGAGGCCTGTCGCGTTGGCAAGCTCCTCTGCGACTCTCTTGGCCATGTCTATGTGGTCTGTTCGTGAGTACGTCTTCTTCATCAGCTGGTCCTCGCTCTGTATGTTTATATTATAACACTGCGAGAGCTGGACCTGGACGCGTCAGGGTGAGGGGGATATGTCTTCTAGGATGAGCTCTGTCACTTCATTGCATATCTTATCTATGAGCTTTCTGTCGACGATGTCGTGAGGCGAGGCCTCACCCAGCATTACGGCAGTGGTGAGCCTATCTACGACGGTGGTCACGAGCCTGGTGGCCGACTTATCTCTCACGTTAGAGAGGAAGGCTTTGCTATTTATGGGGTTGTTTCTGTTTCTGCCTCTGCTGTTTTTGCCTCTTTTGCCGCTGCGCTCGCTCTTTTCTGCGAGCACGGCGTAGCGGTAGTAGGTCTCGAAGAACGACTTGTTGCACTCTAAGGCAAGTGGGCAGACGCTGCACATGAGCGTGGGGTATGGAGTTTTGACGTCTTCTTTGAACGAGTAGTGCGAGGCCTCTTTTTCTGATAATCGGCGCATCTTCTCTACGATCGCGTCTGTGACGATCGACACCTTTCTTCTCTTCACTTCTTCTGACAGCGACTTGATGGCCTCGCTCAGTGTCTTCGTGGAGGCGTCCTTGCAGTGGAGGCCTCCGCGGATGAGGAATAGGTTGATCTCGGTCAAGAAGTCCAAGAACTCACCTACTGTGAAGTCGCCTAGGCCAGCAGCGAAGTTGTGTCTTCTTATGTCTGGGTTTGCTGCTCTCATCTCGTCACCACCTCGTTGTCGCGATGATCTTATTATACAAACCCCCTGGGGAACAGACGACGCAGCAGCGTTAGGTGGCAAAAATAAAAAAAAGGGGGGGGGGCGGGGGCGCGATAGGTTGTCTTAGCTCTCTTGGCTGTCACTGTTAGGACTATCTTCACTACTAGTAGCTCTAAGTATAGCACTGTTAGCTAGTATGTCTTCTGCTAGTAGCTTATAAGCTTCATTTATGTCTACATAGGAAGTCTTACGCATACCAGTGTCGTCTACTTCAAAGAACAAGTCTAGACAAGTATCCAGCGACAGAGTCGCCGCCAGCCTGTTTATCGGACACTTGCTGCAGTCGCTGAGATCGCTCTTACACGCTCCTCCTCTCTGTGATATCCCTTTAAGGACTTCCTCTTCCTCCTCTGTGAGAGTCTCGGAGATCTCTATCTCAGCTCTGCTCCTGTCAAATGGATCGTGAGCTTCCATATAGCTCAATTATACAGCGATATGACTCTCTTCTGCGGTATAATGGAGATGTCAGCGCATGTCTATAAAGAAACCTAACAAGCCTTATCCTAATCCACCAGCCACGTCTCCTAGGAGCACTCCCTCTCCTATGCCTTCCTACATTCATGACCCAAGTATTCTTGGTGTCAGCTTTGATCAGCTGCTGGCTCAGCGGGGAGTGAGGATGATACACAAGAAAGCGATGACGTGCATGAACGTGTCCTCGATTGACTTTCAGGCTCATCCAGCTGACTGCACGTTCTGCGACGGCTCTGGCTTGATCTTCTACGATGAGAAGGAGATATGGGGAACCTTCTACTCTAACTCTTTAGAGAAGGTGTTTCAGACGCACGGGGTATGGGAGGCTGGAACAGCTGTCGTCACTATGCCTACGACCTACGCAGACGGCACGCAGGCAGACTTTAACACGTACGACAGGCTGCTGCTGCCGGACTTCACCGTGAGAACGTGGGAGCTCAAGCAGTGGAGACCTAACAGCCAGAACAAGATAAGACTCAAGTACCCAGTTGAGAGCGTAGAGTTCGCATCCTCCATAGTGGACGGCGTTCAGAAGATCTACCAAGAAGGAGTAGACTTCGAGATAACCACAGAGGGAGATATACGCTGGATAGGCAGCACTGAGCCCAGATACGACAGCTCGCTCGACAGGGGAGAGGTCATAGGTTTTGCATACTTCGCTCATCCTGTCTACGTGGTCGTGCAGACTCTTAGGGAGCTAAGGATAACACAAGAGATGGTGAACGGAGTAAAGAGAGCAACAAGACTGCCTCAGCAGGTCTTAGTGAAGAGAGACTTCATGGTGAACCCATCTGAGCCGGCTAAATCAGAAGGACTCAACGAGCCAATAGAGGTAGAAGTAGAGCCGGATGAAGAGTAGTTTGTTTTACAGCCAACATAGATGATATAATGTACATGTCAAGATTGATTAGGAGGATTTGTGCCTCAGTCTGTTAGCAAGAGACAATACAGGATGATGCAGGCGATTCTTCACGCAAAGAAGATCGACCCAGGCTCTCGTGGTAGGCCTCCTAGGTATGTTGCAGAGAAGTATACGCCTCCTCCAGAAGGAGCACCGGAGTCCGTCAACAACGATAAAGGCGGATCTTGGGATAACAAGTCTCAGAAGAAGAACAAGAAAATAAAGAAGACAGATAGTGTCACTCAGTTAGTGAACATCGTGATGCTCTCTGCTAAAGATGGTAAAGTACTTCTCTGCAGCAGAGAAGACGGCGCAATATGTATCCCCACGCTGGATTTAGGAAAAGGCGAGCAGCTGAGCGACGCGGTTATTATAGAGAAAGTCTCAGAGATGGTAGGAAAAGACGCAAGAGGCGACCTATCCTATATAGGCATTCACGGCTCAAAGTTTGAGCAGCAGTGCATGTTACCGGATTACATAGGCCAACCAGTTCACAGCGTGTTAGTAGTGTGCGTCGTAAAAGAAAAGCCCAAGAGCAGCTTGAGCACAAAAGAAAAAGATACCCACTGGGGAGCCATATCTCCAGACATGCAGCTAGTTCCTCATAGTAAGAGACTGAAAGAAATACTAGGAGATATAAAGAATTCTCTTCTAGTAGAGAACAACGAGTTAAAAGACATAAAACAGAAGTCTTACGAGTCTTTCTTGCAAGCGATAAACAGCGGCTCTATCGAAGCTTGGTTGAGCTCGTTAAGCAATATGTTTGTAGTTAAAAAGAGCAACAAGTATGCTTGCATGTCTAACAAGACAGACGTGTTCAGCCTATCTAATAAGCTCTCTAAAACAAAAAAACATATAGACGATATGAGCGCTCTCTTAATAAAGACGTTCGTGTTGTCGAGATACCCGAAGCACCATCTAGGTTATCTCTTACTAGAAGAGACACTTGCTAAGAACATCATAAGGTCGCAAGACATAGTGATGGAAGCCACTCACGGTGACTCTTTAAAATTAGTGGGAACTGGTCTATTCAGGTTCTTAAAAGAATCCGTCAAAGACTTAAAAGATGAAGACTTCACGACAATTAAGCTAGACGTATACACTATACACATCAGAAAACACATGAACGACGTCTACTCTGGGAGAGTAGAAGAAGGCAATAAGAACATATTTTACTGGAGAAACAAGTCTCTTCCTGAGCTAACAGTAGCTCTCATGAGTGTTTTTGAGTGGTATCTACCAGAAGACGAAGAGATTCTAAAAGAGATAACTAGTAGCAGCGTGGAAGACGAGAAGATAGAGAGCGAGATGAAGAGACTCGTAGATGAGTATCACAAGAACAACATCTCTAACATATACCAAGAGATGGAGAACATACGAAAAGAGATAAGAAACGGCGTAGCTGTCGACCTAAGAGAGATAGAGCAGAGGATGATGAACGTATTTGACTCTCTAAAAGAAGAAGTTGAAAGAGTCAAAGCAGCAAAGCAGTCAGAAGACACACAGACAGCTCAAGAGAGAGCAAAAAATGAAGAGAGCAAGAGAGAGCTACAAGAGGCCATCTCTATGCTAAAAGACCAAGTAAAGGAGCTGAAGGATAAGCTGTCTCAACTTGAAGACCAAGACAACCCAAAGCAAGAGAAAGTTGAGGCTATCTCGTTCGCTAGAGTTAACCCAATAAAGGTCCATGATGAGTCATACATGTATCTACCTAGACCAAAAGTAGAGATATCCCCTTCTGGGAAGATAACGATAGTATTTGACAGCGAGTGGACTGACTTAGAAAAAGAGAACTTCCTACATGACCTAAAAGCTCGCGTTATAAAGCGGAGCAAAATAGATGGTTAACGTGTTTCTTGAGCTACAAAGACTTAAGTCCTTCCTGTTATCTAAAGGACTTCACGAAGAGATAGTCGAGAGCATAGTGAGAGAAGCTCAAGACGAGATATCTCTTGAATTATCTAGGGTTCTCGATAATGCACTAGAACAAGCAGTAGAAGCTGGAGTAGAGAAGAGGTCTATTGAGTTTATAAACGAGATAAGACCAAGGCCTGACGCGTTTATACTAGAAACAGAATCTAATACGACAAACTTCAGTAGGCCTCCTAAACCAATGCTAGACGCTCTACTCTCTAACGCTAAGCCTAAAAAAGACGGCACTGGTGTTTATAAGGTCATACCTGTAGGAGGTGAGCCAAAAACACCTAGGCAGCCGATGTACGCCTCTATATTCGACGCTCAGAAGGCCGAGATAGTTAAGAGAAAAGAGGCAGCAATAGCCGCGTCAAGAGCTAGAGCCCCTAAGGGCTCAGTCGTGTTTAGGACCGCAAGCAGCTCTCAGGACAGGTCTACACAGTGGGTTCTTCCTGCAAAGGAAGCAGACTTTACTGATATTTTGTCAAACATAAACTCTAATCTACAACTAGAGCGTGATAATATAGTAATGTCCATAATTAGAAAATACGAGGATATGTACTAATGCCTTTCGTAATGCCAGAAGTGGTACTTCAAAAAGTCATATCATATGGTATCTCTCAGTTAAGAGAGAACAGAAAAGCATTTTATGATATATTCTGGCAATACAGGCAGGACGAGCTGAGCCAGGACTATGGAAAGAAGTACATAGACAGCATATGGATATGGTTTAATAAAGTCGAGATACCTGTAGTAAAAGCCTGGGCTTTCAATGTAGAGCGAATCCCATGTATAAGTATACACCTATCCTCTGAGGCAGAGGACGAGAGCAAGGCTGCAATAGGAGACCACGCCGGAATATTCGATCCAGAGGAAGAGACTGGAACAGGCGTATTTACTTGCAACGTGGATATAGGAATACACGCGGACAAATCGGGCGACCATGTCTTATGGCTGTACTACATTGTTTCTTACATCCTGTTTAAGCACAAACTCATGGCTCACAGGCTTGGCTTAAAATTACACACTTTTAGCGCCTCTGATTACAACAAAGAGCCAGGGAAGATGCCGGAGAATATCTGGACTAGATGGATAAAATTTAGGTGTACTACTCAGAACTTCTGGGGAGCAGACGAGCTATTTGAGGTCGAAGACATAAACTTTGATCCTAAAGTAGGCCTACCCTCTGCTTGGGATATAGCAGCGTCTGGGGACGTAGATCTACAGTTGGTAGACACTACTATTAACGAGGGCCTCAAGATAGGCAGAGCTGGAATAGATGACCCCGACGACGAGATGAATTTTTAATTCATTTTTTTACTGAGCATTGAGATAAAATATGATATAGAGAGGCTTTTTATGGGTAAAAAGAGTAATATGCAGCAAAAACAAGAAACACAGCAAAAACAGCAGCAGCAACAGCAGCAGCATGAATTAACTTTAGAACAGCTGCAGCCACAAGAGCCTCTTATTGATTTTGACGCCTGGTTTTGTCTTAGACAAGACTCTATTCCAAGTCATCACCATAAAGAGATAATAATGGCTGATTTTAAGGCTAGAGGTTTGTCTATGCTTGAAACCATTTCGTCTTATGACGAGGCGTTAAGGCTCTACGGAATCAAAATATAAACAAAACAACATAGGAGAGAAAGATGGCGATAAATGTAAACTTTAATGGCGCTACGATATATAAGCCAGGTGCTTACTCTAAGACAACCATCGATGTTGGTGGTGGTTTTCCACTTGGAGCTACTGGTTTAGTAGCTATCCTTGGAGAAGCAGATGCTGGAACCCCTGGTGCACAGGAAGTAAATATCGCAGACAACGTTTTTTCACCAGAGCAGTTTGCTCAAATTAAGGCTAAATATAAAAAAGGCCCTATCGTAGACGCCTGTGCTATGCTTTTTGCTCCCGGAGCCGATGGCGCTGTTCCTTCTGGTGCTCAAGCTGTTTATATCTATAAAACAAACAACTCTACTCAAGCGATGCTTGACCCAGTCGCTGCAGGCGGCGGTGTCAATGATTTTGGAAGGCTACGCGCAAGAGAGTGGGGTCTCGGCGGAAACCAAGTATCTTTTAAAGCGACTTTGGTTCCAGAGATCGCAGCAAGAGTCGTATCGTCTCCGATTACTTTTCCCGTCACTATCACAACGGGTGTAGATGACGAGCTTAAAATAATAGAGAACGGTGGAGCAGAGGCTACATACACTATCGCTTCTGGTACATACAACAACTTGACAGCTCTTATCACAGCTATCAATGCTGCGCTACCTTCTTCTTTAACCTGCTTAGCAGGCACTGCTCCTAACACACTTGTTATCACTCAAACAGCAAGCGCTACTCACCACAGAAACGGATGGGGACGCTCTATTCAAGTCACAAATGGCTCTGCAAATGCTGCTCTTGGTTTGACCAACTACTCATTTGCTGTTCCTTCTTCTGAGACAAAAGTTATTTTAAAAGTTAAACACGCAGTAACTACTTTAGAAGAGAGCGACACTGTTGGTGGAGAAGTCGTGATGATGCTTGGCCGCGACAACAGCGGTGGCTGTACTGCTGCTAGCGTAACTATTACTAGCACAGATGTTATACTTACACAGACTGGTGCATCTCCTGCTTCTTACACAATCAGTAAAGCCGCTTACCCATCTATCCAGTCATTATGTGACTACATCTCTACTCTTCCTGGCTGGACAGCTACCCCTGCAAACGCTACTCTAGGAGCTAAGAGCCTAGATATCTTAGACCAAGTATCTAGTGCTGGTGCTTTATATCTCGGTTCGACTGTTCAAAAACCTGCAAGAATTAAACAAGATGCTTTTAAAGTAGCAGAGTTCTTCTCACTCTCTACTCTTGTAGAGCTTATTCCACTTATTACTGCTACTACTGTTAAGAAAGTAGGTCTAGTAGATCAACAAGGTGTTCCAAACGCTATCTACTTGAGCGGCGGAACAAAAGGAGCCACAACTTCTGCAGATATCGTCAACGCTCTAGCTAAGTTTGAAAAAATCAGAGTGAACGCTATAGTTCCTCTCTTCTCAAGAGACGCGTCTGCTGATATCGCGGACCAGCTAACAGAGCCAACATCTTTTTACACTATAGCTGGTATCCATCAAGCTGTTAAGACGCATCTCAGCGTAATGTCTACTACTAAGAGAAAATCAGAAAGACAAGCCTACTTGTCTATTAAAGCTCCATACACAGACTGCAAAGACGTTGCTGCGAATCTAGCATACCACAGGATACAACTCACTATCCAGGACATCAAGCAAGTAGACTCTGAAGGCAATATCAAGTGGTTCCAGCCTTGGGCTCTCTCTTGCTTGTTGGCAGGAGCAAGGTCTGGTTCTCCGATCGGAAACCCCATGACATTTAAATACCTCAATATGTCTGGTGTTCGCCATACTCCTCAGCCTATGAGCACTCCTGAACAAAACATCGTGATCGACTTTGATCCAGATGTACAGTACGATGATGCTATCCAGTCTGGAATCACGTTTGTTGAGGCTCCACAGACCGGTGGATACAGAGTAGTAGTTGATAATACTACTTACGGCAAAGATGGCAATTGGGTGCTCAACAGAGGTCACGTTGTTTACGCAGCAGATGTGCTTGCTTTTGATTTCAGAAATCAACTTGAGAACATCTATGTTGGCCTCAAGAACACAGTCTCTGCCGCAGAGATCAAGACCACTTGTGAATCTATCCTTGCTACATACTTAGCACAAGGCATCACAGTATCTACTCCTGATGCTAAGAACGGATACAAGGATTTAATTGTTCAGATCAACGGGAACACTGTAAATATCTCTGTAACTGTTAAACTAGTCGAAGGAATCGACTTCATCTTAAGCGACATCACACTGCAGCGCAACACTCAAACAGCCTAATACTTAATATAAGGCCGGTAATTCCGGCCTTTTATATACACAGGAGACGGTTATGAGCGATATCAGCAAGAAGCTAGAAGAGCTAAAGAATAAAATAGAAGAGCTCAGTAAGTCATTGAAGACAGAAGATACAAAAGAAGTCAAGAAACTACCTCCTGGACCAAAACCTAAATCTTCTTTTGAACCATCAGAACATCCTAAGAAAATGTCTCAAAAAGAAGCCATGAGAATGGTTAAAGAAGAGTCTTGCGAAGAAGAAAAAGATAGCGAAAAAGAAGAACAAGACTCAAAAGAAGTCATTAAGTTTGAGTCAAACGGTCAATGGAAACTAGAAAAAGCAAAAGACCCACAAATAAACCGCGACTGGACTAAAACAGGTCATAAGTCTGTCTTCGACATGTCTCATGTCAACGAGATAGCTGGTTTAAAAGATCACGCTGAAGCAAAAAAGAGAGCGCACAGTATCGTAGACTCATCTAGCGCTAAAGACGAGACTAAGAAAAAGATCAAAGGCGCTATAGATAGCACTAAGAACGTTAAAGATTTAGCCTCAATGATGAGTAACCATATCCTGTCTCATCAGGGATTAAACGTTCTAGGGTCAAAGAAAAAATAATACATGTCTATGTAAAAATGGACTACGTGATCAAGATAGCACCTAATGGTCAGTGGACTCTAGAGAAGAACTGGAAGCCACAAGACAAAAAGACTGCTATAAAGTGGTCAGATTCTGGCCTTAGAGATCATATCAATAAACTACCAAGAGCACCTGGAAAGCTTAGAAAAAAGATGCTAGCAGATATACAAAGCAACGCTCTAAAACATCGTATTAATCCTAATACTGAAAAAAAAAAGAGTACCTGATGTTTAGAGCTGTACCTGAAAACGGCCACAAGAGCGACTTTCACAGCAAGAACAGGACTTCATGACCCCTTAATCCACACTTTGCTCACTACTGGGCACATCTTAATCAGACGCCTCCCAAAGACGTAGTCGATGAAGAAGAACTAAAAGGGTTCGTACCTCATCAAGTCATGGAGGCATGGATATCTGAAGACCATATTCACTCTTATATACCGAGCATATTAGATCCCGATCACGACAAGCATCAAGAAGAAGAGGTAATAGTAGAGCCTCACGATATAAAATCTCACAAGATATATGCAGGCAAGACTCTGTTATCAAATTTTAAGAAGCTAGGTATTAAATAAAACATCGTGATAGTTTTAAGCAGCTATATGTTTTGTGATTATTTAACCGATTGTGTGGTATACTATTTATGAGTCAAAATCAATTGACTTAAAAAAATGATAGGTATTGGTCAACCGCAAGACCAAAAAAGGAGAATATATGGCATCAAAAAAGCCCTCGTTCATCACAGGTGCGAACGCGAAGATCAAAGTAGGAGGAAAAACTTTCGCCTACGCCTCTGACGTTTCATATCAAGTCGTAGTAGACGTGATTCCCGTTGAGACAATGGGACGATATGAAGCAGTTACCCATGAGCCGGTAAACTACACAGTAGCAGGAGAGCTATCTGTTGTTAGATATACTGGGATCGCTAAAACCAACAACATGCCTGGCACTAACACAGGCGGAAACGGTCTAGGAAAAGTAGACTACACTACTGGAGGAAACGGGGCAGACGAGATCAACCCTGGGAACCTTCTCATGTCTCAGACCTGGGACTTAGCTGTATATCAAAAAGAACAAAACGCAGCTACAGCTGGTGGTGGAACAGCTGCAACAGTTGACTCTGTAGCGTTTATCACTATCAAAGACTGCCGATTCACTAGAAAGTCTTCTGGTCTCAACAAGAGAGGTATCTTAGTGGATAGATTGTCTTTCGTCGGCATCTTAGCTGACGATGAGTCCTTTGACTCTAGCTACTCTGGCGACACAGATTTATCGTAATTTAACAAAAAATCAAGAACTTCATTTGAAGTACCAGAAAAGACGGCTTGCTCTGCAAGTCGTCTTATTCTTTTCATTCGCCTCAAAACATTGCCAGTCATCTCTCCTCCTCTTGAGGCCAGCCTTGAGGCTATAACGCTCTCCTCTTCTTGGATGACCACAAGGAGGATGTTGAATATATCTGAGTTTCTCTTCATAAAAGTAGACACATGCACAGTGGGATCGTACACTGGAACCTTATCATAAGGCGCGTTAAAAGCCATACTCCTGACAAGCTGTTTATCTGTGCTGTCGTAGGGTATATAAAAAAATCTACTTTCTGGTAAGTTATTAGCCACCCAAGTCTTACCAGAGCCAGACACCCCAGCTATAACTATAAGATCCCTCTTGTCTTTTACCTTAGATAAGTTAAGCCTCACCTCGTTCTTAAAACTAACATACTGCTCCTCAGTGTTAGGCTCGGAGCGCCCGTTGCCGTATATCTTGTGGAACTCTTGATGACAGAAAGAGCAAAGGGCCACAAGATTTGACACATCAAATCTTCTTTCTGGAAAGAACTTCCAAGAATACAAGTGATGAGCGTTAAGCTCGACACCTCCTACTCCACAGCAGTCACACTTATACCCGCTAGCCTCAAAAGCCTTTATGTGCAGCCCCATGTCCGCGAACTTGTTTCTTTCTAGCTTACTAGCAGGAGTCTGTATGTCGTCGAACTCCTCTATGTCAAGCCCCCTAAGAGAGCAGCTTATCTTTATCCGCTGATCCATGCTCAGGTTTTTTCCTTTGTTGTGCGGAGCTTTGCCTCTCTTTGCAGAAGAGAGCTTATTTAATACCTCTTCTCTTGTCTCTCTCTTTCCCTTGTTCCAGGGGGCCTTTCCTTTCTTGGCCTCGGACATCTTCTTTCTAGACTCTTCAGTAAACACTCTAGAGCACTTAATGCACAGCGGTTTTTGGGCATTTTGTTTAGATAGGTAGCCTCTTGATGCTCCACAGGAATCACATGTGGCGTAATATTTCTTGATTTTTGTTCCTTTTTTATCTTCTATTATGATAAAGTCGTCTTTGTGGAGCATATATATGTTATACGAAAAGTCGTTAAAAGCGTGATACAATATTAAATCAAGCTAGAGGTAAATAGATGGCAGGTATAAGACCGCACTTCCTCACAGGCGCGAACGCGAAGATCGTAGTAAACGGCAAGACCCTCGCTTTCTGCACAGACCTATCTTACAGCGTCCAAATCATAACTCAGACTCCTAAAATACTAGGCATGTATGAGGGTACGTCCGTAGAGCCACTAGGCTACAGCGTGACTGGAAGTTTCACTATAGTGAGATACGTAAAAGACGTACAGAAGGCTACTGGAAAAGGTACACAGCCTAATGGTCTAGCCACGAACGACGCAGGAAATGGTGTCGGAAACTGGGGATCGGTTTGGGGTAACGGCTTATTTAACGGTATTATTGGACAACTGGGGCTAGGAAATGACGGAAGACCCAATGAGGCTCTTGATCCTAGCAGGTTCGCAGAGGGCACTACTTTTGATATACAGGTTTATCAAAAAGTCCTGTCAAGCCCTAGCAGCGAACAAGGCGTACTAGACATAGCAAACAACGCTCTTAATAATATAGGAAATATATTGTCTGGCGATAAGTTTGGATTTAAAGGATTTAAGACAACAAATACGCAGTACATAGGCGTAGCGAACATAAGAAACTGCAGGATAACTCAGTCAGACTTCCAGATCACGAAGAGAGGCATAGCGACCCAAAGATTTAGCTTCGTAGCTTTATACTTAGACGAAGACAGCTTTGTAGCGGATTTTAGCGGAAAAGGACAGCATTTTTAGGTGATTTATGTCAATAGGCGGATTCAACAACAGGCCAAACTTATCTAACAGAATATCAGACATGATTGGCTCTCAAGCGCCAGGCATATTTTCTACAAGACAGAACGCGAAGTTCATGTCTGGAGCTAGAACCATACTGAAGATCAATCATAAGATAGTTGGTTTTGCTTTCGGTATATCCTGGAGGATAACTACTGAGAACTACCCTATATTTACAGTAGACGATTATCTGCCAGTAGAGTTGGTACCACAAAGGATACACGTAGATGGCAATATATCTATGCTGCACATACCAGGAAGAAGTCCTGGAGCAGAGCTATGGCAGCCAGACGTGTTAAACTTTTTATTTCACAAGTATATAACAATAGAAGTAAGAGACTCTGCTACGGATCAGCTGATATTTTATACAAATAAGGCCGTAATAACTAGTAGAGCAGAAGATATAAGAGTAGACTCTCTTGCTTCTGTTGAGCTAACATGGAAGGCTATAGGTTACAGAGACGAGAGAATGCCGGCACTAGATGAGTCTAAACTAAGTGGATTAGGCAATAAACCTCAGGAGCCTAAAAAGGGTCTTAGTCTTGCAGACATAGCAGATACAGCCGCACGCGCAATAAATAAAGCAAAAACTTTTAAAAAGTAAAAATAATTTCATTAATTTTATGTATAATCTCTATTGTCAGGGAAAGGAGTAGAGATGCTTCCTAGTAAAGTAAGGACTTTTTATTTTAATTATAATGGAGATCTTAGGCAATATGAGGGCACTTTTACCGTCCTTGCTAACCTAAACATTGGTCAGAGACACGCGCTAGCCTTAGAAAAAAACAGACTCCTAGGAAACCTACAGAATCCTACTGACGATCTCGTTGGCTACTCACTCATCTTAGCCGAACTAAGAACAAAAATCATTGACGGTCCTGATTGGTGGAAAGAGAGTCAAGGCGGCTCCCTCTTAGAAGAAGAGGGTGTTCTTGTGGAACTTTTTAAGAGCATTCAAAAAGCTGAGCAAGAATGGAAAGAAGAACTAAAGAGCAAAGCTCAACCTCAGAAGAGCAGCCAAGAGACAGAGAAGAAAGAGTAAGCACAGAACAACAAGAACCCTCTATAGTAGACCTAGTTAGATCTCTTGCTGCAAGAAACGCTCGGCTTCCATTAGATAACGAGGAGGCCATATTATTGTATTTGATGAGCTGGTGGTCTAAGACTTATAATAGACCACTAAAAGATCCTTTACTCCAAGAGTACTCTCTGGAAGAGCTCCTATATGAGTTTTTTGACAGGATAGAGAGGGAGCAAGCCATAAAAGAGCTCATAGAATCTAGAGATAAACAAGAAGAAGAACAGAAAGAGAAAGAAGTCCTTGACTGGATCGAGCAGGAAGAGAAGAAAGAGCTCGAGCGTGAAGCTCAACAAAGCACATCGGATCAATCAGAAGAAAACAACCAGCAAGAAGACAAACAAAACACACTTTCTCCTGAAGATCCTCGCCTAAACCCTGATAATATAAGATGGATGGAGGAGCAGCTAGCTGCAGCTAAGCAGCTATATGGCGATTCTTTTGGCGAAGACTTTGAGTTTTCCAACGAAGACGATGAATTTTAGGCGACAAGAAGATGAGCGATCAAAACAGAGACAACAAAAACATAACGCAGAACAAGTCGCATGAGTCGTCTTTTGACTTATTTGCAGACTACATAGACCAATCTCGTGTTTTAACAGATATAGAGAGAATAGGCGCAAAGATAGGAAGAAGCACTCTAGCAAAGAGTGTTTTAGAAGACCGAATCAAAAAAGAAGGACAAACACTAAACAGGCTACTATCGATAGGTGAGCAGTTTAAAGAGATCTCTGAGAGTGATTTTTATATTCAACAGAAGACCGCTCTACAAGAGAATATCAAAAAGCTTAGACAAAAAATAAGAGCCCAAGAGTCTGCTTCTGTAGAGAGAGCAGAGATAGAGGCCTCCAACCTACTATACAAAGAGTTTAATGAAGGACACATAAGGTCTCAGGCTTACAACGCCTCTCAGAGAGAGAGCGTGCAAAATAGGGCATTATCTATGGCGAATATGCCCTATGAACAGATAGAAAAACAGAGAGAACAGATAATGTCTCAGATTAGGGTCTTAGAACGAGAGGCCCAAAAAGAGATAAAAGGCATGTTCTCTCCTTCTGGCGAAGTGAACCCAGAAAAATCAGCAGCACTAGACGTCGTGCTATCCTCTAGTCAAAACAAGATAGAGACACTTGGAGCACTAGAGGCTCTAAAAAGAATGAAGAAGATAGAGGGCCAAGATCCCTCAAGTAGGTTTGACTCATTGATAAAATCAGTAAACTACGCTAGGGAGATAGTAAAGGAACAAAGCATACATGACCAACTAAAAGGTGGAGCTATCTCCATAAAGAGAGACGGCGAAGAAGTAAAAATAAAAGAATCACAGATACAAGAAGAGTTAGTAAAGCAATCTGAAAAACTGCTTAAGATATTTGAGCAGCTAACCAACGCAGCCGACAAGACAGAAGACGAGTTAAACAGACTTAAAAAGTCCGCAGAAGAGACTTCTCAAAACATAGATATTCTAAAAGATGCGCAGTCAGCATCTGGCGGTGGAAGAGGTTTTAATGTTTTAGGTCTTGCTGCTGGTGCATTGAACGGAATAGCAAATGTAGCAAGTATAGGGCTAAACGCTTATTTTCAAACAGAAGTTAGCCAGAGAATGGCTTATGTTCAAAACGCTATAGGCTTTGCTTCTTTTGCCAACCAGCAGTACGACACTTATAGAAAAGCAGCTGCAGGAGACATAGCGTCTCAAATGCTATTGCCTCAATACGCTACAAGCGACTACGAGAGAGAGCTTGCTAAAGAGACCAATATATATGCAGCAGGGAAAACAGCCGTCTCTGCGACAAGAACAGTAGCGTCTGGCGCGCAAGCTGTTGACGGGTTAATGGGACCAGGACTCATTGGTAAAGTGAAATCTGCAGCAAGCGGCTCGTTAGATTTAGGCGTGACAAACGTAGCGCAGAACGCGGCAGACACTTACGTTAACTACGGTGATTTTGCTAGAGACATAACAAGAAACCAGATAGCTCTACAAGCCAGACAACAGAACATAGACATACACAGACAGGCCAACTACATTCCTGCTGAGCAGATGCAAGTCCTAAGAGACTACTACGTACAGCTGGGCAGCGCTGTTCAAGGCATGGGAGCATCGTTTGGGACAGGCGATTTTATAAACAGAGTATCTACGCCAGAGTTCCTGTCTCAGCTAAATGAATACAGAATAAGTCCAGAGCGCTTTGCTAAGCTCACAGAAATGGGCTTAAGGAACATAGGTTCCACTTTTGATATAGACAAAGATGTAATTTCTCTTAGAAAACTAGAGGCAAGAAAACTAGGAACCGCCGAAGAGAACATGCAGAGAATGGCTATTCTCTCGTCCGCTGGGGCTAACAACCCGCAGTCTAACCTAGAGACGATCATAGCGACTGGTATGGCTAAGGGGCTAAACAACTCTAAAGCCATCTCGATGTTGATCGAGAACACAGCGGGGCTTGCTGCTTTAACATCTGGCTCAAAAATAGGCATAGATACTACTGCTGCAGCTGTAGACTCAATAACTTCTTTAATGAGAGCTGACACTCCTAATAAGGAGCAGTCGCTCAGGACCGCAGTCGAGGACGCAGTCACGTTCAACGAACTACTAAAGAACAATGACTTTGATTTTGGAAACATGGTAGTTCAAGACAGGCTGCAGAGAAACTTAAAAAACATTGGCGTAAACGTATCTGACGTATCTATATCTACTTTATCCATTATGGATAAAGAGACACTTGAGGGGCTGTATCAAAAGAGCAACGAAGATGTTTCCAAGTATTTCTTAGAGCAGCACGGTGTTATCGTTGACTCATCTAAATCACGAAACGTCTTAGATACCTTAAGAAAGTCAATGTTTGAGAAGACAGTGATGGGTAAAGGTATCGTGCTTGCTCCTCATATGCTAAAAGTAGCAGAAGAGGCCATGAGCTTTGACTCATTCAAGGATCTTCCTAAAGAAGTGACCGCGAAGCTGGCAGAGCTAGGCAGTATATTAAGAATACAAGGCGGAGCTGAGACTATATTTAATAGGCTTAAGAACATAGAAGAAATAGGTAGAAAGCAGAACAAAAAACTAGACGCAAAAGAAATAATCGACAAGGCTGTATTAGATACAGATACTCTAGCGACTGGAAGTGAGGCACAAAAATCTGCTGCAGCTAGCGCTGCTGCAGAGAAGATGGGCCCTGATGCTAGCGGAAAGCTAGTGCAGATGCAGAAGTCAGCAGAAGGAGCTGACCAAGTAAAAGCAGAAAAAGAGTTTACAAGCAGCGCTATAGAGTCAATGAAGAGCTTTGGAGATTCTATAAAAGACTTTAAAGAAGCTATAGCTGCTCAAAAACAAGCAGCAAACGACATGTCCAGAGCAGCTTCTACTTTAAATCAGGTAGCTGAGATATTTAAAAAAAGCGATAAAATATTTTTTGTAAACTCAGAAGACAGCAAATTAACACAAAAAGCAGGTCTTGGTAATAGGTAATAAAAAATGAATCTAAAAAAGACTATTAAAAAACCTCACGCCGCGATGGTGGTGTGGAACTACGTAGAGAGAGGCGGACACGTCGGCTTTAAAGACAAGAAAAGCTACGACTTGCTTATAAGCACTTACTCAATAGTATCTATGGCGACCAGTAGGTCTAAGTCTGAGCCATCAGGAAGTTTTAAAGTAGTTCTAGCTCCCAACAAAAACTGGGTTTCGTATATAACACCAGGAAGCTGGTGTGCTATACTTATGTCTCAAGACGAGATAACAAAAGAAGACATCACTAGGGCTAACATTAAGAGTCTTAGGTTCATAGGAAGAATAGAGTCGGTTAGAGTCCAGACATCTGTAGACCAAGACGGTGTTAGAAGGACTATGTATTTTGTTTCTGGTACAGAGTGGTCAGACGTGTTCAACTCTGTTCTTCATATAGACAACTCTATAAGAGAGAAAGGAAACAACAGCGCGTTAAACGAGATCGTACTGATGCTTAGGGCAGCGATATACGGAAACAGCGGCGCGCCTAGGATATTCTCGACAACAGAGAACCTAAGAAATCTCCTAAATATATTAGGAGCAAATCCTGGTGGGTCGTACAGAGACCACGAGAACAATATCAACAGGATAGCTAAGTCGGTCTACAATTTTAACTTACCAGAAAACTTGTCATCTTTCCTAAACACTGGTTTTAGGGATAATAAAAACACAAAAAATAAGCAAGAAAAACCACAATACAAGACAAACGTTTTTACAGAGCTAGTTAAGATAAAGACAGGAAGCCTTGTTAGGAGAAACGGGCTTATATCAGAGTACGACAACGTAGCCGGCTCGCATGGGATAATTGATGTTTTCTCCTTGCAAGGAGTGCACTCTCTTTGGGAGATAATGCTGTCGAACTCAAATCAAGCTATAAATGAGATGTTCACAGAGATAGAGTGGCCAGACGACAGCTCTCCTGTGTTCACTCTATACAACAGGTTTAAGCCTTTTTGCATAGAAGGAATCTTAGATGACAAAAACAAGACCCCTATAACATCGTTCTTTCAGAGACTGCCTGCTTATTACATAGACCCAGTCAACATAATATCTATAAACGCGGGGACAAACTGGAGAGACAAGATTAATTTTATAGAGCTAAAACCACTGCTCCCCTTAGATATTGTTCAAAACTACGTTGGTAGGTACACTCACGCCTACGACGCAAGTGCGTTTGACAGGGAGGGCCTAAGACCTTTGATCTTAGGAGTAACTCAGCTGCCTATAAACATAAATCAGCCTAAGTCAAAAGAGCCAATACTGTGGCACATAGTTCAGTCCTGGGCTAACACGATGAAGCACTGGTACTTTAACACTCACAGGATGCTCAACGGCACCATAGAGATGGTTGGGTCTGACATATATATCCCTGTAGGAGCAAACGTGTATTTTCCTCTTGAGTCTTTGTTTGCGTCTCATAACTTTAACACAGACAGCGCTAAAAATAAATCTGGTAATTTTATATTAGCCCACATAGAGTCGGTATCGCACATGTTCTCTATAGATTCAGACGGTAAGAGACAGTATAGGACAAGTATAAGTTTTGTAAGAGGTATAGTAGTAAACGAGTCATTTATGCCCGTGGGCGATGGAGGAATAGATTATATAAATAGACCTCAGGCGCAAGGAAACAACAAGAAGCAAGTTACAAGCTCTAACTCACCGCAGCAGCTAGACTCAATATACAGCAACCTGCCTAGCACTATATCTAAAACAAACAACATTAAGGATAAATAAGTATGGATCCTTTTAGGATAGTGAAAGACAGTTCTATATGGAAAGATGATCGATACGCTGGTGCTGTGTATCGCAGAGACCCTTTTATAAGGGTTGGCACCATAAAGAGAATATTTTACGACAAGAGAGTCGGCGATTTCAGGTATCAAGTTGAGCTCATAGATAAGCTAGATATAGTAGATGTAAACGCCAGACTAATGACGCGCTTCGGAGGCGTATACAACTACGAAGAGTTCACTCTAAGAGGCTACAAGTCCGACAGAGACATAAGTGAGATAATAGACCTCAGTATAAAACCAGGAGACCTGGTTGTCGTGGTATTCATAAACGGAAACTCATCCGATGCATTGATAATAGGAGCCATAAGACATCGTGCCAGAGAGCACCAGTTAAAAGCAGAGGACGGGCCTCAGTATAAATCAGAGTTCAATGGTATAGAGACTTTTATAAACAAAGATGGAGAATATAGGCTCACTTTTTTAGGTCAGCCTACAAACCTAAGCAAACTAAACGAAAAACCCAGCAAGCAAATAGATAAGCCGCAAAGAGACAAGAACACAACTGGTTCCTATGTGTTGATGGACAAGACCGGAAGTATAGAGATAAACGATATCAGCACAAAAGACGGCGGGAACCAGATGCTCAGGATAGATAAAACCGGTGGGACCATTAAAATAAAGAGTGGCAGTATAGATATAACGCTAACCAAGAAACAAGAGAAAATAGACGTATCTTGTAAGACAGTAGACATAAAAGCAAAAGATCTTTTTACTGTGTCAACTAAGGATACTAACATTAAGTCATCGTCTTCAGTCAAGATAAACTCACCCAAGATAGCTATAGGTAAAAATGGCGTAGAGCTTCTTGATCAGATATTTCAACTAGTAGAGGCTATAGGCATGTTGACGCCCATATCCCCAATGGGTCCATGTACTGCGATGCAGGCGGCTCCTCAGTGGTCTCAAGTAAAGCAAGTACAGCAAAAAATAAAAGAGATAACAGGCTCTCTATAAATAATGACTTATAATTAGTATATGGCCTTTAAGAATATATACATCATAAGCAAAGATAATTGGTACAGGAATGCTCCGTACGGGTTTATAATCCACTCAAATAGTGGAGTGCAGGTGTATTATCTGCCCATATCGCCTCAGAATATTCAAGTATCAACGCCGTTTAACACAAATTTAATTCCTACCATGGGTGGAACAGTAGAGGAGCACACTGAGCTACGCTATTACGATATAGCAATAGAGGGCACAACTGGAATGATGCCCAAATCTTATCCTACGACTGTAGATTTGATGTCAAATGTCACGCCTCAACAAGGTAGGACGTCTTTTTCTGTTCAAGAAAACCTCATAGAAGACAACACAGGCTTATTCTCTAAGACAATATCCGTTATAAATAAGATAGCTTCTTCTTATAGAGAGCTCACTTCTAATAAAGAAGTAGACACTATAGGAACAAATAACTCGCTTACTGGCTACGCAGCCTTCCATAATCTATACACGGCGCTGATGTCTTACAAGAACGCTATACAGTACAAGGGCTTTAAGCCGACAAACAGCGAGGATCATCCAATAATATTCTTCAACATGAAAGACGGCGTCCAGTACGACGTGGTAATTAAGAGCTTCAACATGCGGCGTTCAGCTGAGAACCCCATGCTGTACTTCTACAGCATACAGATGCGAGGTTATAACCTTAGGTCATCAAAAATAGACACAAAAGGTGCTGCGATGTCAGATAAGCTAGCTTCTCTTGGTCTGTCTGGTATATCTAGCAGCACAAAGCTAGGTGAAGTAAAAAACACAGCGAGCAAGATTAAGAGCATCATAGGAGCCGTAGGCGGCGGAATAAAGATTTTCAGTAGATAGATATGATTAACGTTTCTGATGTTTATCAGTATATAGCAGACGTAAACCTGTGGATGAAAGTCAAAAGCGGTGACTCATTCGCTCTATCTGATTTTCCCATAATCATACCTCTTAGATGGACATACATAAAGAACAACTGGGAGTTCATAAAAGTTGAGCTACTCAACCGGTCCGACTTATACTTTGAGCCAGACTTTCTAAAACAACAGATAAAAGATTTTTCTGAATTCGTGGAGTCTCAGAGGGAGTCAAAATTAAACCCTCTTCAAGACACGAACACGTTCTTTAGGTTCATAGGCATATTCGACAACATGTTTGTGCAGGATATAGCGCTAACAAACGAGGAAGAGGATCTAATACAAAGAGAGATAGACAGGATAAACCTGTACACTAAGAATGATTTTGTTTTGGCTCGAAAAAAGATAAGAGAGTACAGGGACAGGCTCGCAGACTACATAGGGTTAAAAGACGACGACTACAACAAGGCATACAACAGGAGCTCTATATCACAGCAGGTGAACGCCACAGTAGTTGACCTAAACTATCTACTGCAGGCGCAGAAGATGATAAAGACAATAGATTTCCTGCTGGCCAACTTATACAGCGTAGATCTAGCTGTTGACCCTTTTGCTATAGCTAGGGCCAACGCCAACAATCCTGAGATAAACATAGGGCAGTACAGCTCTGGTAGGCTTGTTAGGCTAAACTACGGTGAGAGCCTTCAATCTCTAGCAGAGAGGTACCTAGGAGACCCAGACAAGTGGATCGACATTGCTATAGCTAACGGGCTTAAACCTCCGTACATCGACGAGGTAGGACAGAGCATACCGCTACTCTCTAACGGTAACGGCAACTTCATCAACCTTGCTGAGACTGACATAAACGGCAGCCTCAACATAGACAAGCTATACATCAACCAGCCTGTGTTCTTGTCCTCTTCTACTCAAATGCTGCCAGATCAAAGAAGCATAGTGAACATAACTCAAGTCCCTGTCTCAGGCGAGATAATAATAGAGCTAGATGGTCCAGCTAACTTAGACATATACAAGACAGCTGACAACGCGGCAATAAGAGTGTTCGCCCCTAATACTATAAACAGCTCTTTTTACATCCTCATACCCTCTACTGAGGAGATACCAGAGGACAGGAAGAACGAGGTGCCGTGGTTCTTGAGTAAGAGCAGTGAAGATGAGAAAAAAGCCGGCATAGACTTAGCCATAGATCCCCAGGGGGACCTCATATTTACTCCTAACTCAGACGTTAAGCTCAGCTATGGGCTAGAGAACGCTATACAAGCCATGAAGCTAAAGCTCACAGTAGAGCTAAAAAGCCTCCACAAGCACCCAGATTTTGGGTTCCCTAACTTTTTAGGCGAGAAGACTTCTAGCTTCTTACTTGTAAGAGAAAAGATAAGAGAGACGCTAGAGAGACAGATATCAAAAGACCCTAGGTTTGACTATATAGAGACTATGTCTATAGAGCTCATGAGAGACAAGAACAACCCAGAGAAGTCAGTCAACGCTATAAGTATAAGCCTCTCTGTTAAGCTAGCCGGCGGAAACACTGTAATACCTATTAGCTTTTCAGTAAATTATAGGTAAACAACAAGTCTCGCGGTAAAATATAAAAAATAATCAATCTCAAAGAGGCCTCTAATGAGTATAGAGATCAAGAGTTTTAACCAGATACTTGGCGACATGGTGAGAAAGATAGTCGCCGACACGCCACTAAACGATATCAACGATGGATCTGTCTTACTCACTCTTTTAGAAGCCGCTGCTTCTAATGACTTTGAAAACAACACTGCAATACTTAACGTATTAGAGCTTCTAAACATAGACGCGCTTAGAAACAACGACTTAGACGCTAAAGCTGCGGACTACGGTCTCTCAAGAAGACCAGCTGTTAGGGCGTCTGGCAAAGTAACTATATTTAACAAGAATATACAAAAGAGAAGCACTGGCTTTTACGTAGTCAAGCCTGCTCCAATAGCAGGACAGACGACTATATATGTTAACAACACGTCTGGTTGGGCTCCAACGGGATCTATATACATAGGAAGAGGAACAGAGAACTTTGAGGGGCCAATAAACTACACGGCTATCAACGTGTTTCCTACGCACTCAGAGATAGTGCTAGCGTCTGCTCTACAGAAAGACCACCTCATATCTGAGTCCGTGATAGACTCACAAGGTGAGCCAGACAGGATAATCCCAGCTGGCACTGTCGTTAAGATCCCGGCTAACAACTTAACTCCAGAGATCAGGTACTCTCTTATAAGAGACGCAGTGATCCCATCTGGGGAAGATAAAGTAGAGGACGTAGAAGTGATAGCTCTCTCACCTGGTACAGCTGGAAACGCTGGGATTGGAGCTATATCTGAGTTTGACACTGTGCCGTTTCTAGGAGCAGAGGTCACGAACACTACGGCCTTCTCTAACGGAAAAGACGTAGAGACTGACTCAGAGCTAAGAAACAGACTCAAGAGCTACGCATCGACTCTAGCTAGAGGCACAGCTCAGAGCATCATATCTGCAGTCATAGGAGTGTCAGACCAAGAAGACAGCAAGCAAGTAGCCTCAGCTAAGATATCCGAGCCAGTAAAGATAGGTGATCCATCTCTGCTGTACATCGACGACGGCACAGGGTTTCAGCCTTCATATAAGGGACAGTCGGTAGACATACTGGTGAACAACGCAGAGGGAACCGAGGAGTTTCTGCAACTCTCTAACTTTCCACTACCCAGAGCCATGGTTATCAACGCAGCAAGCGGTCCTTTCACGTTCCTAGATGGCTCATTCTTGAGAGTAGCGGTAGATGGAAAAGAAGAGACCATATATTTTGAGAACAAGCATTTTGTAAACATATCTGCTGCTACTTTAGTGGAAGTCGTGTCAGCGATCAACAGTCAATCAGTGAACTTTAAGGCTCTTTTTACTAACAGTAGCAAGAACATAATGTTGTACGCCGCTAAGCACGACGCAGAGACTATTCAAGTACTTCCTCTAAGAGCATCCGACGACGAGGCGTACTACGCTAACAGCCAGCTCAAGTTTCCTACTGATGAGATGAGCTACATTACGCTGTACCAGAACAGCGTAAGACTAAAAGAAAAGCAAAAGAGTGCAGAGCTAACCACCACACCCTACGCTCAGTGGAACATAACTTCTGCGAGCAACTTGATCATATCCGTAGACGACACACCAGAGCAAGATAGGCTTTTTACTCTATCTGACTTCCCTGGTGCGTCTTCTTTCTCTGCTTTGTCTCTAGAGGACTGGGTGGAAGCTTTTAACAGAAAATTCGCTGGAATAATAGCAGAGGCTACGCCTAGCCAGACCATGATAATAAGATCGAACAAGAGCGGACAAGCCTCTAAACTTAAGATAATGGGAGGAACACTACTCAATAAGCTCTTCGCAGATCTCCCTATAGAAGCAGAGGGCCAGACTGCTGATTTTGAGCTCAACAGGCAGACTGGTAACCTAAGAATACTAAAACCTATACTACCAGGAGACTCGATATCTGCTGGTTCAGAGGACACTAAGGGATTCATAATCAGCTCTAGTAGTCTCTCTAACCTGTTTAACCTAGCCATCGACGCGAACGGTAGAGCCGCTGAGATGGTCATAGTAGCTGACTCAAAGTACTGCAATAAAAAGTCAGTGCCTCTAGTACTAGGAACCAACATAACTATATCTAGCCCAGATCCTCAAACCATGAGGATAATGATAGACTCTACTGAGAGCTTTGCGGCTCTAAAACCCGGAGACTATATCTATCTCGTGTACAGAAGCACACCAGGCTGGCTGAGTATTCAAAACACTGGCTTATATAAAATAAAAGCAAAAGGCGCTCACACTAACTTAGGTGTAGACACATACATCGACGTCAGCAACGACAGCACTGTTCCTGAGTCTGGCATCCAAGTACAAGACGTGTTAGACATCAAGGCATTCGAGACAGACGGCTACCCGCAGATATGGCGAGGCTCTTACTTGATAAACCCTCCTGCTGCTTCTTTGATAGACATAATAGACTCACTGCATAAGCACGTATATAACGTAAAAGCAAGCATATTCAAATCTAACTCGATAAAGTTGACATCTACTTCAGAGAAGAACGGCAGCATAGCAATACCAGTATCTATAGCCAACGCGTCTGTACTGTTCCAGGAAACGCAGACAGCACAGTTCGGAAACCTGCCACATGTCGCTACTAAGATATCTAACAAAGACTCAGCGATAAGCTATTTTAAGATAAGCAATCCTATATACGGTCAAAATGTCTTTTTAAGCAGAGTCATCTACTCAGACTTGTACGGTTCTCTTCCGATCAACGTAGTACCTAGTTCTCCTCCTTTTACATCTACATACAGCGAATTATTAACTACGTCGCTGCCGCCTCAATCAGCGGATTACAGTGACTACGTGTTCATGGATAAGGGCAGCAACAAGGGTCAATTTAGGTCAATAAGAGACATAATAAACCCAGTATCTTTCGGTACACAACAGGGGATAGCTAGAACAAACATAGATTATGTCTCAGGAGACGAGATACACCTATCTCGTCCTTTGTCTATATCTTCTGATGATAGCGTAATTTTTGTCGTAGACAATGACCCGGCTACAAAAACCATAGACGTAAAGATGTCTAGGACCGGTATAGTTAACTCTGGCTCTGGGATGACAAGCTTCACTCCCACAACCACTGAGTTCTCTGCTACAGACCTAGACAATGAGCCCGGTATAGACTTCAGCAACTTAGTAGTGTGGAGCAAGACGCAAAACAAGACAGAGTTCGCTGATTACGCAGTATGGATGCGCGCGAGAAACTGGTACGCTACTGGAGGTTTTGCTGGAACAGGTGGAAGAATGATAGTGAGGGCTTCACAGTTTGGCCCAAGCGGTGAAAATCTACGATTCAGCATAGAGTACCCAACTTCTCCTGATCAGTCTCCGATGTACACGTACCTGAACACTCCTTCGTGGAGCAAGCTCTCTTACTTCTTTGGCTCTGGTCCAGCTAGAGCTATAGGACTAAACAACGGAGACACCATATCAGTTATGGGGCCTTATCCAGACGCGAGCACTAACTTTCCAAACGGTGCTCCGTCTACTGGAGAGTACTACGACTACACGTTCTCCGCAGGAAACTTATCTTCTGTGACGATAGGTGACGTGGTATCTATCAACACAGTGTCTGGTGTTTCTTCTGCCAACTCTGGTCAGTTCAAGATATTCAATAAGAGCGGCTTTACTATTAGGGTCAAAAACCCAAATGCCTCTCTAACTTCACCTGGCTCACCAGAGATAGTTACTGTCACTACAATACCTGATATCGTTGGCTCGCCTACGACATTTACTATAACTACAGTACCAGATGTAGGTGGATCTTTGCATCAGACCTACTTCATCATACACGACACAGCTGGATCTGTCGCAGTGTGGTTTGACGTAGACAACGTCGGAGCCGCTTCTCCTACGCACGGAGCTTCTAGAGCTATTAAAGTAGCCACCATAAACACGAACGATACCGCAGCTACTGTCGCCAACAAGATAGCTGTCATGATAAACACAGACAGCGCTTTCTCAGCGACTGTGTTAGGAAACATTATTACTATAACAAACGCTCAAAACGGAGCTCTACCTGCTGCGCTATCTGGTACTAGCGGCTTCGGTGTCGCTACGACAGTAGGAACAAACGACATATCACTGGATCGTAGATATTTCATCATATATGACGACAACGGCTCTGTCGCTGTGTGGTATGACGTCGGAAACGACTCAAGCCCTGAACCGTTCCACGGAGCAGACAGGTCTATAAAAGTATCTGGAGTAATGCCTGGAGACAGTGCAGCAACAATTGCAGCTGCCACAGCTACGGCAATAAACTTAGATCCTAAGTTCACTGCGACTGCTCTAGGAAACGTGATCACCATAACGCACACTACGAACGGGAATCTTCCAAACGCAAACGCTGGAACAAGCGGGTTCTCTGTTGCCAACACTGACGGCTCTAACTCCACAAGTGAGCTTATCACTAACAACTCAGGTATATCTATTTTTCCGATAACTGGAACTACAGTTCAAGACATAATGAACACCGTTAATACTAGCGGCATAATAGAGATCTCACCAGTGTCTCCTGTGACCAGTATTATAGATGTAGCCACAAGAGAGGAAGACTACTCCTACTCTGGCAACTCTACTGCTCTAGCTTACGACCACAACCCGACTATAATACCTTCAAGAGGATACATATCGCTGTTTGACGGAATCAACTGGGTCAAATCTTTTGACAACAGCAACCCCAACTTCACACTAAAGAAGACGATGACATTAAACGGCGTCGCGCCTTGGGTGTACGAGCTTCACACCGCTCCTAACCACGATATACCAGATATAGGCGAAGTGTTTAAGCTTGTTCCTACTACCATAGAGAACGTAAGACACCACCTCACCCAGAAGGCACTGTCGCAGTTACCTATAGTAGCAAATGTCAGCGTATCTAATGACAGAAAAAATATCCAGATAGTCTCTAAAAAACTAGGCTCAGAGGGCGCGATAGAGGTAGTCGGAGGAAACGCTAACTCTGCTAAGATGTACATACTAAATGAATCAGAGGTCGTGTCAGACATTAACGGCAACAAGATGCTCGTCAAGATACAGGCTTTCCCTGACACGTTCAACGCAGGAGACTACGTGTGGGTAAAGAACCCTAAGGGTGTGAGGAGACAGTCAAGACTATCTGCAAGCGATACCGTGGACGTTGTCAATCCCTCCCCTGGGATCATAGAGTACAAACTAAATGCAAAAGCAACAAATATAACAGCTACTACTCAGTTTACTATCACAGACGTATCTAGCGTCTACATGAGGCCAGCCGGTTTCGTCTGGAGATGGACGCACAGCGGATCTGCTTCTTTTGCTCAAGTAAAACCAGGCGATATATTGATGGCATACGGACCCACTCTTTCTTATGCCCAAGGAAACAAGGTAGGACAAAACGGAGCCGGTCAGATAGCTGGCTTTCCGATCATAAACGTAAACGACTCACTTAACTATGTCGACGTTATAAACCCGTTTGGCAAGGCGATGCCCACACCTACAGCGGTAGGCGCAGGGAACACTGTCTCGATACATCCTAGCAACTTGATAAAGTGGACACTGCGACACGCTGCAAGAGTAAAGATACTCTCTATAACTAGGGTATCCAACATCGTCACTGTCACATGTGAAGGGCCTCATAGACTCAACAGTGGCGACAACGTGGACATAAGAGACAGCAACAACATACCAGACGGCGCTTACTTGAACGTGACCACTATATCGCATAGCCAGTTCTCGTTTACGCTAGCTGGCCCTAACTTTACAGAGACAAACGTCGGAGCTACGGTTATAAAGAGCGGATTAGTGCCCACTAGGTACACAGTAGAAAAGATGGGCCACAACAATCTCATAAAGATAAAGAGAGTAGCCGGCGAGTCTCCTATGTTCGTAGACTCCGGTGTGGCCGTAGATGATGTCATAGTAATTAAAGGCGAGACATTTAAAGCCAGCAACAACGGTGTTTTTAGGGTGCTAGGTGTAACTAACGACTACATAATCATAGAGAACAAGACTGGTTCTGAGGAGTTAAACCACATCAGGTTGTTTAACAACAAGGGGCTACAAGCTCAGTGGACAGCGAACAACAACATAATAACTGGAGTCGCTGGAACGTTTAAGAACATAAACGTAGGCGACTGGATCAAGAAACCAGAAGATCCTGATTCTTTTTACAGACAAGTATTATCAATGAGCCCAAGCTCGCCTAGTACTGCCACTCAGATCGTTATAGGTGGAAACTATCAAGGAGCAACCTCTAACTCCATGGGGGCCGCCTACGATCAAGCAAGCGCTTATTATGGTGGAGTCGAGTTAAAAGGCCTAGACGACATATCTGTGTACGAAGGCGACTCCACTATGGACGGCGACACGCTGTACATACAAAACATAGTAGCCACAGGGTGGTTTAGTCAACCTAACATAGGAAGCTTCGTCATATCAGAAGTTGGAGTTGGTGCAGACTATAGGCCGTACTTTAAAGTAAACAACTCTGCTGGCGTAGCCGAGTCTAACAGGTCGCTCTCCGTAGACGTCAACGGTTTTTACGTAGTAGAGAGCAATAAAAATAAGTTTAAGAGTCTGAGAGTCATATCGCACGCGGCTCTAGACGACCTCAACCCAGAGAGAAGGTCTCTGTACTTGTATCCTCACGACAGGCACTACAAGTTCTCTAACGCTTACGAGACGATGATAGAGCACGCTGGAAAGATAGGATACATAAGCGACATCACTAGAGGAACAGACGGCTACATGTACTTTACTGGCCTTCTTAGAAGAGTGCAGAGAATAATAGATGGATACGAGCCTGATGCGCAGAATTTCCCAGGAAGAAGAGCTGTAGGTGGCTTGATAGAGATAATTCCGCCGATAATTAAGAGAGTATCTCTGACAATAAACATCACAACCGACGAGGGCGTAAACTTAGGTGAGATATCTAACAACATAAAATCTGTGATAATAAATTATGTAAACTCTCTCGGTGTTGGTCAAGACGTGGTTCTCTCTGAGATAATAGCTGCTGTCATGCAGATCAAGGGAGTGTACGCGGCTACCTTTACTAAGCCTGACCCATCTACAGAGAAGATAGCTATAGCCAACGACGAGAAAGCCTACATAACACCAGATGACATCGGTCTCTCCTAGGAGCCAGTATGGCAAAGAATTATAACAAGATAGACCAGATGCACAACATGATGCCTAGTGTGTACAACACTAGGCGAAACCCAAACTGGAAGGCTATCATAGAGGCGATAGCAGGTGCTGACCAAGATATAGCAGAATTGATAACAGAAGTAAGAAAACAATTCTTCGTCAAGACGTCGTCTAGACCCTACATAGACAGGCTCGCCGCGAACCACAAGATAGCTAGACCTAGATTAGTGGGAATGGACGATCAGTCTTTTAGAGAGTACATCCCAGTGCTGTCTTATCAGCCAAAGCAGGTTAAGCTCATAATAGATAAGCTGCTTGATGTGTTTTTTTTCAAAGAGTCTACGACAGCATTTGTGACGTCTCAATTGGGAGAGCCTTTTAATATAAAACCTGGCTGGGAGCTCAGCTTTAAGATCGATGAGCAGAACGAGGACTACATAGTATTTAACAGCAGCGACTTCACAAACATATCTGCAGCAAGAGCTAAAGAGGTTGTGGCCTCCATAAACAGACAAGCTAAGCACTTCTACGCTACAGCTTTCTACGACAGCATAACAAAAAACACTTACATAAGGTTGTTCACTAAGACTATAGGCGCAAAGGGCTCTATAAGAATACTAGGGGGAAGAGCAAACGCTGCTTTTAGGTTCAACGGCTTCATAAACAACGCTGGAAACGGGAACAACACGCAGTGGACAGTCACTAAAGTAGGAGACACTACGACTTTCTTTTACACAGGTGGTACGTCTCCTAACTTAGAGAACCTACAAGACGGAGATATAGTCACCATCGACATACCTGGAAACGTAGGGTCTTTTGTTATCAAGAAAGTAGACCTAATAAACCAATCAATTGAGTTCACTAACTTATTCAGCACTCCTGGCGTGTTCACGCAGACGTCATCAGACGACGTGAAGTTCATAAGACCTAAAAAGTACTCGGCGTATCTAAACAACAGAAGAGCAATAACGTGGGAAACAAAGAGCGGAGAGATAACAGTAGAGATGCCTACTTCTCCTCCGGTGGTAAAGAGGAGTCTTAAAGGCTCCATACACCTTAACGGTGTTTTCTCGAACATGACAAACAGGGACTCTAACAACTCTCTTACAGTAGAAGATGCATACATGTTTCCTGAGTCTGGTCAGTTCATACTAGAACCCATGGAAGAGATAGTCTCTAGGTGGCAGACACCTCTAGAGAACACTATTGTCTCAAAGAAGAGAAAAAACAGAACGCACTTCAGCGACGTTAAGTACAGCTACTCCTCTAGAGTGGAGCTACAGACCACAGGCGACATACAAGAAGGCGTAGCGCAGATAACGAACTTAGCATCTGTGACGGGGCTAGCCGTGGGACAGCAAGTAAAGATGGACGGCGTACCCCCTTATGCTCGAGTGGTGTCTATATTCGGTACTACGGCTAATATATCTGTCCCAGCCACCAAAACAGCTATAGGATCGACCGTGAAGTTCATGGGAAACAAGCTTTACGGCATAACCCCAAACCTGCCAGAGCTCGCGTCGTTAAATGAGCACGCTGTAACCTCTATGGTGAGAGCCTCTAATATAGTTACAGTCACGACATCAACTCCTCACCAGTTCAAGGTAGGAGAGACTGTGATAATATATGGGTTCTCTGGCGGTCCAGGCCCATGGGACGGCTCGTACGTCATACTCTCGACTCCTACCAGCAATAGCTTTACTTATTATCAATCAGGGCCAAACGGGTCTGCTACGACTCTAGCTAACTGTAGAGTAGAGAGATCTGGACTCTCTAGCTCTGGATCAAAAGTCATATGTCTAACATCTGTGAGCAACAGCGTCTCTAGGATAACAGGTCCATACATATGGGACAAAGGAGCACCGTTTGTTCTTGCGTCCAATAAAGGCACATCTCAGCAGCTTGTTCAGGCTGGTAAGATAGTGAGACTGCTAGACGTAGGTCAAAACGATCTCCCAGAAGAAGGAGGCTTAATAATATTCAACTACGGTAAGAACAATCAAGAGGGGCCGATAAGATACATGTACAAGCCCACCGCAAACACGATAGCCATAGATCCTAGCTACACTTTCAAAAAAACACACAGTGTGGGCTCTACTATATCCTTGATATCGACTTTAGGCCCTCACAAGATAAGCACGTCTGCTAAAGAATACCCGGCGTACGTCACAGACCCGGCTGAAGCAAGAGTGATCCTACAAGATCTCATAAGATCTGTAAAGAGTGCAGGTATATTTGTTAATTTCTTGATAAGATATCCTGAGCAGTTATATGCAACACTAGATGTGTACAGTTCTGGAGTAGATCCGGGCTAAGTATAGTTTTCATGGTAAAATTATATAAAATACGTTATCATGTGCACCTAAGGGGAAATAGATGGCTGTACTCGGAAGATTACTTATAAGCTCTGGCGAGAGATTAGATTTACCAGATATTCTAAGTATAGATTCATACGCCGCAGGTGACTGGAAGTATTTTTTAAAAGCGATCGTAGGAGACGATAAACCCTATGTGCTGAAGGGTTTCGACGTAATAGATCCACAGAACGCGATAGGTACAGCTGGGTGTGCAATACGCGTAGCAGACTCTGTTGTTTTCTATCCAGGATCTAAAGCCGGACCTTTCTTTCATGGCCTTCAAGAAGGTCATCCTCAGGCTGCGCCACTAGTACCAGAGCTAAGAAAGAACGCCATCAACTACGTGTACTTGACTCTCAGTACTTTTAACACCTCCAACGACACAAGAGCATTCTGGGACCCTGATAAAGACGGAGGCGCCGGCGGAGAGTTCAGTCAAGACGTAAACACAGAGTCAGTACTAAAAGCAGAGATAAACGTATCAACAGGCTCTTTTCCTAAGAACACTATTCCTATAGCTATTATCAAAGTAGGCCCAGCTGTAATTGAGTCTATAGAAGACGCCAGAGACATGATGTTTAGGCTGGGCAGCGGCGGTCTATCTCCAGACCCATTTAATGAGTACAAGTGGAAAGGGCTGCCAACTAACACGTTTAAGAGAACAGAGCCTCCCACTTCTATAGCGGCGCCTAGCTCTCCAAATCCTTTCCAAGGAGCAGACAAGAACATCTACACTCTAAAAGAGTGGATGGATGCTGTGATGACCAAGCTTAAAGAGATAGGCGGGTCGTCTTACTGGTACGAGGACGTATCTACTTACAGCCTGATATCTACTTTTATAGATTCTAGCGCTATAGCTTTTAGGTCTAAGGGAAAATGGGATCATGCTGTACCTGGTGTCATAACTTGGACTGAAGATATACACCTTAAAGTTACCAGCGATCCAAGGACTTACATCATAAGAGCAGGAACAAAGACTCTAGCAGACGAGCAAGTAGCTTACGTTCCGCTAGTGAGAAAAGAGAAGATAAACTCTGCCGACGAACCTGTCCAGTGGACTAACGGTCAGCCATACGTAAACACCGTAGGCGGAATATTAGGAAGATTTGCTAATCTAGCTAAGGGCGATTGGATAAAAAAGATCGACGACGGAAAGCACCTCTTCTTGAGAGTAGAAGAGTTCTACGACGGTTTAAACGCAACAGGTTCACCCACGATACCCGCAAACGCCAAATCTATACTTCTTAGCGGCAACTACGCAGGAACAACAGAGATAAAGAGAGCTCGATACGATAAGGGTGTATACGACGCCGCTGATGTGCTAGTCTCTAACAGGAACAACCCGTCTCTGACCACTATAGGCGGAAACTTCAATTGGCTAGCAATAAGAGCCGACACGATACAAAACGTAAGCAGTATTACTCCTACAGACTTAACAGTAAACATATCGAACCACGACGGCCTAACTGCTAAGGTGACCAGCTCGACTCCGCACGGCCTTGTAGATGGAGACAGAGTCACGATAAGCGGGTCTTCTAACTTCAACGGCACATACGAAGTAGAAGTAGAAAGCACAACTGTATTCTACATAACCAAGCTATCTCCTCCTTTTCCTGATGAATCTGGAGTAAACTGCAGCTACGCGCTAGTGACGACCACAACAAGAAGCACACCTTACGGTCTTCAACTAGAGTCTGCTTCTCATGGTTTTAACAGCAACGATACGATAGAGATATCAGGAACGTCGGCTTATAACGGCGACCATGTTATTAATGTTAGGTCCCCTAGTTCTTTCACTATCGCTGTATCTTATGGGCTATCAAGTGAGAGCACTGGAACCGCGACTCTTAAGAAGATCATTGTAAGAAAACAAGGATCAGTGACTCAGCTTATACAAGGGCAGTCTGCCAACATAGGAGGCACTGACGCTGAGAACATAAAACAATACGTAGGCATGCAGAGCATGTCTGCTATAACTCCAGAATACACTGTATCAAGCACCTACAATACTCTAGACGGAATGGGCGACTTCAACTCTACGCCCGGTGAGAACCTCACTGCCAGAATTGCTAAGCTGACTGCGATGATGGCAGATAAGGCTCAAGACAAGACTATAAAGTTCTGTCCAGCTGATTACTACGGCATAAACAACACAACAAACGGCTCTAACCAAGAAATACAATTTTTATCTACAACTCCTCCAGCTAGACTAGACATAGTAGGACCAGGCGGAGACTCTAATATATTAGTAACCATACTGCTAAATGGTACTCTTACTTTAGGACCAAACCAAGTCGCTTACTTCTTAGTAGACAGGAACGTAACTACTGCAATAACGATATCGAGCTTAAACGCACTAGGTGTTGCTAATATAAAAGACGCTCATGTTCATGAGAACATGTTTATATTCGCTGTACGTCTTGGCACACAAGACGTGTGGCTGTGGGATGGCACTCAGCTGCTTCCTAACATCACCACTATTTCGCCGGTACACATGCAGACCATCATCAACCAGAACAACACAGCCAAGATGGTTCGTGGCGGTGTGTGGAACTGGAACCTGCTTACTAGTACACTATCATGGTCCAACGACGCTTATATCCAGATCCCAGGGCTTCCTGAAAATAGGAACACGATCTTGGCGGGATCCATAGCGCTGGCTAACGATGGAGATGTAGCCTATGTAGATGTGAATAGGTTCAGTGGTGGTCCAGCTACGCTGCTTGTTCAGGTATCTCACATATCTTCGCTGTCTACTGACAACAACAGATTTATTATAGCTAGAAGATTAGGAAATAGCGTTGATGTAGGTACTGGCACCATACTTCTGCAGCACAACGAAACTAAAGCACTCGACTACGAAGATAACGTAGTTAAGATCAATGTTGTAAATATTGTATCTACTGTTCTGCCGTCTGGACCTACTGTTAGTATCGACGGTGTTAACTTAGTGAACGGACAAAAAGTGCTTTTCACAAGGTCGCCGCTTAACGGTGTTTACATGGTAAGCGGTATCGGTGTATCTGCTACATGGACTAAGCTAGATGTATTTGCAGGCAGTGATACACCTTATGAAGGTGCCATGGTTGTAGCTCAGAATGGCTCCTCTAACTTCAGAAACCTTTGGATCTACAGCCAGAACACATGGAAGCAGGTCTCTCACAGCGGATTAAGCAAAGATCCAACCGGATTCGAAAATCGAACCCATAGCTCCATCCTGTTCAACGATACTACTCGCACGCTAACTATTCAGCCTACTGGTTCAGGACGGTTCGACATCTACCAGCAAGGTGTACCGTATCGGTTCATTTCTCCTCAGTCTATCACCATACCTAATACTAGCGGCCTGCACTATATCTACTTCAACAACGGCTTACTGCAATCCACAACCACATTCAGTAGCTCGCTGTTCACAGATTTTGTGCTAGTAGCTACTATCTACTGGGACAGCGGCTTGAATGCGGCTGTTATGATGAACGATGAGCGGCATGGCGCTGTCTTAAGCGGCGAAACACATCTATACCTGCACCAAAATAAGAACGCACTATACAGTAACGGCTTTGATATAAGTGGTTTTACGCTGCATGGTAACGGCAGCACCGACACTCATGTTCAGTTTGGGCTTTCATCTGGCTCGATAGTTGATGAGGATATACGACACAACATCGTTCACAGCGTCTCACCGTCTAACCCGTACGAGCAAAACTTATCACCTACAATCAGTACACAAGTCCTGTATAGGTCAGGTGCAGCTGGAACATGGACACGAAGCAGCACTACGAACATCCCTGTCCTGACAGGGACTAATAGGATGTACTACAATGCTTCTACTCCTACATGGGGACTTACTCAAGCTAGCGCCGATGATATGTTCATTGCTACATGGGTGGTTGCTACCACTAACCAAAACATGCCTATCATGATAGTACTTGGACAGCGTGAGGATGCTACGTTAGATGCTGCACGGTCCAATAATACTTTTGAGTCTTTGGGTCTTCAGGACTTATCTGTTGAAGAGATTAAGCCACTGTATCGACTCATATACAGAACCTCTAGCGCATTCACTAACTCCTCTAAAGCTGCTTTAGTTGAGATCAAGGATTTTAGAAATAATGTAGATATTGTTACAGAAGACAAACCACAGTCGCTCAAGAACAAACTCAGTACTCTAAGTAAATTTGCAGGCACGGCTATAAGTAAAGGACAACCAGTATACCTATCTGTCGGCGCTGGCGGTGGAGATACTGGGCGAACAGTAGATAGATTGTATATTTTAGAGCCCAACAACGAGTTTAGAGAAAAGCTATGGGGTATTGCGATCCACGATACTCCAAATGAGGGCGTGCTAGATTTCGCGTATGCTGGAGTTGTTGATATTCCGGTCTCATTAATCTCTGGCGGTTCTTTCTCTGTTGGTAAAGGTATATACTGGGATGGTACTCAGTACTCGCACAATGATGGTGTTGGGGTGTACATAGGAGATGCTGTAACTAGTACTACTTTAAGCCTTAAAGGATTCTTAGGCAGCATGCTGTCGAACTTTACGACCCAACCAATCGCAAACAACCAAACTATTCCAGCTCCTATCACCAATTTTACATTTAACTCTACAAATCATTCATTCGCTAAAGCAGAATACTTGATCAAGCGTAATAATACAGGCATCGATGATCAGTACTCAACTGAGACACCATTTAACTTAAATGCGGTTGGCCCAGCAAAGCTTAATGATATTGTTACCTCAATTGCTGTTGACTCATCCAACAATGTGTATGTTGGTGGTCGGTTTACTAGCTATGGTGGTGTCTCTGGTAGAGATCGCTTAGTTAAACTTAATGGTACTACTGGTGCAATTGACACAGCTTTTGTAAGTACAGCCGTAGATGGTAGTAAGTTTAATAGTATTGTTTACTCAATTGCTGTTGACTCATCCAACAATGTGTATGTTGGTGGAAGTTTCACTAACTATGGCGGTACTTCTGGTAGAAACTATCTAGTTAAACTTAATGGTACTACTGGTGCAATTGACACAGCTTTTGTAAGTACAGCCGTAGATGGTAGTAAGTTTAATAGTATTGTTTATTCAGTTGCTGTTGACTCATCCAACAATGTGTATGTTGGTGGTTGGTTTACTAGCTATGGTGGTACTTCTGGTAGAAACTATCTAGTTAAACTTAATGGTACTACTGGTGCAATTGACACAGCTTTTGTAAGTACAGCTGTGGATGGTAGTAAGTTTAATAGTATTGTTTACTCAGTTGCTGTTGACTCATCCAACAATGTGTATGTTGGTGGAAGTTTCACTAACTATGGCGGTACTTCTGGTAGAAACTATCTAGTTAAACTTAATGGTACTACTGGTGCA